TCAGCGGGGGTCGCCGCCGACCGTCGCCCCGTCCGGGGCCAGCGGATAGACCGGGCCGCAGTAGTCCGGCTCGATGGCACGGAGATGCCGCAGCAGCCGCTCGAAGCTGCCGAATCGGGCCTTGGCGGCGATCCGGGCCAGGCCCTCGGTCGCCGGACCGTCCGTACCGAGCCGGAAGCCGGGCGCGTAATACTGCTCACCGGTCGAGAACAGAAAGAGCGTGCCGGTCGGGCGGACCAGGATGTCCCGGATCATCAGCCCGGTGGCGAGGATGCGTTCCAGGTTCTCGTAGGAAACCTGCGGGTCGCCGGTTTCACGGGCAAGTTCCTGAGCTTCCGGTTGGTAGTCCTGGACGCCATCCCGAAAAAGCCGCAACATCGGACTGACCATCGTATTCATGCCCCAATCATAGATTACCCTTGCAGAAACACAAGGCCACGGCTTGAATTCCGCCCGATTGTAGTGTAAGGTTCACTGGGGTTGGATCGCCACCGGATTTAAGGAAAGCATGAGAAACCCATGAAACGCTACATCGTCTACTACCGGTCCTGGCCGAAGAAAAGCCGTTTGCACGTTGACCTTGCGGCGCAGCGAGAAGAAGCCGAGCGGTTCGTCAGCTACAACAACGGACGGATCATCGCCACGTACACGGAGAAGGAGGGAAAGCACAACCGGCGAACGGAGTTCCCCAAGGCCGTCGAACATGCGCTCCGGTCTGAGGCTACGTTAGTCGTTTGCCACCTGGGCCGGCTGGCTCGAAACGTCCCGGCAACTCGGCTGCTGTTGGAGAGCCAGGTGGACTTCGTGTGCCTGGACAACCACGACATCAATCGGACGACCATCCATATCATTGCGAACGTGGCTGAGGAAGAAACCCGCAAAGTCAGTGACCGGGCCAAGACCGCGTTGGCCGCGGCGAAGGCGCGGGGCGTGAAACTCGCATCGGCGAACCCGAATCACTGGAAGGGCCGGGAGCACCTGCGGGGGACGAAGCTGGCGATTGCCGCAGCGGCCCGAAAGAAGAAGGAGCGGACGAAAAACACCTATGCCTACTTGATGCCGGAGATCAAGGCCCGGCGGGAACGGGGCGACACCCTGCCGGAGATCGTCGAGTGGCTGAACCAGCAAGGCAAGGTTACGACGGCCGGCAAGCCCTTCACCCAGACGGCCGTGTGGCGGCTGATCGGCCGCTACCTGGGAAAGGAATGGCTCGGCAACATCAGGAAGCGGACCCAGGGCAGCAAGGTGGCGGTGCCGTCGTGAAGGACCTTCTCGATTCAAGGACACGTATGACTACAATGGCCAAGAAACCAAAGCGGAAAGGCGAGACGCGGGCAACGATGGCGGCGAAGTTTCCGCCGCCGGGTGAGTTCCATTGGCGTGCCGGACCATATCGTGCCCCGGCCGTGAGCGTTGGTGCCGTGCTCCATGACGAGTATCGGGGCGACATCAAGGTGCAGGGCTTCACCGATGCTCCAATCGCTTGGCCGGGGGCTGAGTACCAGAAAGGCCGGAGCGAGGCCCCGCTGCTGCCGATCCTCTGCGGCGACCTGGTGCGGGCCGTGTGCGAGGAAGACGAGTTGACCGTCGCCCACTACTGGGGCGTGACCCGGTACATGGTCGAGCAGTGGAAGCGGGCGATCTCCGGGGCTAAGGACTCCGATAGCGTGTTCTCTGGCCTGGCCCTCAAACGGGCCAATCCCGAGTTTCGGAAGAAGTTTGGTTACAAGTGATGCACGCCGACGAATGGACCTGCAAGTCCCTCGGCCGGCGTTGCTGTGCCAGTCGTGAATTGTCATCAACACGCACCCCAGGACCACCGACCACATGACATAAGATGAGTTGACAGCCTGAACTGACGCGAGTGTGTCGAGTCACTGCTTCCTCCGAAACCGCCACCTGAGCTTCGGCTCTTGATTCACAGAAGCAGCGCTTGTGCCTCGCTCCCGAAAGGGAGCGGCGGCCGGCGCTGTTCTGTGAAGCCCCTTGGCGGGGGCCGGAGGAGCAGCACGGTTTGCCGCTCCTCTTTTTGTTGAGGTGGTTCAAGGGTTGTCCTCGATAAACGCGACCAGAACACAGTGATCGGCCACGCGACAATGACAAACGATATGGACGACGACATCGTTCGTGAGGAACTGGCTCGACGGGCGAGGTTCGACGAGCAGTACCGGATGAGGGTGAAGCACGCGGTGCGCGGACTCGGCAGCCACACGCAGCTTCCGCGCAGCGTAGAGATCGAATTGGACCGGCTTGCGGCCGAGGCCGCCCGAGAGGAGATACGCCGCCGCAAGTTCGACAAGATGTATCCGGCGATTTACAGGACTCCGGCCGAAAAGACGGCGGCGTATGCGGTCTTGAACCCGAACAACTGGTGAGCGCGGTCGGGTAGCAGCAGTGTCTTCGCGCCGTCCCATCTGTGGGTACAGGACAGTGAAAGTGCGCGAGGACATCAGCTCCAAAGCAACATCTTCACGCCTGGTCATCACCGGCACCTGCCAGCGAGTTTTGCCAGCCACGGCTGATTCTAAGGGCATCGAGCAGGTGGGCGAAGTGGACAAAGACGCCGGCCTGGTCCTGGGGGAGTTCGAGGGCCGCGGACGCCTAAGAAGGCTGGGAGTACGGCCCGTAGCGGCCGGTTCTCGGGCAAACTGGCCCAATTCTTGTGTTTTGGGATTGGACTTTCGCATCTTCTGGACTATGCTTAAGTTAGACAGCCGCGAATCGACGACTTGGAGACAGCCACCGTGAGCATCAGCATCGAGAAGATCATCAAGATCGTCGCCTACTACCGCGTGAGCACGAAGAAGCAAGGCAAGAGCGGCCTGGGCCTGGAAGCCCAGAAGGAAATGGTCCGCCAACTGGTGCTCGCCCACGGCGCGACCGTGATTGCTGAGTACATCGAGATCGAAACCGGCAAGAAATCGGCGCGGCCGAAGCTGCAAGAGGCGATTCACCATGCCCGGCTGACCAATTCGACGTTGGTGGTCGCCAAGTTGGACCGGCTAGCCCGCAACTGCTACTTCCTGAATTGCCTGCTGCACGCGGAATTGGACTTCGTGTGCTGCGACAACCCGTATGCCGACCGGTTCAACATTCAAGTCCTCGCGGCCGTAGCGGAACACGAGGCCCGCCAGATCGCGGCCCGCACGAAGGCGGCCTTGGCGGCAACGAAGGCCAGGGGCAAGCTGCTCGGTTCGGCGCGGCCCGGTCATTGGGACGGACGCGAGCACCTGCGAGGCGTCAGGAAGGCGCAACCGCTGGGTTCGGCCGCCAATGCCCAGAAGGCAAGGGAGCGGTATCAGCAGGTTCTCGTGCCCGAGATCAAGCGCCGGCGAGAAGAAGGCCAGACGCTCGACAAGATCGTGACCTGGCTCAACGAACAGGGTTTCAAGACACGGCCGACGAAGCGCCGGCCCGAAGGGGGCGTGTTCACGCACATGATGGTCTGGCGGCTAATCGACCGCTATCTCGGCAGGGAGTACCTGGGCAACGTGACGAAACGACAGCCGGCTTGTGCCGCTTGCAGCTAGGGAGACGCATCTGTGAACCGATGGCGGACCCGGCGAAAGACCTTCTCGATGCTGGAGTCACGGAGGAGCAGTTGCATGGAATGTTGCGGGGCAAAATGAATGACCCCTTGGCGAAGGAACTTCACGACGAGTACCGCAACATTCGATGCTGCTGGGTAAGAGCAGCAAGACAATGCCCTGCATTGCTTACGTGACGAAGAACTTTCGCCAGGACACCCTGGCGATCATCGCCAAGGCCAACGCCGTCATTGCCGAGTACCAGCGATAAGGGTTCAAGCTGACCTTGCGGCAGTTGTACTATCAGTTCATCGCCAAAGACTTGCTCCCCGAGTTGTGGATCGACCGGGACTACAACCTCAAGCACGGGCTGCCGGCGGACACGAAGAACACGATGAAGAACTACAAGCACCTGGGCGACATCATCAACGACGGTCGCCTGGCCGGCTTGATCGACTGGCTGGCGATTGAGGATCGCACCCGCAACTTGCAGATGCACGCCTCGTGGGCCAGCCCGCACTCGATCATCCGCGCGTGCGCCGACCAGTACACCGTGGACCTATGGGCCGGGCAGTCCCACCACGTCGAAGTGTGGATCGAGAAAGAGGCATTGATAGGCGTGATCGAGGGCATCTGCACCGAGTTGCGGGTGCCCTACTGCGCCTGCAAGGGTTACACGTCGCAGTCGGAGATGTGGGAAGCCGCCCAACGCCTCAAACGGTACGAGAAAGCGGGGCGGGACACGGTGGTGATTCACCTGGGCGACCATGATCCGTCCGGCCTAGACATGACCCGCGACATCCAAGAGCGGTTGGAGTTGTTTGGCTCCACAGCCAATATCGACCGGATTGCTTTGACGTGGGAACAGATTGAAGAGTATGGGCCGCCGCCAAATCCCGCCAAGACCACGGATGCGCGCTACGAGAAATACCGGGAGCAGTTCGGCGACGACTCGTGGGAGTTGGACGCCTTAGAGCCGCAAGTCATGGCGGACCTGATCCGCGATGCGGTTCAGGCGCGGATCGACCAGGACCATTGGCATGAAGCGCTAGAACGTCAGCAGACCGGCCGCGATCAGTTGAGCGCCGTCAGCCGCCGGTGGCAGACAGTCGTGGAGTTCTTGGGCAGCAATGGGAGCGGCGATGGCGAGCAAGAGTGATTTCGCCTGGCGTGCGTGGGGCATCCGCCGTTCGATCGGCCCTGGTTGTCCGCGGAAGGCGCGCCGGATTTGCCCTCCGCCAGAAGGCCATCGCCTTCGTCGTCATAATCCTCACAATCCAAGTGGTCTCCCTCGGTCTCGCCGTAGTTTCACGTCTTCTGAAGAAAATCTATGACCGCGGCTTGACTTGCGTATCTTCTATGATATGCTTGAATAGAGTTGAACGACAGCACTGATCTTCAGCCCTGAGACACAAGCCATGTTCCTGTGCATCCAGAACCCTGGTGTCGCCCCCGTGGAGGGCTTTACTCTACTCGGCGTCTCGACCACCCGCGACTGTGGCGTGGCCGGCACCATCGGCCAGTTCGGCAGCGGGGCGAAGCACGCCATCAACACCTTGCTCCGCGCGGGACTGAAACTGCTGATCTACTGCGGCAAGACCCGTCTGGAATTTGCCACGCGCGAGGAAACGATCCGCGACGGTCTGGTGACGCAGAGCATCAAGCGCGTGGTCTGCAAACTGGGCGGGACCAGCAGCAAGACGCTCGACATGGGTTGGTGCCTGGACTTCGGGGCGATCGACTGGACCGACCTGTCAATGGCCCTACGGGAGTTCGTTGCCAATGCCATCGACCGGACGGTGCGTGAGAACGGCGACTTCCTGCCGGCGCTGCGGAGCGAAGACCTGCGTGTCGCCATCGTCGAGGACGGGGCGGTGCGGGCGCGGGACGGCTACACGCGCGTGTTCGTCGAGGTGAACCCTGATGTCCAGCGGTTCTACGGCGAACTGCCCCGGCGGTTCCTGCATTTCTCCGGCAACCCGTCGCTGGTGAAGGAGTCGCTCCTGCCGAAGGCCGACCGGAACCTGAGCGGCAAGCGGACGGCGATGGTCTACAAGGAGGGCGTGTTGATCCGCGAGATCGCAGAAGACGAAGAGGCGTCGGTCTACGACTACAACTTCCACGACGGCGAATTGCGGCTCGACGAATCGCGCAATTCGAGTGAGTACGACATCAAGGGGGCTGCGGCCCGGCTGTTCCGCAAGGCCACGGCCCAACAGCTTGTCCCAGTGTTCAAGAGCCTTGTCGCCCAGGAGCAGACCTATGAGGCGACCTTTGACTCCTACTACATGGCCGCGTCCTACTCAGACCCCGAGCCGGCCCAGAAAGAAGCGTGGCAGCAAGCGTGGGAGTTGGCGGCCGGCCCGAACGCGGTCCTGTGTGACGCCAGCCTGGGCCATACGTCCGAGTTCGTCGAGAAGAAGGGCTTTCGGCCGAAGCCGACGAAGGCCGCGTCCTGGATTACGGCTGCCGCCCGCTGTGGCGTCAAGACGGCCGCCTCGGTCCTGGACGGCCACGAGAGCAACGGGAAGCAGATTGTGCCGGCGACGGATGCCGCCATCAAGGCGGTTGATACTGTCTGGTCGTGGTTGCAGCAGATCAACATGACGCAAGGCAAGAAGAAGCCGACTGTGGCTTGCTTCCGGGACATCATGCAGGCTGGCTCCGAAGTAATGGGCTACTGCCGCGAAGGCGTGGTCTGCTTCAAGGAGGATATTGCCACGGCCGTCAACAAGTATCTGCTGCAAACGGCTTTCGAGGAGGTCGCCCACTACGTCACCGGGGCGACGGACATGAGCCGGGATTTTCAGAACTTCTTGATTCAGTGCATCGTAGAGATCGTTGCTTGAATACGGTGGCGGCAGTCCGACCGCAGAGACGGCCTCACATGGGAGGTGACCTGCGGGCGCAAGCCTCGCTTGACGCTGTGTAGATGGGGTGTCACGATGGTAGATTCTGTGCGACCGTTGTTTTCGCTCGGCCAGTGCGTGGCCACCCCCGGAGCCCTGGCGGCCCTGGAAGAGGCTGGTCAATCGCCGGCCGATTTCCTTAACCGCCATGTCCGCGGCGAGTGGGGAGACATTCACCCTGACGACGAAGGGGCGAACGAGCAGGCGCTCAAGGATGGTGCCCGCATATTTAGCGTATACCGTACCTCTAAAGGAGTGAAAGTCTGGGTGATTACCGAGGCTGACCGATCTTCGACCTGCATCTTGCTGCCCGATGAATACTGAGGTAGAATTGGCCATGTCTCCCGCTCAGAGGCTACTCGCCGACATCCGTGCGAAGCAAGCCGAACGGGACTGGCTGCTGCGGCAACTCGACTTGTGGGCTGCCGTGCAGGCCCAGGGGATCGCCGCGGATGCGGTGGATCGCTGGGGATTTGATCCGGCCTTGCTGACGCCAAAGCAGGCGGCTGAGGCTCGGAGGGCAGTCCTGCGCGGGGGACCGGCCCCGTACACCGGCGAGCGGTTGGCAAGCGGCCACTATCTGCCAAAGGTGTACAACTTCGTGCGGCTCAAGGATGGCTCTCGCGTCCGGTTGGACCCGATGTTGGAGGCCGTATGAGACTGTCCCATCGAAGCTGGCGGACGATCGCCTACTATCGAGGCGTCGGCAGCGTCGAGAGCAAGTCGGAGTTGAAGCAGTGCCTCCGGGAGCAAATGACTTCCCGCGAACGCGCGGGTTACTATAGAGGTGTTGCGTGGAGTATCCTGGCGGCCGTGGCTGCCGGGCTGCTTTGCGTTTGGCATGGCCATCCGGCCTTTGGTGTCTTCGTAGCCGTGGTCGTGTATGGAGTGGCGTATCAGCGCGTCGATCCGTTATATCGCGCCCAGCGGCAGTACCTCGCTGACTTGGAGACAGAACTACGACTACAAAACGAAAGAGTCCGACAGGAAAAGGAAAAACGAAGGCCGTAGCCGTCACGGAGGAGCGGAAGTTGATCGAGCGTGAGGACTTTGACTGGGGCGTTCGATTGACGGCGCAACCTTTCCAGGGGACCGCAAGCAGCGCGATGGTGATTCGTTCCGAGATCAGGAACTACAGGGCCGGTCGTGGCTCTGAGATTATTGTCACCTTTCCGGCTGCGTCGATGCAGAACCCCTTGCGATTGCTGGATGCGCAGACTTTCTGCGAGGCCCTGTCGGCGATCATCGCCGACACGCGAGCTGTGCAAACAGAGATGCGGACGGCGGCCGAGACCGCCGGCAAGAAGAAACAACGGCCATAGCCGCGGTCGCGTCCCCGCGCGGAGAGTCCTCCACCGGCCGGCGCGAGCCGGCAGGCAACAGGGCCAAGCGGCAGGCTGGTAGCGGCTTTTCGGCATTTTCGAGGGAATAAGCCGCCCTCGAAGAGTATCTATACTATTACTGGGGCGACGACGACGAAAAATCCGATGAACCTTCTTGGCCCCTGCGGCGTCTATACGTATAAGGGCCGACGGATGCAGTCGGCCGGTTTCCAGGAGCACCAGAACTTGCGAGAAGGGCGATGACTTCGTTTAGGTCAAGTATAGCAAGCGAACCACGATGCACAGGGCGTTACGCCGGTCAACCGGCGAATACCCTGCCCGTGCATCCTTTGCGCTTGTGACGCTTGACCTTACGTCACGATGGGTTTCAAGAAACCCGGTGTCACAAGTGGAAGTGACACCGGGTTTTTTCGTTGGGCTGGTAGCTGAGATGGTGTAGCGGCGGCCTGAAAAGCAGCAGACGAGGGTTCGAGCACCTCCCGGCCCACTACGCTGAGCGTGCGCGCCAACCTGGGTTCCGGCTGCGTGGAAGGTGCGCGCCGACGCGGCTCGTTCGTCTATCGGTTGAGGACATCGGCCCTTCAAGCCGAAAAGGCGGGTTCGACTCCCGCACGGGCTACTGCGATCAGAACGTAGCGAAGCCTGGGTATCGCGCCTGCTCGGGGTGCAGGAGATCGCCGGTTCAAATCCGGCCGTTCTGACTGAGGTGCGGGATGTAGGGTAGCGGCGAGCCCACGTGCTTTGGGAGCACGGAGACGCAGGTTCGAGTCCTGCCATCCCGACTGGATCGACAACGACGTTGGCACGAGGTAGTCGAGGGCTGGTTGCCCGAACGCGGCTGATAACCGCGCGGCGCTGAGTTCGATTCTCAGGACTACCACTTGGCGCGAACAAACACGAGGAGTGAAACGATGTTGACCCGGTTGAAACGCATACGCCCGACCAAGTACAGGGTCGTGGTGTAATGGCAGCACACCGGACTTTTAATCCGGCAGATGTGGGTTCGATCCCCTCCGGCCCTACTCGCTGGCGTGTAGCTCAGCGGTGAGAGCAGACCTCTTATAAGGGTCAGGTCGAGGGTTCGACTCCCTCCGCGCCGACTGGTGGACAAAAGACGGGATCAAGGTGCTAGCGGCAGCACAGCGGACTCTTAATCCGCCAGGTGAGGGTTCAAGTTCCTCTGGTCCCACTGCGAGAAACGCACTGGTCGTCCAGCGGCAAGGACACCGCACCCGTAATGCGGCGACGCGGGTTCGAGTCCCGCCCGGTGCTCTTGATCTTTGACAATCCGGCCCACATGAGATCGCGCCCATGATGTAGCGGCAGCCTGCCGCCTTGCCGAGGCGGAAGCGCGGGTTCAACTCCCGCTGGGCGCTCTTGATTAACAGGACGTAGGAAAGCCCGGTATTCCGCGTGCTTCGGGAGCACGAGAGCGCGGGTTCAAATCCCGCCGTCCTGACTTTGTGATCCGGTGTACCCGAGTTGGTAGCAGGGATCGGCCTGTTAAGGCGACGTGGCGTTTGCCCCACCGCTGGTTCGAGTCCAGCCGCCGGAGCCTTTTGGAGAGAACGGAAGGTCAAGCCAACTGGCGATGGCAGCCACCCCGAAAGCGGCCGAGCGACGAGCCTTGGGGGTTCGACTCCCTCACCTTCCGCCTTCGTGCCCTTGGCCGATCGGCAAAGGCTCCAGCCTTCCAAGCTGGCTAGGCGGGTTCGATTCCCGCAGGGCACTCTCGGGGATCGGCTAGTGGTAGGCCGTCTGGCTTTGAACCAGGAGACGGAGGTTTGACCCCTCCTCCCCGAACTTGCGACGACATGGCGGTGTCTCGATGAGCAACGCAATGCGGAGTCATCTAACGGTAGGATGAGACGCTCTGAACGTCTTCATGTTGGTTCGATTCCAGCCTCCGCAGCTTCAATACGGAAGTCATCCGGCCGGATGAGGGGCCTGTCTTGAAAACAGGTGGCGGCCAGCAGCCGCTTGTGGGTTCGAGTCCCACGGCTTCCGCCTTTTGGGGTCATGGTCCAACAGGACGACGCCACCTCCGCAAGATGGAAATCCGAGTGCGACTCTCGGTGACTCCACTTTGGCGACTCAGCCCCGTGGTCCAACGGCAACGACGCTTGGTCCACACCCAGGAAACGATGGTTCGACTCCATCCGGGGCTACTTGATCGCCCAGGTACGCCAATTGGCAGAGCGGCTTGGCTCGGGCACCGCCGCGTAGCGGTGGTGGCAGGCGGTTTCGGGTTCGACTCCGGCCCTGGGCACGGCCCCGTAGGCAATCTGGCAGACCACCTTGGCTTAGAACCAGGGATGCTGTGGGTTCGAGTCCCGCCTGGGCCACTGGAAATGTTTGTCCTCGTGGAGCAGCCTGGAGTGCTCGCCTGCCTGTCACGCAGGAGATCGCGGGTTCAAATCCCGTCGAGGGCGCTTTCGACCAGTGGCGGCGCGGTACGCAAATCGGCAAAGCGGCCAAGCTCAAACCTTGGTGATTGCGGGTTCGAGTCCCACCTGCGCCACTCACGAACAACATGCGTCGGCTGGGCATCGGCGTGCCCAACTGCCTGTAAAGCAGCCAGCCCGAAAGGCTATGCAGGTTCAACTCCTGCCCGGCGCACTCAACTGGCTCGTTCGTCTATCGGTACAGGACGCCGGCCCGGGCACCATGCGCAGCATGGTCAGCCGGAAAGGCGGGTTCAACTCCCGCACGGGCCACTCAGGCAGCATGACCATGTGGTGGAATTGGCAGACACGCGACGGTCAGAACGTCGTGCCCTTGCGGCATTGGGAGTTCGACTCTCCCCGTGGTCATTGAGGAATTGCAGGCGCGGGTGGTCATTGAGGAATTGCAGGCGCGGCAGGTGCCCAACTGGCTCCGGGCACCGACCGAAGGTTGGTCGGGCCGGTGCGCCCGGTTCGATACCGGGGCCTGCAACTCGGAAACATGCTGCGGGTGGGCCAGTGCTCAGCCCGGCCTCATAAGCCGGGAACGCCGGGTGCGACCCCCGGACCCGCCACGACCGGGTACGCAAACTGGCATAGCGGCGAGGTCGAGAGCCTCGTGCCTGTGGGTTCGACTCCCACTCCGGTCACTGGAATGATCCCCTGGTCCAATGGCAAAGACGCCTGGGTGACAACCAGGAAAGTGCTGGTTCGATGCCAGCGGGGATCACTTGAGGGTCTGTAGGTGTTTCGGTAGCACACCTCCTCGGTAAGGCGGAAGGACCATGCTGCGCATGGTGCCCGGTTCAATTCCCGGACAGACCTTTCGATTCGTGGGCTGGCATGTTCCGTGGAGGCGACTGATCGGGTGCAAGATCGGTGCGATGGGTTCGACTCCGGGCACCGCCGCGAAGCGGTGGTCGGGTCCACTACAACGACAACGGGCTCATGGTCCAAGGGGAAGACACCAGAACGGCATTCTGGAGATCCGGGTTCAATTCCCGGTCGGTCCACTGATGCGTGATTACGGAAGGTAGCCGGATACGGTTGGCCGGGCCGGTTTGCTAAACCGTGCGACGCCGAAAGGTGTCATGTGGGTTCAAATCCCATGCCTTCCGCTTGCCCCGATGGTGAAATGGACATCATGCCTCGTTTCTACCGAGGTGTTCCGCACTTCGAGTCCCGGTCGGGGTGCTGACAACAATCGCATGGTGTCCGTGGTGTAGCGGTCACTGCACGGCTGGCTGTGAACCAGAGGGTGGGAGTTCGACTCTCCCCGGACACCCTTACTGACGGAGATCACAATGGTCACCAAGGTCCTTGAGCAACCGACGCTGGTCCTGAACCGCAACTGGCAGCCGGTCCACGTAGCGACCGTGGAGCGTGCGTTGGTGCTGCTCTGGAACGAGTCGGCCCGCGTGGTGGACCCCGAAGACTTCCAGCTTTACACCTGGGCGGACTGGTCGAAGCTGAAGCCGAAGGATGGCGAGGCGTTCGTCCAGGCAGTTCGGTTCCGGCTGCGGGTGCCGGAGGTCGTGGCATTGACCGGCTACGATCGGCTTCCGCTGGGCGCGGTGACCTTCAGCCGTCGCAACGTGTTCAAGCGGGACCATTACACCTGCCAATACTGCGGCGCGCAGCCGGGCAGTGAGGAGTTGACGATCGACCACGTGCTGCCGCGGTCACAAGGTGGCGTGTCGTGTTGGGAAAACTGCGTGCTGGCTTGCATGGCCTGCAACAAGCGGAAGGCTGACCGGACGCCGGAGCAGGCCCGGATGCGCGTGCGCAAGCAGCCCGTCCGGCCCACGTGGAAGCCGCTGTACGCGGACCACACCATGCGGATCGCAAGCTGGTCCAAGTTCATCAGCGAAGCCTACTGGAACGTGGAGTTGCAGAAGTAGTCGTTACGCCAGAAGCCCCCGGTCCTCGTGGCCGGGGGCAATACACGAGCGTGCTCTTGGGAGAGCAGGCAGACTCCAACCCTGCCGCACGGGGTTCGACTCCTCGCGCTCGTGCTTGCCGACATGGCCGAACAGAAAGGCAGCGGTCCTGTAAACCGCTTGATGCTGGTGCAAGTCCAGTCGTCGGCTCCTTGGTTCATGTCCCGATGGTGTAGCGGATCGCATCGGAGCCTCCGAAGCTCCAGCGACCACCGCTGCGCGGCGGTGCCCGGGTTCGATTCCTGGTCGGGATACTCGACGCAAAAGCCCTGCGAGTGTGCCGGACAGCACGGCAGTCTTCGGAACTGCAAGACGGGGTTCAATTCCTCGGCGGGGCGCTGAGTAACGAAGGTCCTCGGAGTGTGGGGGATTCGCACGCGACCTTGCGAAGGTCGAAGACCAGGCTCGACTCCTGGCGAGGACGCTTGACGCTGGAGCCAGATGGCAAGGCGACCGGCCGCAACCCGGTTCAAGTGGGTTCGATTCCCACCGGCGTCTCTTCATAAGCAATGATACGGCCAGGCCAACGGCGCACGTTGCCCCGTCCTCACATGAGGCGGTTGGCGGCGTTTGTTCCGTCAATGGGTTCTGACCGAAGGTCGTGTCAACCAGGTTAGCTCAGCGGATAGAGCACCAGACCGTGAATCTGGCTGTCGCGGGTTCGACTCCCGTACCAAGACCGCAGGCTGAAACCCTGCTCCAAGCGGCCCGAGGGAGGCGGGCCAATGTGTGATCGGCCACCGGCGAATGAACGACCGGCGGCGTTGAGGAATCCGGGCAGTCCGCCCATCGGGCGACTCCCGGAGGAATCGGCGCAAGCTCGGCACGCCATCGCGGGTGGCAGCACGGCCGAGTGCCATGCAGTGCGTGGATACCGCTTCGTCGGACCTTCGGCAAGTGGCAGCGGATGTCGGGTGACTTCCGCCGGGGCTTGCCCCCGGCGACGACTAGCCCGATGGAAGCTGCCGTGCCGCCCAAGGCTACGTCGATGCTCAAGCGACATTCCGCATTCCTCCGTGTGATCGCCACTGGTTCCGCCGCCCAACGGCTTTGCCTGACATGACCGGAAATGAGACGGAGACTGCCGCAACAAGCGGTAGGAAGGAAGGTGAAGGATGACTGTGCTTGCGCTGAAGATCATCAGGATTCGCAGCTACGAAATGGGTCTGTACTTCCACGACGGCGAGTTCAAGGGCTTGCTCGGCGCTGGTCGCCACTGGTTCTTCGACCCGCTGGGCAAGGTCAAGGTGGAGGTCGTCTCGCAGCGCGCGCCGTGGCTCGCCCACGAGAATCTCGACGTGATCGTCAAGTCGGGTGCGCTGAAGGACCGCGCAGTCGTGCTGGACCTGAAGGACTACGAGCGGGCGCTGGTGTGGGTGGATGGCCGTTTCAGCCACATCCTGCCGCCGGGCCTGTACGCCTACTGGACCACCTTCCGGGAGGTCACCACGGAAGTGATCGACGCCCGCAAGGTCCGCTTCGAGCACAAGGACCTTCAGGTGATTGTCCGCTCGGCGTTGGCCGACCGGCTCCTGGACGCCTTTGCCGTGGAGCAGGGCCACGTGGGCGTGCTGTTCGAGGACGGCCGCTACGTCGAGACCCTGCCGCCGGGCAAGTACGCCTTCTGGAAGAACATGGCCAAGGTCATGCTCGTGCCGGTGGACCTGCGCGAGACCATGCTGGACATCGGCGGCCAGGAGATTATGACCGCCGACAAGGTGACGCTGCGGCTTAACGCGGTGGCCGCCTACCGCGTGGCCGACGCCCACAAGGCCCTGAGCGCGGCCGACGACGCCCGTCAGGCGCTCTACCGCGAGGCGCAGTTGGCGCTGCGGGCCGTGGTTGGCGCTCGCGAACTCGACCAGTTCCTCGCCGACAAGGATGCCGTGGCCAAGGAGTTGGAGGCCATCGTTCGGCAGCGGGTGGCTGCGCTGGGTCTGGAGGTGATCTCGGTGGGAATCCGGGACGTGATCCTGCCGGGTGACATGAAGGACCTGATGAACAAGGTCACGGAGGCCAAGAAGGCGGCCGAGGCCAACCTGATCGTCCGCCGTGAGGAGACGGCGGCCATGCGCAGCCAGGCCAACACCGCCAAGGTGCTGGAAGGCAACCCGACGCTCATGCGGCTCCGGGAACTGGAAGTCCTGGAGAAGGTGGCCACCAGCGGCAAGCTGAACGTCGTGCTGGGCGAAAAGGGCCTGGCCGAGCGGGTCGTGAACCTGCTCTGACGAAACTGAGGCCCGAAGGCCGGGTATCATCTTGGCCTTCGGGCCTTCCTTTTTGGTTAGACGCACAGAGCTTGGTTCAGAAAGCCATGCCGCGCTCATTTCGTGATTTCACGGCTCGGGCCGGGTGTCGATGATGTACTTGCCGGCCGGGATGTAGCCGTCAAGGCAAAGCACGTTGAGGATCAGGGCCACGTCGCGGGTGCGCCGGCCCGCGCGGATGGCGTCGGCCCGCCGCCGGGCGTCTTCGGAAAGCGGTAGGGTCGGGCTGACGGCGTACTCCGGCACCAGCCCAGGGACCGCCCCAGAGGCCAGCAGGAAGTCGAAGCCCTCCATCCGGTAAACCGCCGCGAGATACTCTTCCAGCCGGCGGTAGTGGACCCGGAAGATCGGAAGCCGCACCATTTCTAGTCTCGGCTTGGAGCCGGCGGCCGGGGGCTCGGCGGGTGGCCGGTTGCGGTGGAAGTGGCGCTGCATCTTAGCCCTCGGGGAAGGTGAATTCGTAGCAGTCGGCTGGGACGGCGGCCATCAGGTTGAACAGGTCGTCGCCCAGCCGCACGGCGATCCCCTCGGTGGAGGGGTTGCCCCGCAGGTAGCGGATTGCCTGCTGCACCTCGGGGCGGGCGCAGAGATCATCGTGGACGCCGGGCTGCAACTGTCGCCAGCGGTTTCGGCCGTGTCGGTAGTAGACGATGAATCGCCGCATGATCCTCTATCTGGACAACGCCGAAGAAGGGCGCATCCCGAGTGGCGGCGGCGTTGAAACTTCCAGAATCTCTGAAAAAAACGGCGTTTTGGCAGTCTTTTATAGGGTGAGGAGATGGTGCGCAATGCAACGTGTCACCGACCTGGCCGATCCGCTCCGCTGTAAGGGTGCCCAGCCTGACGGGCAATGCCGGAATCGTGCGGAAGACGGCTCGGACTACTGCCTGGCCTGCGGCGGGGTGAATCGAGCGCCCGCCCGGCGGTTGCGGCAGTACCTTCTAGCGAAGGCTCAGGATCGGGTTCGGCTGGCCGACCTTGCCGAACACGAGGAAGTCAAGTCGCTCCGGGACGAGATAGCGCTGGCTCGTATGCTGATCGAGCGGCGTTTCAACTTGATCCAGAACGACGCCGATCTCATGCAAGCCTGCGCTCCGCTCAACACGCTCTTGTTGACCGTTGAGCGTCTGGTGAAATCAGCACACGCCATCGAAAAGAGTCTGGGCACGTTGCTTGCGCGGAACGCCGTGCTTCGGGTCGGCCAGCAAATCTGTCAGGTCATCGTGGATCGGTTGGAAGGCATCCCGAACTACGAGCAGACCGTCGATGCGATCATCGCCGACATCGTGGCGACGATCTCCAAGGCTGACAATTCCGAAGACGAATCCGCTGAATGAACCTCGTCTGGTGTGCTTGCGGCAGACTCGTGACCTATCCCGGCGAGTTCCGCTGCGAAGACTGCTGGGCCGACGATCAGGCCCGCTATCACCGGCGGAAGGTCGGCAACATCAACACAATGGCGCAGTCGAGCCGGGAGGGTTGCGATGTTCCCATTCACGCGGAGACTCGTACTGCCCGGCGAGGCCGGAATCAAGCCCGGTGACATCATCGGCTTCAGCGGGCGGAGTTGGATCAGCGCGGCCGTCAACATCGCCACCTACGGGATTCCGCTATGGGGAATCAGTCATGTGGGGATCATGGGGAACGCCCCGGACGGCCGCCTGCTGATCTTCGAGAGCACGTCCCTGGACGGCGACATCCCGTGCGAAATCACGGGCAAGGCGATCTGCGGCACGCAGGCCCACGGACTCGACTTCATCCTGCGACACTATTCGGGCAAGGCGTACCACTACCCACTATATCGGCCGCTGTATCCACAGGAGGACGAGCGGTTGACCGAGTTTCTGATGGAAACCATTGGGACGCCCTACGACGCAATGGGGGCGTTCCGGTCGGCCGGCGTGGGGCTGTCGTGGGTCGAATCCCTGTTTCGTGAGCAGGACCTAACCTCGATCTTCTGCTCGGAAATGGTGGCAGCCGCGTATGCGACGGTGGGATTGCTTGCGACGGATAACGTGAGTCGCTGGTCGCCCAATATGCTTGTACGTCGTCTTCGTCGGGCTGAGATTCTGCTGAAACCTCGGAGACTGAAGTAGTGAGGACGATTCCGTTGGCTGGGGGCAAGGAGGTGTTGGTAGACGATTGCGATTACGAGGACCTGATGCGGTGGAAGTGGCAGTTTCACCGTCGCGGCCAAACGGGTTATGCGAAACGCATCAACTACACCGAGAACGGCCGCCAATACGTCTTCATGCACCGCCTTATCGCGGACAGATGCGGATTGGACATCGAAGCGGGCGATGTTGACCACGTTGACGGCAACGGCTTGAACAATCAGCGTGGCAATCTGCGGATAGCATCGCGGTCCCAGAATAACGTGAACTCGAAGCGTCCGAAGAACAATACCTCCGGCTTCAAAGGCGTTTACCCGCGATCCTGGGACGGAAAGCCAGTCGCCCAAATCGGTGTGGACGGCCGCCGTGTATATCTCGGCACTTTCGATGATCCGCGGGATGCCGCACGGGCCTATAACGAGGCCGTGCTCAAACACTTCGGAGAGTTCGCATGTCTCAACCCCGTCTGACACGAGTCTTCTTTGCGCTGGTCTTGCTGGTCGTGGTCGTGGGCTGCGAAGCCACCGAGAACACCAGAAGCCGCGTGGTCAAGAAGGAGCGTCCGGTGGTCAATATCCCGCTGGCGTTGCGGCAGAGCAACTGGCTAGGCAACCGCCGTGAGGGGTCGTGCGTCCACGCCACGATGATTAGCCTGCTCCGCTGGCAAGGCCGCCTGGCGACAGCCAACTACTGGCGTTGGAGGTACGCCAATGGAGAGTGGCCGGACGACTTGGCCGCGAAGTTCGACAAAGAGGGCATCCGTTACGCCTACGTGACCAACGGGGACGTTCGCTTCCTTGAGTGGAGTTGTCGCACGCGGCGCGGCTGCGGTATCACGGTCATGGGTGGGGCGCACATGGTCGCACTTGTGCATCTCGACGACAGGTGGGCTGCCCTCCTCGACAACAACAACGTCGAGAAGTTTATCTGGGTCCCGCGAGAGACGCTGATCGCTGAGTGGAAGGCGAGCTACGGATGGGCGGTGACGCCGCTATACACTCCGGCGGCTCCGCTTCCACTATAGTCCCGAAACACGTTCCAACAAGAGAGGAAACCATGAACAAGCTGCTGCTGTGTGTGCTGTGCTTGCTCGCAGTATTTGCGGCGGTCGTGCCGTGCGTGGCGGATACCGTCAACGGTGTCCTGGCCGAAGAGCGGATCGTCAACCTTCCGCAAGACCAGGGCAAGTGGTACGTCAGCGTGGTCGGCAACGCGACGGACGCTCGCTACCGCAAGATTGTCGGTTGGTTCGACACCTACGCCAGTCTGAGGAAGCTTAAGAACCAGGTCCATTTCTGCCCCGTCACAAACGACACGGCGATCTACAAAGCCCGCTATGCCGGTAACGTGAAGGCCCTGCCGACCGTGCGGATGCAGAAGCCGGACGGCACCGTGATCTACGAGGCTGCCGGGAAGAACATTCCGTTGACGGCGGGCGGACTGAATGGTGCCCTGGCCGGTGCAGTGAACACGGCCTCGGGACTTCGCCCTGTTCTGCCGTGGCGGCGGGAAATGGAGCGCCGGTGCCCCGGTCCCTGTCCGAGCCCGCAGCCGAACCCGCAACCGCAGCCGCAGCCCGATCCCGAACCACAGCCGATTGATGACGGCGGTGCGCCTAATGTTGACGAGCCGGCGGTGGAAAGTGCGGTGCAGTGGGTCTGGCTCCCGGTGCTATGCGTGCTGGGTTTTGTCGGCGGCCTTGCGGGGGCCTACGGCCGGCAGCTTTACGACAAGCTGCATCCGCCGGTGAAGTAAGTCGTCTCGTTTGCGTGCGTGTGTCCTGCGTCTTTGACCTTTCGGCTGAAAGACAGCCATCCTCGAAACAACGGAGAAGAACATGAACCCCATCGTCGTGATCTGGATTCTCGCCGTCGCGTGCGCCATCCTCGTGGGCCGTGAAGTCGGCAAGTGGCTCTTCGGCAAGAACGCCAAGCTGATGCAGAAGAAGCGGGCCGCCCAGGTGCTCGCGGGCGAACTGCGGGCCGCCGGCCTGAAGCTGCTTCCGGCCCTGCTCGAAGACTTCGCCGTGGGCGACATCCAGGACATGGTGGAGAAGATTCACGATGTCGCCAAGCTGGTCGAGTCCGGCAGTGATGCCATCAAGAAGGAACTGGAGGCCACCTACGAGAACGTGCTGAACGCGAAACTGGCGACCCCCGAGGGTCTGGCCTTTATCAAGGCGAAGATCGCCGCGCTCGAAGCCCCGCCGGCTGCGGCCGAGCAACCGGCCTCGGCCAAGGTGTAGGCATCGGCCAACGCCTCGAAACACACCTGCCGCACCGCTCCCTTCGGGTGACGTGCATCAAGGGCAGGCAGACCTGACTTCCGCGCCCGGTTGCGGTCATACGCGACCGGGCCGGTTCTCCGATGGCTCCCGGACCCTCCGCGAGCCACCCGAAAACCGGAGACCCGCGATGAAAGTCAAGACCTTCGTGCCGTGCGTTTTGCTGCCGCTGTCCGTCTTGATTGGACTGCTGGTGCTGCTGGCTGGTTGCGACATGCCGGACCAACCGGGCTTGCCCAACGGCCCTTGCGAGCGCCCCAAGGTGCTGGCGTTCACCGCCTCGTGGTGCGGCCCGTGCCTGCAAGCCAAACCGGTGCTGGTCCAAGTCCAGACCCGAGGGGTGGACGTGCAGATCATCGACATCGACGAGCGGCCGGACCTGGCTCGGCAGTACAACGTCACCAGCGTGCCGACTTTCATCGTCTATGTCTGCGGCAAGAAGCCTGTGCGGACTGACGACGTGTTCGTAGTCGTTTCGTTGACACACTTCGGACACTAATATGGCGCGTCGCCGCTGCCGCAACTGCCCCGACAAGCCGACTGAAGCCGAGACGCTGTGGCAGAAGACGCTGATACGATGCAGCGATGCGTTGGAGGCGATGGCCCGCTGTGCGGCGACTGGCGTGCCCGGCAATCCGTTGCCTCAGATGCGGAAGCTGGCGGCGCGACTGGACGAGATCATCCACACGTGTGAGAACCGACATGCGGCTGCTGATTCCGTGGAATGACGCCTTTTCGCAGTTTCAAGTCATTGTCCGCACACCGGCTTGCGGGCGCACGCTGACGATCGACGACACGCATCGCGAGGTGGACATCCCGATCCCGCCCAGCGTGAGCGAGGATGAGGTCGAAATCGTCGGGCTCGGCTTGGGGCGTGACGGCCAGCCGTTGGGCGGCTCCGGTCCCGTGCTAATCAAGGCGGCCGTCGAGCGTACTGCTCCGGCACCAGAACCCGAACCGGCTGTCAAGCCGGCTGAGACCGTCGCCGAGGCCGCAAGCGAACCATGAGGTTGCGCCGGGCCGAACGCCGAAGCAACCAGCGCGCCGCACTTGCCGCTGACCCACGCGAACCCGACCTGCAACCTCATTGAATCACATGACGCCTTTCCATGAGTCTTGTAGACGTTCTGAAGCAGACCATTACGGAGGGATTGAAAAGCAAGACCCTCACGTCTTGCAGCCGATGGGCCGAGAATCGTCGGGTCATGGGAGCACCCTTCAACGGAGCTTATGGTTTCCGGCGTCACCCGTGGTGCCGTGAGATACACGACAGCAAGGCGGCCTGGACGATTGCGATGAAGGCCGCCCAGTTGGGCGTAACGGAGACGGGAATCAATCGGGCCTTCTACACGCTCGATCAGTTGAAGCGGGACGTGCTGTATGTCCTGCCGACCACGCTGAACGCGAGCGACTTTTCCAAGGCCCGGTTTGCGACCGCCCTGAAGCTCAGCCCGTACCTCAAGGACCTGTTCGTCGATACGAACACCGTGGGGCTGAAATCGACCGGCACGAACGTCCTGTACATTCGTGGGAGCCGTGGCGACAGCAACTTGAAGTCCATCCCGGTGTCCGAGTTGGTCTTGGACGAGCTGGATGAGATGGACACCCATGCGGTGTGGCTCGCGCTGGAGCGGCTGTCGGGCCAGGTGGAGAAGCACATCCTGGCGGTCTCCACGCCAACCGTGCCCAAGTACGGCATCCACAAGCTGTACCTGACCAGCACGCAAGAGCATTTTCACTTCCAATGCCCCCACTGCGGCCGATGGACGGAATTGCTCTGGCCGGATTGCGCGGAGATCATTGGCGAATCGGTCAACGACCCGCGCTGCAAGGAATCGTTCCTGAAGTGTAAGGAGTGCAAGCACAAGCTGGAACACGCGGACAAGCCGCTCTTCCTGGCCGGCGGGCAATGGAAGGCGACGGAAACGAACGTCGCGGCGGAGGAGTCGCGGGGCTTTTACATCAACCAACTGTACTCCTCCACGGTGACGCCGGGCGAATTGGTGATCGCCTACCACCGCGGCCTGGGTGACGAAGCGGCGGCGACGGAGTTTCATTGCAGCAAGCTGGGCGTGCCGTTCATCGGTGTGGGTGCCCAGGTGACGGACGAGATGATCGAGGCGTGCCTGAAGGGGCACACGATCAACGACGCCCGGCCGCAGATCGGCGGCGACCGTCTGATAACGATGGGCGTGGATCAGGGGAAGACAGGTTACATCTCGGTCGTCGATTGGCTGTTTGACCGGCACCCCGGCAGCGACGTGAGCGCGGCGGCGATCGGCAAGCTGCTCTGGTTCGGCAAGTTCGCGGAGGACGATTGGAACTACCTGGGCGAGCTAATGCGGGAGTGGCAGGTGTTGGCGTGCGTCGTGGACGCCGACCCGAACGTCAACGACGCCCGGCGGTTTGCCAAGAAGTTCCACGGCTACGTCTGGCTGACCCGTTACCGGCGCGGGCAGACGGCGAAAGAGGTTTCGATCAGCGAGGAAGAGACGGGCGCGCCATTCGCCACGGTGGACCGCACAAGCTGGTTGAGTTGCACGCTTGGCCGCTTCAAGACGAATCCGCCCCGCATCCTGCTGCCGCGCGACATCAGCCTGGAGTACCGCGAGCACGTCAAGAACCTGGTGCGGACCTACGTGAAGGACGACACCGGCAACATGGTGGCATGTTTCGTCAATACAGGTCCCGATCATTACGCGCATTCATTGTGCTACGCAGACATCGGCCTGACGCTGGCTCCAATTACGACGGGCGGGGAAGACATCGGGAAAGTGACGTGAGGTTAGGCCATGCCTGAGAGTCAGACGATCAGCTTGGTTGACAGCCGCCATCCTGGCTATCTCAGTGGGATGACCGATTGGCGCAAGTGGCGTTTGACCTATGGCGGCGGCGACGAGTTCCGGGAGGTCTACCTGGAGAAGTTCTCCGCACGGGAAGACCAGACGGAGTTCAACGCCCGCAAGGCCATGACGCCGATCCCGAAGTTTGCAGGTGCGGCCGTCAACGACATCCGCAACGCGATCTATCAAAGGATGCGGGACATCACGCGCAAGGGAGGAAGCAAAGCCTACCAATACGCGGTCAATGGCCTAAACCTGGGCGTGGATCGGCGCGGCTCGACCATGAACGCATTCATCGGCGTGAAGGTCTTGACCGAGCTGTTGGTCATGGGCCGGGTCGGCATCTTCGTGGATGCCCCGCCGGTGCCGGCGGGCGTGACCTTGGCGGACGTGGGCGGCGTGGCCCCGTACCTCTACAAGTACGACATCGAAGACATCCTTTCGTGGACCTGCTCGAAGCCGGAAGCCCCGTCCGAGTTCCAGGCGATTCTGCTGCGGGACACGGTGATGCAGTTCGACCAGGGCAGTTTCCTGCCGACCATCGAGGTGCAGCGGTATCGTTACCTTTGGATCGACCCGGCGACGGGCAAAGTCAATCTGCAATTCTACAGCCTGAAGGGCGAGCCGGTCGATCAGTTCGGCGGACCCGCCGGTGCCGTCGCGTTGGAACTGACCCGCATCCCGTTCGTGATGCTGGACATCGGCAGCAGCCTGATTAAGGACGTGTGCCAGCACCAGATCGCACTGCTGAACCTCGGCTCAAGCGACGTGAGCTACGCGCTGCGCAGCAACTTCCCCTTCTACATCGAGCAGAAGGACTTGCGGGCGGTCGGTGCCCACTTGAAGCACGCCGCCACGGCGGACGGTACGGCGACCACGGGCGGCCAAGGTGCCGCTGAGACCGACATCAAGGTCGGCGCGACCCACGGCCGGGCCTACGACAAAGGGATGAATCCCCCCGGCTTCATCAATCCCTCGGCCGAGCCGCTGCGGGCGAGTTTGGAGCTACAAGACCGGTTGAAGAGGGACATCCGCGAGCTGGTCAATCTTGCCGTGTCGAGTCTGGCCGTTCGCGCCTCGGCCGAATCGAAGGCGATGGACAACCAGGGCCTCGAAGCGGGCCTGAGCTACATCGGCCTTCTGCTGGAAAGCGCTGAGCGGCAGCTTTGCGAGCACTGGGCCGCCTACGAAGAGCGGACGCCGGCCAAGCGCGAGATCGCAACGATCAAGTACCCGGATCGGTACTCGCTCAAGACCGACGCCGACCGGATCAAGGAGGCACAGGACTTGAACAAGCTGATGTCAGCCGTTCCGGGCCGCAAGGTGAAGCGGGAGTTGTCGAAGGGGATCGTCCAGGCCCTCCTGGGCGGCAAGGTCAGCGTGGACGATCTGGAGGCGATCAACCAGGAGATCGACAGCGCCCACTACACCAACAGCGACCCGCAGACGGTCATTCAGGCCGTGCAAGCCGGACTGGTCGGCGAAAAGACGGGTTCGATGGCCTTGGGCTTCGATGAGGACGAGTACCTGCAAGCCCGCGCCGACCATCTGGAGCGTGTGAAACGCATTGCCGAGGCCCAGGGCGTGGCGCGCGGAAACAAAGGCGGGAGCGACCCTTCGGCTCGCGGTGTAGCCGACTTGTCGGCGAATCCGAACGCGGGCGAGGAGGAGAAGGCGGTGAGCCGCAATACGGACTTGCAGCCCACGACGGCCCCGCGCGTGCGCGGCCGGGGCACCAAAATCAAAGGGAACCAGACCTGACGGACGGTAGCTATGGCTTTACGTTGGATCGAAGGTTTTGAAACGCTGGGCAGTGTCGGGGCCAACATCACCGCGCTGTTGGTGAGGAAGTACGCATCCCCGCTGGACCTTTCTGCCGGCAGTGCCGTCCTGGCTGCCGGGCGTTTCTTCGGCGCTGCCGGTTCCCTTCGCGTGACATCGCCTGTGCTGTGCTTCTCGACTCCGGCCTTCACGCCGACCGCAACGGTCATCGTGGGTTTCGCGCTAAAGGTTGACAACATCACCTATCCGTATGACATCCTGCGGTTCTACGACGGCGAGTCGGTGTATCACGTCGGACTCCAGATCGTCGGTTCGGGGATCATCCGGTTGAATCGCGCCGGTACGACGCTGCCTGGCGAGAGCCTGCCGAACACGATAGCCGCCGGCCAGTGGTACTATGTCGAGGTCAAGGTGACGATCGGCGACTCGGACGGTGCCTACGAAGTCCGCGTCAACGGCACGACAGTCGCCTCGGCGTCGGGGATTGACACACGCAACAGCGGGAGCGGGTTGATTGATCGCGTGCAGTTCCGGGGTTGGTACGGCAGCACCGCCTCGATCTACGTCACCTTCGACGACGTGTATGTGCTGGACACGACGGGAACCGACAACAACACGTTCCTCGGCAGCCAGATCGTCGAAGCCGTGTTCCCCAATTCCAACGCGCAGAGCAACTGGTCGCCGAGCACCGGAACCAACAATGCCGCGTGCGTGGACGAGAATCCGTCGAACGACGACACGGACTACGTGTACTCGACGACCGTGGGAAACAAGGACCTGTACGGGGTGACCGGTTGCACGCGCATCAACGCCAATATCAAGGGCGTGCAACTCAATGCGGATGCCCGGGTGACCGACACGACGCCGCAGGGTCTACGTCCGCTCGCCAAGTCAGGTGATTTTGAAACGCCCGGCGGCAGCCATACGGTGACCAGTACGGGATACAAGGTCTTCCCGGTCGTGGCCCAATACAATCCGGCGACCGGCGCGCTGTGGACGCCCGCTGAGGTTGCGGCCATGCAGATAGGCATTGAGCATGTATGAGCCTTCGCGCCACTCGTGCCGCGCTGGAAGTCCTCGGCTGTGGCGCTACGACCCGGCTGAATGCCACTCGCGTAGCCGCCGAGGTGTTGGGGCGTGGTTCAACCAATCGTACTCACGTAACGCGGGTCCAATGCGAGGTACTTGGTGAGTACGTCCTTTCGGCGGGCGTAGTCACGACGTTTCGTGCCGAAATGTTGGGGCATGGCACTACCGATGGCGTCCAGACGACCCAGGTTCAGTGCGAAATCCTCGGCGAACAGGTCGTTCCAACGATTCGGGTCACCCGGCTCGATTCGGAGGTGGTGGGCAACGGAGACAACGACGGCCTTCGCACAACCCAAGTCCAGTGTGAAATCCTCGGTGAGCCGACTGTCCCCTCGCTTCGGATCACCGCGCTAGGCTCGGAGGTGTTGGGGTCCGCCGAGGCCCCTAGTGTCCGGGTTACCCAAGTCCAGTGCGAAGTCCTTGGCGAAGAAAGCGTTCCAGGGATTCGGGTCACGGCGGTTGCTGCCGAGATACTGGGTCCCACTGAGACTGCTGCCGTTCGAGCGACTCAGGTCCAGTGCGAGATTCTGGGCGAGCGGTTCGTCCCTACGCTCCATGTTACGGCCCTGGGCGCGGAGGTATTGGGCCGAGGCAACACCAACCGCGTCCAAAGCACGCAGATTCAGGGCGAGGTACTGGGAGAGTTCGGTCCTCCAGCGCTTCGAGTCACGACACTGCTTCTCGAACTCCTGGCGGACGCACCTTACTACGGGCTGGGCATGATCTACTACGGCACGCTGGTCCAAGCTGACTCTTATTTCGCCTCACGCCTCCATGAGAGCGCTTGGTCTAACGCCGATCCGGCCGATCGGCCGAAGGCCCTTTGGGCAGCCACGCAGATCATCGACGCCTTGAGTTACAAGGGCTACAAGCACAGCGTTCATACGCTCTTGCAGGTGAACCCATCCGCCACCCAAGAGCAGATCAGAGCTGCCGAGGCCAGCCAGCCGCTTGAGTTCCCGCGCGGGACCGACATGGAGGTTCCCGAGGCCATCCGCATCGCCGAGTACGAGATCGCCCACGCTCTGCTGGACGGCAAAGACCCCGAACTGGAGTTGGAGAACCTGGCCGTCAGCGCAATGGGCTACGGGGCGGTGAAGACGAGCTACGAGCGGTCGCAACTGCCCATCGAACACATCGTCAATATGGTGCCGAGTTCTGTCGCGTGGCGCTTGCTCAAGCCTTTCTTGCGCGACTCGGACGCCTTGAAGTTGTCACGCTTGAGCTAGGCATTTGACCTGGCTCCCTTTCCTACCGGCGATTGTGCCGGGTCGGACCCCGCCGAAACCGAATAGGCGGACAGTCTGGTATCAGTTCCATTCGGGTTGAGGAATGTCTGCATGTTCCGTTCTCTGTATCTGTCTCGTCCGTGGTGTGCTTGTTTCGAGGGTGATGGAGCGGCGGGTGATGGTGGCGCAGGTGCCGGCGCGGGTGCCGATGCAGGTGCCAGTGATGGCGGCGCGGGCGCTGGCGCAGGTGCCGGCACCGGCGGCGGCCAGCAGAAGACGTTCACTCAGGAAGACGTGAACCGCTTTCTCGCCGAAGACCGCCGGAAGTACCAGGCCCAGCTCAAGGAGCAAGCCGAGAAGCTGGAAAGCGTGCTGAAGAGCAGCCAACTGACTGAGCAGGACCGCAGGGTGTTGCAGGAGAACCTGGCGGCGGTCCAGGGCCAGTTGCGGTCGGCCGAAGCGGCTGCGGCCAAGGAGAAGCAGGCGCTGGAACAGCAGTACCAGGCGAAACTCGTGGAGAGCGAGAAGAAGATCCAGGTTTGGGAGGGTCTGTACCGCGAGTCCACCGTCCAGCGGGCGTTGCAGGACGCCGCGGTCAAGAATGACGCCTTCAGCCCGAGCCAGATCGTCACGCTCCTGAAGCCCATGACGAAACTGGTGGAAGGCGTCGATCCGGTCACGAATCGGCCCAACGGCCAGTACGAAGTCAAAGTCGTGATGCTCGACGTGAATCCCAAGACCGGTCAGCAGGAGGAGATGATCCGCACCCCCGAAGAGGCGGTGGCGCGGATGAAGGAACTGCCCGACCAGTACGGCAACTTGTTCAAGTCGGGCGTGGTGTCGGGCATCGGTTCGAGTTCGGCCACCGGCGGCCTCATGCCGGGTCAAGGCGGCAAGATCGACGTGCGGAAGCTGACTCCGCAGCAGTATCGAGAGATTCGAGCCAAGAACCCTGAATTGCTCGGTCTCGCTCCCAAGCGCCGCTAGAAACCTCTCAGGGGTTCGGTGAAAGGTCGCTCCGGCGGCTGAACGAGTCGCGGTGACTTGCAGCGCCGAGCGGAGAACCCAGCCTTGGAGAACAACAATGAATCGTCTCTACCTCAGCCAGCCGTTCGTGGCTTGTTACGAAAACAACCTGGACGCCTACATCCCGGAGTTGTGGGCACAAGAGGGCCTGGCCATCCTCGAAGAGAACATGGTCATGGCGAACCTCGTCCACCGCGACTTCGAGAACGAGATCGCCAAGTTCGGCGACGTGGTGAACACCCGGAAGCCCGGCGAGTTCAGGATTCGCCGGAAGACGGACGGGACCACGCTCACCCAGCAGGACGCCATCGCCACCAACGTGCCGGTCGCCCTGGACCAGTGGTTCTACTCGTCGTTCGTGATCCGGGACGGGGAAGGCAGCAAGTCCTTCCAGGAGTTGACCGACATCTACCTCCGGCCTGCGATGCTCACCATCGCCCGCGGCGTTGATCGCGCCTTGCTCGGCCGGGTTCACTCCTACTTCGGCACCCCGGCGAGCCGCATCGGTCGGCTCGGTGCCCTCAGCGCCTCGAACGCCAAGGACTGGGTGCTAGAGGCCCGCGAGCGATTGAACGTCAACAAGGCCCCGATGGACGGCCGCCGGCTGGTCATGGCTCCCACGGCGGAGACGGCCATGCTCAAGACCGACATCTTCTTGAAGGCCAACGAGCGCGGCGACGGCGGCTCGGCGCTGGAGAACGCCACCCTGGGCCGCATCCTCGGCTTCGACACGTTCATGTGCCAGAACGTCAACTGCGTTCTGACCGGTGCCGACACCGCCGAGGGCACGGTCACGGAACCGAAACCCGCCGGCTACACGGGCATCCAGGAGTCGGCCATCGCCGACATCGCGGTGGGCGAGTTCGCGGTCGTGGCCGGCAACGACCAGCCGACCTACGTGACGGCCGTGGACGCGGGCGTTTCGTTCACCCTGAACGAAGCGAACAAGTACGCCACGCTGGACAACGCCGTGGTCACGCGCTACAAGGCGTGCGCGGCCAACGCGAGCTACGCCGCCGGGTACAGCAAGGGCGTCGTCCTGAAGAGCTACACCGCCGGCAAGGCTCCGCAGGTCGGCCAGTTGCTCGCCTTCGGCACCGGTTCGGGCCGCAAGACCTACACGGTGATCGAGTCGGAAGACGCCGGCGCGACCTGCACGGTGTACCTGGATCGGCCGCTGGAAGCGGGCGTGAACGCCGATGCGGCGGCCTACCCCGGCCCCTACGGCTCGATGAACCTGGCGTTCCACCGGGACGCGCTGGCGCTGGTCACCCGGCCGCTGGCCCTGCCGGACACCCGCATGGGCGTCATGGCCGCCGTGGTCCCGCACAACGGGATCGGGATGCGCGTCCTGATGCAGTACGACATCAACGCGGGCGGGACCGTCGTGAACTGCGACATCCTGGCTGGCGTGGCCGTGCTGGAAAGCGCCCTCTGCGTCCCCGTGCTCGGCTAATCCTGTCTGTCCCGAGCGAGTTGCGGTCGCCCGTCCGGGCCAGACCCGGACGGGCGGCCACTGTTTACCCTCAACTGCGCCCTTGGGCGGACGGGGTTGCCTCATGGACTTCCTACTCTTGGCGCAGGCGGACACGTTTGCCGATGCCGTCGCGCTGTTGAAGCAGTACGGCCCGCTGGTGCTGGTCGTCGTCTTCTTGCTGTGGCAAGGCTGGGTCCGGGAAGGCCGCATGAGCAAACGCATCTCGAAACTGGAAGACGAACAGCGGCATGTGTTGATGCCGCTGGTGGAGAGGTGTGCGGACGTGATTGCTCAAAACACCTTGATGATGGAGCGATTGGAGAAGGCCCTGGACGAGCGGTTCGACTGCCCGTGGCGACCGACGTGCGATCAACGGAAGCGAGACTGAGGCCATGACGTACCCTGCGAATTACAGCTTGAACCAGCGGATTCGCCAGGTGCTCTATGCGCTGAAGCGGCAGTACGGCGGCACGATCACCGTCTATCAGAACGGGGCGGTGACTACGGACACGAAGACCGGCGAAGTGACACGGACGAAGACGGCGACCCGGATTCAGCGGGCCATTGTTCTGCCCGAGACCGTTAGCCGCGAGGTGAAGCAGTCGATCTCGCTGATCTCTGCCAATAAGCAGATGGTCACGGGCGGCGGCTACGAGGCGGGCAAGCGTCTGTTCATCATCGAGCGCCGCGACTGCCCGAACCTGGTCTTGAAGCAGAGCGATTGGCTCGTCTACCACGGCCGCAAGTACGCCATCGAGAACTTCGAGGAGTACGAGTTCGATGCGGCCTACATCATCCACGGCAAAGAACTGGTGGGCGAGGCGGTCGGCGTGGCGGGGTCGATCCTCGAAGGCTCGGCCATGGACGCCCTGACTCTCAGCACCCAGGCCCAAAGAGGGGTGTAGCCATGCCCGCCAATCCCAACTGGGCACGCTGGGTGTTCGCGTCCGTCGCCACTTACTTGAAGCAAGTGGCCGAAGGCCAGCAGCTTCCCGTCCTGATCGAAGGCTTGGACGAGCGGACCACGGAGTTTATGAGCGCCACGGATCGGTGCGAGGTCCGCATCACGGGACCGTTCACGAAGGAACTCAGCCACAACTACTTCCAGATCGAAGTCGTGGTGAACGTGCTGCTCCTCAGCCGCTACGAAGAGCAGAAGAATCAGTACGCCATCATCCAGAAGACCGGCGTATTCCAGGAGGCAATGGATGCCAGCATCGCCGTCTACAAGTACGGCACCGGGCCGGAGGACGACGAGCACGCCCTAGTCGGCTGCCTCTCGCCGGTCCAAGGCCGACACGAGGCCATCCGGGTCATGCACTTCGGCCAGATCAATCCGACCGACCGGTTGAAGCAGTCAATGGTAGACGCTCGCTACCGGATGGAGATTACCACCAAGTAAGTAAACGAGGAGATACCACACATGGCACGCATCGAGTTGAGAGACTGCGATGTCATTCTCCAGGACGGTCTGAACGGGGCGGCGGCCGTCAACCAGCCCGTCACCCCTCCGGCCGAGAACGACACGCAACTGACCATCGACACCATCGTGTTGAACACCAAAGACAGTGATCTGGTGCCGCTGGGCGCTCGCTTCAAGATCGCAGGCGAGACGACCCCGGTGTACCACACCGTCACGGCGCGGACCCCAAGCGGGAGCAGCCCCACGACCCAGATTACCTTCAGCCCCGCGCTTGGGGCCGGCACGTACACGGACGGCGGCCTGGTGACGTTCTATCCGCAGGAGTTGGAAATCAAGATCGGCGACGGCAACGTCACGTACACCGAACACAACGAGTACAAGTATGAGTTGGACCGGGGCGACCTGGACACCGTGCGGGAAGGCAACCAGGTGCCGATGGACGTGAAGCTGGAGGCCGTCTTCGAGCACATCACCCAGGGCACGAGCGAGCCGGTGAGCCCGGTGGATGCCCTCAAGGGCATTGGCGGCGCAGCCGAGTGGGTCAGTGCGTCCGACGACCTGTGCGAGCCGTACTGCGTCCACATGATTGTCCGCCACACCCCGCCCTGCGGAACGGCCCAGAGGGAGCAAGTCGCCTTCCCTGACTTTCGTTCCGAGAGTCGGGAGGTGAACTACAAGGAGGCGTCGATCTCGGTCAGCGGCAAGTGCAAGCGCACCGAGCCGCAAGTGGATCGGGTGGGCTCCGCCGACCCGTGGCCGGACGTGCAATAAACGGCCAGCGTCGATTCTGAACGACTCCCCGGCTTGCGAGCCGGTTCGACTGGCCTCTTTGTCAACAGACCAGTCCCGCGGTGCCGGCACCGGTGCCGGCACCGCCTTCTTCCCCTTTCTCCGTGAGGGAACAACATGAAGATTGCCGGTATCGACCCGAAAGGGCTCTCCAACGAAGTCGTCCTCGTCCTGCCTCGCGGCGACGAGAACCTCGTGTTCCGTGCCAGGGGGCTGCCCGACATGGACGAATTCAACGCCCTTTGCCCGACGCCGAAGCCGCCGGGCAAGTACACCAAAGAGGGCTGGGTGCCCAACCTCAACGATCCCACCTACCAGCAAGTCCTGGGCATCTGGGCCAAGAAGCGCCTCGGCTACATGGTCGTCAAGTCCCTGGCCCCGTCCGAGATCGAATGGGACAGCGTGAAGGAGAACGACCCGCGGACCTGGCCGAATTGGGAGGACGACCTGAAGAACGGCGGCCTGACCCAAGTGGAGGCCAATCGCGTCCTGGCCCTGGTGCTTGAGGCGAACGCCCTGGACGAGGCCAAGCTGCAAAAGGCCCGCGAGGTTTTTCTTGCTGGTCAGGAACCGATGCCCGATCAATTCTCTGGCCCCCTCACCGAACGGGAGAGTTCGCCATCTGGCGGGCCTGCCAGCGGCTAGGCATCCGGCCGCCGGGCGTCAAGCCGTCGTGGGACGAGTGCGGCGTTGAGACCCAGGCTTTGATCGTCGCCTTCGACCAACTGCGGAGTTACGACGAAGCGGAGCGGGAGGCTCAACTGGCCGGGGCACGGATGCCCCTTGCGGCGTCCCGGCATCGGCCGGAGCAAGGTTCCTGACCATGAAGTTCACCGCCCAGTTCTCCGCACCGCGCATCGACGTGTCGGCCTACCGCAACGCCCTGGACAAGCACATGACCCAGGGAATCGCCCAGGGGCTCATGGCCTGGCTGGAGGCGGTCCTGGCGGAGATTCCGGTGTGGAGCGGGGCATCGCGGGCCACGTTCGTGAAGCTGGCCCAACAGATCGGGTACGGTCTGCCTGTCGCACCGGCGGCCGTTCAGGCAGCACACGGGCTGTTTAGCAGCCGGATCGACCGCACGGGGATGGGGATGGCGGAAAGCGACGGCAAACTGACGGCGGATAAGGAGACCGGCGAGTACACCTTCAGCTACAGCACGACGCTGCCGTGGCTGATCTGGAACGAGTACCACAACGCCAACGTCGATCCCGACCCGACCCTCTTCTATCGCGTGATTAAGGAAGGCCCCTACAACTTCCAGGCCGTAGGCGCCAGGGCCTTCCTCCGATTTGCAGACACCGTGGACCTTCCGCCGGTCAAGCCCCATGTGCGCGCGGTGCGCGCTAGCACGTAGCAAGCGTATCTCATGGCTGACGAGATCATCAATAAACTCGGCTTCGACGTGGAAAGCGCCTTAAGCGCTTTGCAGCGGTTGGACTCTGCGCTGCAAGCCTCCGGCGCGGCGTTCCAGGCGCTGGGCGCGGTCATAGACGCCTGGAACAGCCAGGCGGCCAGTGCCCTGGCCACGATGCGCCAGATGGCCTCGGCCGCCTCGCGGCTCGCCTCGTCGATGTCGAAGATGGGCACAGGGCCGGCAATGCCCGCCGCGCAGACTGCGCCCGCCTCGAAGCTCTGGCTGCCGCCCGATTACTCCCAGGCAACCACCTCGGCCCAGCAGTTTACCGGTGCCATCGGGCGTGCCGGCCAGGCCGCCCAGACCACCGGCCAGCAGGCGGCTCTGGCCGGGCAGCAGGCGGCCAGCGGCGCACAGGCCGCGGCCACGCATACCGCGCGGCTCACCGTGACCTGGGAAACGCTCGCGCGGGTCGTGATGACCCAGTTCATCGTCCGCGCCTTGAGCCAGCTTCGTGACCTGCTCCGGGAGTCCGTGGACGAAGCCCTCAAGTTCTCCAAGAGCATTTCGGAAATCCAGACCATCGCCCCGAAGATCGACAAGAACTTCCAGGGGTTGAGCAAGGAGGTCGCCGACTTCTCGCGGGCGTTCAATTTCCCTCTGCCGGACGTGGCGGAGGCGATTTACCAAACGCTGTCCAACCAGTTCACCACGGTCAAGCAGCGTTCGGACATTATGACGGCCTCCGCCAAGCTGGCGAAGGTCGGCGTGATGGAGTTGAACGAGGCCGTGCTGCTTCTGACCGGCACGCTCAACGGCTACGGCATGTCGTCCAGCCAGGCCGAAGACGTGGCGGCCAAGTTCTTCAAGACGATTGAGTTGGGCCGCACCCGCGGTGCCGACCTGACGCCGGTGATTGGCCGCATCGTCCCAATCGCCAGCGAGTTGGGGGTCAGCCTGGATGAGGTCAACTCGTCGATCATCGCCCTGACGATCGGCTCGCAGCGCGTCCCGGAGGCCGCCACGGGCTTCCGGGCTGCCTTGGCTGCGCTCATCAAGCCCTCCACGGACATGCGGGAAGAGTTGCGAGCCTTGGGCTACGAGACGGGTCAGCAGCTCATTCGTGCAGAGGGCCTCCAGGGGGCCTTTGAGAAGCTGCGCCACAGCCAGAATGAAGATGTGGCAGGGACGGCCACTTTGTTCCGTAACATCCGCGCCTTGAACGCGGAACTCCGCTTGACTGGCTCCGGTGCCCAGCAGGCTGAGCAAGCCCTGGCCGTGATGGGCAAGACTTCGCGGGACACCTTGAACGAGGCGTTCAAGACGTTCACCTCCAGCGACGCCGAGCAGTACACGAAAGAACTGAACAGGATCAAGGTCGCCTTGGCCACGGAGGTCGGCCCGGAACTGGTCAAGTTCCTCAGCGGCTTGCTCAAGGCGGTGGGCGGGGCGGATGGGCTGGTCGCCAGCTTGAAGGGCATCGCCACCGCCTTGACGACGCTGGCCGAACCGCTGGCCGTTGCCGGCGGCGCGCTAATGGCCTTCTCGCTCCGCGCCAAGCTGGCGGCTGCCAACGCCGGCCTGCTGGGCAACGCTTTCAACAACGTGCTGGCCCCGATTGCGATGGTCGTCTGGGGTGCCGACTTCCTGGACCAACGGTTGGCCTCGGTGCTCACCAACGCCAACGAGAACTTCCGCAAGTCCGTCCAAGAGCGGCTGGCGGCGGAAGAGAAGGCGAGCGAGGAGCGGATCGCCGCCAACAAGAAGGTCTATGAAGAGGCCAGCCGCCGTCTGGAGCAGTACATGGCCGTGGTGCGGCAGGCGTACAACGCGCAGGTCGATCTAGCGCGGAAGAGCAACGAAGAGCTAATCACCTCGTCGCGAACCACAATGCAGCAGATGATCTCGACCCGCGAGAAGATCGTCCAGCAGTTCCGTTCGGCCGCCAACGCCGCCAACCAGGCGGCCGTCGATTCCATGAAGCGCCAGGCGGACCTGCAAGGCCGCTATGACGACCTGCTATTGAAGAATCGGTTGCTGGGGTACAAGAACGCCTACTACCTGGAGGAGCAGTATAGCCGGCACGCCCTCTCCCTGGCGCGGGAGGCGGCCGCGCAACTGGCCAGGGCCGAGACCCCGGACCAACAGCAGGCGGCGCAGGCCATCTTCCAGCGGGCGATGGCCCACGCCCAGGAGGCCGAGTCGATTGCCTCCTCGACGAAGAACGAGTGGCTTCTGGACGACGCCCAGCGGGTGTCGCTGTCGATCATTCGACAACAGATCGACGCGGAAAGGCAATTCCAGACGAACAGCGAGAACCGCGCCGCACGGGCGGCCCAGGCGGCGGCCCAGGAGCAGGTCCGCGTGGACCGCATGAAGGTCTTGATGAAGGGCATCCTCGAAGACCTTGACCTCTTCGACAAGAAAGGCCCCATCGACCCGCTCAAGTCGGCCGCCAAGTCGGAAGACTTGAAGAGGAAGATGGACGAGTTCCAGCGCCTCTGGACGGCGGGCACCACCCAGATCGACTTGGGCGAGATGCTCAAGTTTGACACGCTCAGGCGGCGCGTGAATGCGGCCCTGGAGGGCGGCATCTCGGACCTGGAAGTCCAGAAGCTCTTTGCCGCCCCCCAGACGATTGATGCCCTGCGAAGCCAGATCGAAAACGGCTTGGGCGCCGTCTCGGTCGCCCTGAAGCCCTTCGTCAAGCCGGGCGGGACTATCACGCCGGAAATGCTCGCCGGCAAGACCCCCGCCGAGCAGACGGAGATCGTCACCAGGGAGTACCAGAAGCAGGTCGATCTGGCAGCCCGGTTGCAGCGCGAGCAGGACGCGATCTCGCAGTCCACCATTGCCCAAAGGGCGGCTCAAGGTGCCTTGGGGGCCAATCTGGAGGTCTACAGGGCCGCGATGGAAGACTGGCGGACGTTCCTCGCCCAGGCCACGAAGAAAGGCATCAGCACGATCTTCGGCGGCGGGGACATCCAGAAGGACGCGAAGGCCCTGGGCGAGCTGTTCGACCAGTTCAAAAAGCTGTCCCAGGCTCCCAAGGGATTCGGGATGGACCAGTTCCTGGACCTACAGAAGAAGGCCACGGAACTGCTCAAGAGTCCGACCCTGACCCAGTTCGACAAGGATTTCATCACCAGCCAACTGGGCTGGGCGAAGTCCCTGGCGGATGAGGCGGAGCGGATGAAGACGATCCAGCGGACGCCCGAGGGTCAGCGCCGAGACATCCGAGCTGAATTGGAGAAGGCGCGGCAGGAGGCCGACCGGCTGAAGGGGATCATCGACCAACTGAATCCCCAGGCGGCGACCGAGATGGGCGAGGGCGCGCAGCAGGCCCAGGCGGCGCTGAGCGCGATCCCGAGCATGGCGGGCCTGGCCGGCGAGATTCAAGCGGCGGCCTCCGCGATGTGGGACCTGGCGGCGGCCTCCTGGGCGGTCGAGCCGCCGCCCGCGGTGACGGCGGCGCAGGGGAGGAAGGTCTGGAGTTTTCTGGCCTTCGGCGGGCCTCCCCAGGGCACGGACGTGATTCCGGCGATGCTCTCGCCTGGGGAAGTGGTCATCAACGCCGCCTCAGCGCGGCGCTTCGCCTCGGAACTGACCGCCATCAACGCCGGTGTGCGGCCGGCTTACCGGAGCGAAGGAGGCAGCATCACCAACATCGGCGACATCAACGTGACTGTGAACGGCGGCGGATCAAGCCGCCAGACGGCAAGGTCCATCGCCGCCGAGTTGCGAAGGGAACTGCGGCGTGGCACGTCAACCCTGTAACCCCTTTTTTCATCGAGGAACATCCATGAACGACACCATCCATGTCCAGCAAGAGGCGGCTTGCCAGTTGGTTCGCCCCACCGCCAAGGTTTCCGATCAAATTCACGCCCGTGGCCGCTTCCAGGTGGAGCACTGGCGCGGCGGCCAGTTGATCGGCAAGTACGACATCCGCAACGCCATCACGAACGAGGGTAAGAACAAGCTCTTGGACGTGATGTTCCACGGCGTGACGGCCATCGGGACGTGGTACATCCTGTTGGTGGACGGGGCCGGTTCTCCCACGCTGGCGGCCGGCGACACCTACGCCCAGATCAATGGGACCAACGGCTGGGACGAGTTCACCGCCTACAGCGAGGCCACCCGTCAGGAGTGGACCGAGGGCGCGGCGGCCAACCAGTCGATCACCAACTCCAGCCCCGTGGTCTTCAACATCAACGGTTCGGGGAGCGTCTACGGCTTGGGCGTGGTCGGTGGCGGCTCGGCCCCCTCGACGAAAAACGACGCGGCCGGCGGCGGCACCCTCTGGGCGGCTGCCCAGTTCTCCAGCGGCACCGTCTCGGTGCTCAACGGCGACCAGTTGAAGGTGACCTACACCGTCAACGCCTAACCCACCGTACTCCCTCGCCGCGGCCGGGCCGGGAGGCGCTTTCCCGGCCCGGCCATCTCTTCCTTGGGGGCGCGCCATGTTGCTCTGGATCGACGGCTTCGAGGCGTACAACACGCTTAACGCTTCCGCTTACACGCCCATGACGGGCAAGTACGGCATGTCCAGTTGGTCAAGCTATTACTTGCTGCGCGCAGGCCGCTGGAGCGGGCTCGCCGTGGAGTTGTACGACAGTGACATCTACTTCACCACGCCCGGCGTCCTGACCACTGACCCGACGTTGATCGTCGGATTCAATTTCAAGACGGCACAGTTGGCAGATGCCGTCTACTACCTGTCAAATGTTGCCCTCTGGGACCGCACCACCAGGTCCATACACTTTTGTCTCCGGTCCACGGGGGAAATCAGCGTTTACCGGGGCGAAGGGAATCTCCTGGGCACGACTTCCGGGGCCAACATTCAGGCCGGCGTCTGGTGTCATATCGAGCTGAAGGTCTACTGCCACAATACAAACGGCACCGTGACGATTCGCGTCAATGAGCAAGAGAAGCTGAACCTCACCGGCATCAACACCAAGGGTGGAAGCGATGATTACCACTGCAAGGTTCAGTTTCGCGGCATCAATTCATCCTGCGTGCTGCGGTTCGACGATCTCTACATTCTCGATGGCACGGGTGCGGCGAACAACGATTTCATTGGCCGCAAGCAAGTAGTCGCCATCAAGCCGAATGCAGCCGGGGACTTGACCCAGTGGACCCCTTCGGCCGGTAGCAACTACGCCTGCGTCGATGAGGTCCCGCCGAGCAGCAGCGATTATGTCTCCACGGACGTGACCGACAACGCGGACCTGTACAACTACGAGAGCGTCCCCGACCTGACGGGCGGGATTGTGGGGGTGCAGGTCAACACCCAGGTGCTTTCGACGGTGGATGGCGTACCGTGGAACGTCAAGCAGCCCGTCAAGTCCGCCACGCAGAACGACGGAATCGCCACGCTCGTCACGTCAACCAACACCGGCCGGTACATCACCCGGCTCCTTGAAACGAATCCCGACACGGGGAGTCCCTGGACGCTGGACGAACTGAACGCGGCCCAGTTCGGCGTCAAACTGGCGTAGCGAGGTGAAACATGGCATTGCTCTGGATCGAAGGCTTCGAGGGATTCGGTACGACGGTCGGCAGCGCGCCGTCGCCGAGCGGCGTCTACGGGCGTAAATACACGGTTGTGTCCGAGAATGGCTTTCAGGTGGTGACGGGCCGATGGGCAGGCTATGCCCTCAAGTTTGTCCTGGACACCTGTGCGTTCAAAGCGCCTGATCTGACGACCAATGCCACGCTATTTGTTGGACTGGCGTACAAGACGCTGAACGGCCTGAACCACGAGTTTCTGACGTTCTACGACGGGGCCACGCGAGGCGTGAACCTGCGGTGGGTTTCGGGCGGGAACCTCGCGGTCTACCGGGCGGACACGCAACTCGGCGTTACAACGGGCCTCGGTCTTCAGACGAACACTTGGTACTACGTCGAATTCAAGGTGGTGTGCAACGCCACCACGGGCAGCTACGAGGTCCGTGTCGATACCGTCAACGTGCTGAGCGCCACCAGCGTGAACACGAAGGCGGGCTCGAACAACTATCACACGACGTTCCGCATCCAGGACGTGTGGGGCGAGAACCCGACGTTCGACGATCTCTACTGCCTGGACGGCAGCGGCAGCGCGCCGGCGAACACCTTTCTCGGCGTCAAGCACGTTGTCACGATCTTCCCGAACGGGGCCGGCGATGCGGCGCAGTGGACACCCTCGGCGGGCAACAATTGGGATTGCGTCGAAGAGCCAGTCATGGACGACAACGGCACCTACGTCGCTACAGCCGGTTCCGGGAACCTGGACCTGTATGCCTACGAGGACATTCCGGCCACGGCTATGGAGAACGACGTGATCGGCGTCCAAATCAACTCGGAAACGCGGCGGACGCAGGCGACCACGTTTAACCTGCTTCAGCCGTGCAAGCTGTCCGGGGTCCAAAGCGACGGCAGCGCGGTGGCGGTGGACAATGACGGCTTTCTGACGAAGACCCGCGTCATGGAGAAAGACCCGAGCAACAACGCCTGGACGCTGGACAACATCGGTTTGGCTCAATTCGGCGTGCTTTTGGGCTAACGGGGTGCAGCATGGCGCTTCTCTGGATGGACGGCTTTGAGGGAGGCGGATCGTCCGGCTACTTGAACGCCTACGTGGCGCGGCGGTACGACTGGACCGGCGCTGACGTTGTTAACAACAGCTACCCTTGGGCGGCTGGCCAGTGTGGCGGCAGCGCCGTCAATATGTACGCCACTTACAACTTCTGTGGGACGCCCCCGTTGACGACCGACCGCACGTTGATCGTCGGCTTCGCGTTCAGGCCCAACAGCGCTTCCACCAACTGGCTGGTCCGCATGTGCTCCGACAACACGGTCGGCGTCAGCCTGGAGTATTACGTATCAGGTTCGACCCGCGAGTTACGTGTGTACCGCGGTGGGACACTCCTTGGCACGACGAGCACGGGAAACGCCTTTCAGATCAATCGCTGGCATTGGATCGAACTGAAGGTGTACTGTGACGACACGGCCGGGACGATCGAGGTTCGCTACGGCGGCAGAACCATCTACACGTTCACCGGCGACACCCAGGCGGATGCGTCGATCAATTACCACAACACCCTGTACTTCACTCGCGGCTCCACGATCGACAACTTCTATGTGTGTGACTCCACCGGGTCCCGAAACAACGATTTCCTAGGCCCGGTGAAGATTACCACGATCACGCCGAATGCGGCAGGAGACGCGGCCCACTGGGATGCCAGCGGTGGCGGGGAGCACCACACGTATGTCGATGACTTCCCGCTCGCCAACGACGACAGCGACTACGTGGAGAGCGCTGTGGCTGACCGGAAGGAGTTGTGGCACTACACGGACGCAACGGACATCGGCGACACCATCCATGCCGTTCAAGTGGTCACGCTGGCCCGTGCAACGGATGCACAGTGTTCCGACTTGAAGACGTTGGCGAAGTCCGGCGGCGGCTACGAATCGGAGGATTCAGCCCAGACGGTCGGCGTCGATTACAGCGAGGTCGTGCGAATCATGGAGGCGCAGCCCGGCGGCTCCGACGCCTGGACTGCGGCGGCCCTCAACTCGTACCAGTTCGGCGTGAAGGTAGGCTAGAGGTGGGCTATGGCTCTGCTCTGGTTTGATGGCTTCGACAACTACGGCAGCGTTGCCGGTTCGCTCCATTCACCGTCGCGGTGCATGGAGCGGCGGTACATGCCGTGTTACGACCCATTCCGCAGTGATACGCCCCGCATTCCAAACAACGGCTTCTCGCTTCAAGGCTCCTACACGGGAACGTTCATCACCCCGTCGTTGACCACCGACCCGACATTGATCGTCGGCTTTGCCTACCGGCAGTACAACGGCGACATTGCCACGGGAGTATCGGCTACCCTGATGGGCCTCTATAACGGCGCGACCCGAGGCATTTACCTTTACCTTACGGCGCGGACAGGCGAACTATCGGTGTACCGTGACGGCGGGACAGCGGTGCTGCTTGGCACAACGTCGGGGGCACGGATTGCCAATCACCGTTGGAACTACGTCGAACTGAAGGTCTACTGCCACGATGCAGCAGGGGCGGTTGAAGTCCGGGTCAACGGAAAGACGAAGCTAAGCCTTACCAATGTGGACACGAAGCGCGACACGCTGGCGTACTACGACCGGGCGGGAATGGCCAGTCTTGGGCCAAACTACGGCCCGCTTTACGACGACTTCTACGTATGCGACGGGACCGGCGGTTCAGCCAACGATTTTCTTGGTCCAGTCAAGGTGGTGGCACTGCGGCCCAGCGCCGATGTGGCCGGCGCGAAGGACTGGACACCGCAATCTGGCGGCGATCATTACGCGATGGTGGACGAAAACCCGGCCAACGACAACACGGACTATATCGAGACGGGCGCGTCCGGGAACACCGACCTTTTCGAGTACGCAGACTCACCTGCCGATATTGGCACAATCCGCGGCCTCAACATTTGCACGGAATGCGCTGAAACGGACGCCCAGCCCTTCAGCATCAAGATGCCGGCGAAGCTGACGACCCAATCGGACGGTGAGGCCCGCGAGATCGGGGGCACGGGGTTTCGGACGCTCGTGCGTCTGATGGCAGCCGATCCCGAAGGCGCAGGCTGGACAAAATCCAATCTGGACTCGACCCAGTTTGGCGTGAAGTTGGCGTAGTGGAGGTAGGTATGGCTCTTCTGTGGATTGACGGCTTCGACAGTTACGGCACCACGGTAGGGTCATCCGCCCAGCCGGCTGGGATCGTCGGCCGGAAGTATGCCACTGGCAGTTCAAGCCTCTACGTTCGGGACCCCCGCATCCCTGGTAATGGACGGAGCCTTGCAACAGCCTATTACGTGGAAACACCGGCCTTGACCACGGACCCGACGTTGATCGTCGGCTTGGGCATTTGCCTCAGTGACACGGGCTACAACGGCTACATTATCGGCCTGCGCGACGGTTCGGCCCTCGGCATCTATCTGTGGTACAACGGCTGGTCCGGGGAGATCGAGGTCTGGCGGAACGAAGGAACCGATGTGCTTCTGGGTTGCACGAGCGGTTCCAACCTGCGCCGGGGCTGCTGGACCTATGTTGAGGCTAAGGTCTACTGCCACGACACAGCCGGCACGGTTGAGGTGCGGGTCAATGGGACGACCAAACTGAGCCTCTCCGGCATTGACACGAAGTCAGGCTATCTGACGCACGGCTACCACGACAAGGTGAGACTCGAACAGACCAACGGCTTCACGCTGTATGTTGACGACTTCTACGTCTGCGACGCCACGGGATCGAAGTGCAACGACTTCCTCGGGGTCGTGAAGGTGGTGACGTGCCGCCCGGCGTCGGATGTCGCGGGAAAGCAAGACTGGACGCCGCAGTCCGGCACGGACCATTGCGCGATGCTCGACGAGAATCCGTGCAACGACGACACCGATTACGTGGAGTCGAGCACCAGCGGCCATCTGGACCAGTTCGAGTACGGCGATGTCAGCAGCGCTGGCTTCACGGCCTTGAAGGGGGTGGGGTTGTGCGCCGATTGCCGGGAAACGGACGCCAACAACTTCACGCTGCTCCAGCGCGCAGAGGGAACCTCAGTCTCGGAGGGGTCTGCAAGGGACGTTGCCGGCACCAGCTACGAGACCCACGTGCGCGTCATGGAGAGCGACACGGAGGGGGCCGATTGGACGCCCGGTGCCTTCGATGCGACTCAGTTCGGCATAAAGGTGGGCTAGCATGGCACTGCGAGTCACACGACAGTATGCCGACGTGCTGGGCACCGGAGACGGCAAAGCGCGGGTCACTCGGCAGTACGTTGAGGTGCTCGCATCGGGCGACTCGAAGTTGCGCGTCAGCCGGCAGTACGTGGAAGTGCTTTCGTCCGCCGGCCCCGCACAAGTCACCCGCCAGTGCGTGGCCGTGCTTGGCGACCCGCCGCCCTCCGGGTTGCGCGTCACCCGCCAGGCAGTGGCCGTTCTCGCGGAGAAGACGACCGCTAAGCACGTCATCCAGCAGTTCGTCGAGATTGCGGGCAACGCGCCCGCGGGCGGCAGCGCCCGCGTCCAGCATCAGGTCGTTGAAGTCCTAGGCAACCCGCAGGGTGTCTATAGTCTGAGCGCGGCCCACACCTTGGCCTTGACGCACAGTGCGGACACGGCCCAGGTCGCAATCAACGTCGGCAGCACGAGCACCCTTGCGATTGCGCACCTGGCCGAGCGCAACCTGGTCCGCGAGGTCGTCGCCGAGCATACCCTGGCGCTGAGCGACGAGGCCACGGGCGGGAAAATCTACCAGGTCTCGGCGGAGCAGTCGCTTGTGCTGAGCGACGAGGCCGGAGGAGATTGCATCCGGCCGGTGGTGACTACGTTGTCGTTGTCGCACGTGGCGACCGGCGACGTAATCAAGCCCGTCGTGGATATGGTGGATGTGGCGCACGAGGCGTCTCAAGTGACCGTGTTCGACCGGCTGGCCGTAGATACTCTGAGCGTCACCGAAGAGGCCACGGTCGCCTATGCGAAACGGGTCCATAGCATCGACGTGCTGGAGGTCGTGGACGAGGCGGTGGCCGAGCACATCAAGCCGGTCCAGCAATCGCTGTCGCTGACGCATCTGGCGCAGGTGGACCTGCTGCGGCGCGGCTTCGACACCTTGACGCCGATCCACGAGGCGAGCGTCCTGGTGGTCTACGCCCGGCCCGTCGCCCAGGAGACGCTGGCCCTGGTCGAGCAGGCGACGGTCAAGGTGGACTATCTGCGCCCCGCCGCAGATACCTTGGCACTGGGCCAAACGGCAGTCGGCGACCTGTGCAAGGTCGGTACGCACACCTTGACCTTGACCGATGTGGCGGAGGCGTCGGTTATCCGGCTGGCTCACGACGACCTGGCCTTGACCCATCAGGCCGAGTCCAACTGGGTTTTCACTCGTCGGCGCGCAGACACGCTCGCATTGACGCACATGGCCGTGAAATCGGCAGTGCGGTCGCGGAGCGCCGTTGCCGCGCTGTCGCTGACGCACCAGGCAACCGCCAGCGTGGCGAAGCTGGTGGTGGATACCCTCAGCCTGTCGCACGAGGCGCTGGTGGACAACATCCGCCGCGCGTCGAGCACGCTGATGCTGAATCACTCGGCGGACGCCACAAATACCCGCCTGGCGGCCCACGACGATCTCATCGGCCTGTCGCACCGGGCCACGGTCGGCTTCGTCAAGCAGGTCTCGGCGGCAAATACGCTGCACCTGACGGACAAGGCCCGTTCCGGGGTGGAGATCGGCTCGGCGGGCGGCACCCTCCAGGAGCTTCACTACAACTTCGATCCCGTCACAGGCCAATTGGTTCCATACTACGTCGGCCTCCAGGACCGGGCCGACGTGGCGGTGGTCCATGGCGCGCCCTATGGAGCGCGGAGCGTGCTGTCGCTGTCGGATCGGGCGCTGGGCGTCGTGATTCACGCGGACGCCATCGCCTGCGAGGCGACGGATGTCCTGAGCCTGACCGACAGCAACGTCGTAGCCCAGTTGCCGTTTTTCCGCACCGCTCAGCAGGCGGCAGACAGCCTTTCGCTTGTGCAGGCGGCCGAGGTCGTCGCCTCCAAGGTTGTCTCCAGCACCCTGGCGCTTGCCCATGCGGCCACGGTGGTCATCAGCCGGGCCACGTTGGCGGTATCCGACTCGCTGAACCTCGGGCAGGCCGTTGCGTTCGTGCTGGTTTCGGCGGATGTCCTGCACCAGTACCACCCCTTCGTTGGGGAGGGCGTTCCTGGTGCGCCGACCCCGCCCTCGGCGACCTGCCCGACGCCCTTATCAGGGATCGGCAATTGCCGGCTGGTCTACCCCGTGTCGCACCCGACCGAGCACGTGGACCTGCGGAACCCCGAGTTCGGCAACAAGGATCGGCTGCAATTCAACCGCATCAGCCGTGAGACGCGGGGCGGCACGCTGGTCGTCTTCGCCGATCCCATTTGGCCGAAGGTCGAGACCCAGGTGCTCACCATCAAGGGCCTGAGCCGGAAGCAGGTCCAGGCGTACCTGGACTTCGTGGAAGGCCACCTCGGGCTGGAGGTGGGGTTCGTGGATTGGGAGGGATTCTACTGGAAGGGCGTGATTATGAACCCGGCCGAGCCCACCGTGCAGGACGACCGCAGCGGCTTCACGATTAGCTTCGAGCTTGAGTGCGAACCCGCCACCTGGGAGCCGTAGCGATGTTCACGTTTGAGGCACCCCACCCGGCGATCCAGACCACCTCGCTGCTCCCCAACCCACAGTTCAGCGACCAGGAGGGGCTGCTGGCCACCGTGACACGGAAGCTGGCGATGGACGGCACGCGCTACACCTACGTCAAGCGCCGCAACGCCAGGCGGAAGCTGAGGTGGACCTTCAAGCTCACGCGCAATAAGGGCCTGGAAGTCCGGGCCTTCTTCCGGTCCTACTTCGCCTCCAAGATTCGCGTCACCGACCACAACGGGCGAGTCTGGATCGGCAACTTCGTGAACAACCCGTTCGAGTTTGACACGTCCGACCGGGCGGCCCCGGCGATTGCACCGCTCCCGCGCGGCGAGTCGCAGGTCGTCGAAATCGAGTTCGAGGGAGTGGAGCAGTGAGTGACTTCTACATCTACGCCTACTACAAACCAGACGTAGACCCCGAGTATGGGCCTCCATTTTATGTTGGCAAGGGCAGCGGCGAGCGAGCCTATGTTCACTTGGCGCGCTGCCAGGAGTCCTTGCCGCGGTCCGGTGGCTGCCGATTCTTCTATGCTACGTTGAGGAAGATGCTCGTGGCTGGCGTTCAGCCCGAGATTGAGATCGTGATGGATCATCTATTGGAAGAAGAGGCTTTTGCGTTTGAGAAGCAGTTGATCCGTTGTATCGGTCGGCGGGACTTGCGGCGCGGTCCGCTGTGCAATCTTACCGATGGTGGCGAGGGTCGGTCAGGATTTGTGGTCGCCGAGGAGACTCGACGCAAGATCGGTGCCGCTCACAGAGGCAAGATGGTCAGCGTAGACATCCGCGCCAAGATCAGTGCCGGTAAGCGTGGCAGCCGCCACACGAGTGAAACACGCCAGAGAATGTCCCAAAGTCAAATAGGGCGAAAGCACAGCGCGGCGACAAAGCTGCGACTGCGAGACAAGAAGCGGCATCTCTTCACACCGGTGCGTGCATTTGACTTGTTTGGTGTGTGCGTTCATCAGTTTGACTCGATCAACGCTGTGAGAACCGCAGGGCATCAACCGGCGCACGTGGTCGCGTGTCTACGTGGTCGGCGTAAGACGCATCACGGCCTGACGTGGGAGTATGCCAATGCGTAGCATTTCGCCTCAAGGTTTGGCGAGGTTGGCTCAACGGCATGGCCTAGAGTCGATTCTGATAATCGAGGTGGATTGGGTGCCGGGGCGAGCGCCGCGCTCCTATGCCGACCGGGACGTGGACACCATACCCGGAAGGATCATCGAGGTCGGAGACCTGGACAACGTGATCGGGGTCTCCCAGAACAATTCCTCCCAGTCTCTTGACGTGACCCTGGACGATACGGACGGCACGATCAAGGCCATCTTCGACGGTCACGACGTTCATAAGCGAGATGCGCGGGTCTACCAGTGGTTCGAGGGGCTTGACCTGAGCGACAAGTTTCTGTTGTTCGCGGGCAAAATCAGTTCGCCCGTGGTCTGGAACGAGCGCGATCGAACCGTAAAGTTTACCGTCGTCTCGCAACTGGAAGACCGGGAGATCGGGTTTTCGGCCGAAGAGGGCCAGTTCCCTTACCTGCCGGCAGACCTGGTGGGGAAGGCGTGGCCGATGATCTTCGGAACGGTGCAGGACTGCCCGGCCCTTCAGATCAACCATGCGGTGACGGGGACCACGCTCACGGGCGTCGGGGTGATTGCCGGCTCGGACCTGTACGGCCGGTTTCCGCTCTACAACACCGGCAGTAACGAGGATGCGGGCATCTTCGCCTCGTTATGCCAGATTTCGGCGCAGATCAGTACGCTCTGGTGCGCGATGGCGTGCTGGGAGGGGGTGGACGATGCCAAGGCCGACGACATGCTGGACCAGATCAACCAGCTTGAGGAGCAGCGGGGCAAGATCGTCGCGCAGGCAATGGCCCGGAAACTCTGCGCCCAGTGGCAGCGGCAGAAGCAGCTTGCCGACGCCAACGCCAAGGGGCTGGGGCCGAATCCGATCAAGGTGTTGGGCGGCGAAGACTTCCCGCAGGACACGCCCCTCGTGATCGACATCAACGGGGCATGGTTCTGGGGCCATTTCCACGGCCAGGATTTCTTCGTCACCCGCCGCTACAGCGAGCAGTTAGCGCAGCAGGCCCAGGATTCCTACAACCAGCAGACGGAAGAATGCCCCTACGAGGATAGGGGCGGAAGCGTCATTAAGTACGACTACCGCCAAGAGGTGCCCTGTAGCTGCATGTGGGCAGATTTTGGAACCTGCGAATGCCGCCATCACGGCTTCATCATTCAGACCGGCAGCGGCAGCGCCGATCAGAAGTCGGCCGACCCGATCCTTCAGCAGTTCTGGGCCGACGCCGGGGCTACCGTGCGGATTCACAGCGGCGAGCCAATCACTTACATCGTCTCCATCACACCGGGTCAAGTCCTTGCCGTCAAGGCGTACAAGCAGTTCACCGGCGAGCGGCGGCTGATCGCCGTGCCCAACAACCTGTACCGAGTGGAGACGAAGACTTACGGCTCGGTCACGGCCGTCCAGATCGTCTTCGACAAGCCGCTGAGCACGATCACCGACCAGGGGTGGAGCGACGACATCTACGTCACCTTCCAGGCGACCGCCCCGACCTACGGGCCAAACGTCGTGGACATCCTGATCCACTTGATTACCACCTACACGGACCTGGGCTACGACGCGACTTCGTTCAACTACGTCAAGGAGAAGCTGGGCCGATTCCCGGCCAACTTCCCGATCCTGGACCGCAAGAACACCCTCCAGGTCTTGCAGGAGATCGCTTACCAGGCCCGCTGCGCGCTCTGGATCAGTAACGGGAAGTTCTACATCAAGTACCTGCCGGAGGAGCCGGCAGCGGCGGACACCATCACCGTGAGCGACATGGACGCCGACAAGGGCGTCGAGGTGGCGTTGACGCCGACAGAAGACCTGGTGACCAAGATGACGGTCAAATGGCGGGTGAGTTGGGCACCGGGGCCGACCGACCGCGAGAAGGACAAGAGCGAGAAGACGATGATCCTTCGCCACAACGTCACGCGGTACGGCATCCAGGAGGAGGAGTACGACTGGTACATCTACAATCAGCCGGACACGATCCTCAAGTGCGCGACCTTCTGGCTGATCCGCAAGTCGCACACCTGGAAGCGGATCAAGTTCCAGACCTTCCTCCCAAAGCTGAATCTGGAGACCTTTGACTGCGTGAATCTCAACTTCGCGGGCGGCTATGTCGCCAGTGCCGCGGTCAAGGCCCTCGTGGAGAAGGCCAACTACAACTCGGCCGACAACACGGTGGACTTCGAGTGCCTGGTCCCGGTGAAGGCGGGCACCATGTCGCTTTACCCGTTCTTCTGGCCGGCAAATCTGGAAGCCTCGGCCACCTGGCCGCCGTCGGAAGACGTGCTGAACAACGACTGCGGTGGCGGCGGCATCGGCATGGGGGCCGCCGGCACGCTTCCTGTCGGGATCACGGAAGGCATCGGCTCGGGCGGCGTGGTGTGGGTCGGAGGTCCGAACGTCGTCTTCCGGCCGCAGAGCGACTGGGGCGACCGGCATCCGGCGGATACCGGTTACACGGCCCAGACGGTTATTAACCCGGCCGTCTACGCCGAGTTGGATGCGTCGCCCAAGCCGCGTCTGAACCTTCGCACGTACACCGTGCGGCCCAGCGATCCGCCCGCCCTGATGCCGCTCCCCGGCGGCATCAGCATCGACATCGCCAGGACGAAGTTCGTGGACTCAAGCGGCGACAATCCGCAGGCGCACGCGACCTTGAACACGCTGCTCAAGGGGATTAGCGAGAACGGCGAACTGATGCTTCGCGACGACGCCCTCGTTGCCAGTGACGCCGTGCCGGACGGCGCGCCTTTGAACACGCTGATCTACGTGACCAGCGACAACTACGTGGCCCTGTCGTCCGACGCCTACGTGGCCGACGACGCGCATCCGATGGGCGCGGCGCTCCGCGACGCCCTGGCGATCGGCGAGAGCGAGTACCTGTGCTTGCAGTCGGACGTATGGATCACGGGCGGCGATGGGGAGGAGACCAGTTTCGATTTCCGGTACGACGACGAGACCGGGGTGTACGGGGCCGGGACGGCGTTTCTGCAAGATTAACCTACAGCACCTTTGAGGAGAACCAAGATGGCAAAGAAGTGGATTCAAGGGGCGATCCAGCACCCCGGCGCGTTGACTCGCAAGGCGAAAGCGGCTGGCATGACGGTCTCGGCCTTCATGGCACACCCGCCCAAAGGCATCACGGACACGACGCGACGCCAGATCAACCTGGCCAAGACGCTGGCCACCTTCCATCGTCGTGGACGTGGCAAGTAGGCAAGGCAAGTGCGGCTACTGCGGTTGAACAACGTGCCCAGGTGGATAACCACTTGGGCACTTGTCTTTTCAGAAGGAACATTCTTTGGAAAGCGCGTTTGCCTGGCTTGGCTAACTCGTGGAGACATTCTACAAGTTCATCCCTCACATCCTCATCATCCGGGTTACGTGGCCTGCCGCAAGCTGATGGACTTCGCCGACTGCAAGGTCTACAAGCTGCTTACGTCTCAGGCGGATCGTCAGGGACTGGCGATCCATAAGCTCTTCCAAAAGGTTCCGGCGGCTGCCCAATGGCGCAGCCCGCGGGACAGAGGCGGCAGAACTCTCGGGTGACGATCTCGTACCCCTTCTTCCCTGACCGCGGGTTAAGGCACTGCCCTTCGACATTTACGATGCCATCATCGAGTAGTTGAACCCGGTAGCTGCGAAAGACGCAAGAGACCCAAATCGGCCGCAGGGTCCAGGGATCGCTGGCGTCCGCCTGGTATCCTTCAGGCGCGGGCGGCGCGGGCACATCCCGCTCGTACTCGATGCGCCCGTCCGGGTGGATGGTCGGCCGATAACGGCGAATGATGCCGTCGTTGGGCACGGCGGCCCGCATCGCGGCAAAGGGGGCGTGCGGCGGCCCGCCGGTGTAGACGACGTAGAGCACGCCGGCCGGGTTGTCGAGAACGGATTTATCGGGGCAGTCTTGGCATCCCATAGGTCACTGGGTTTTGCGTTGGGGGCACTCTTGGCAGGTGGTGTGCTTCACGCGGTCGGCGAACTGGGGCAGGGCCGGATTGTTGCAGCGCATGATTACGTCGATGCAGCCGCAAGTGGCGAAGCGCACGGCAGTCTGGTGCCGCAGCCGGCAGTCGGGCCACAACGGCGTGAAGCGAAACGGGTTGTCGGGGTCGCGCTGGTAGCCGTTGATGTCCCTGGGCGGCTCTTCGTCGCCGTTGCGCTCGTAGCGGATGCTGCCGTCCGGCTCGAAGACCAGTTGCCGGTCGCGTCCTTCCTTGAAGGGCGGGAGCAATGTCTCGATGTCGGCGAGCCGCGACCGTTTTGGCAGGGCGAGTACCGGCCGAGGCTCCTGGACCGGCTTTGGCTCATTTTCGCCCACTACCTCGTAGCCGTAGGTCGGCGCGTGACCGTGGACCGGAACCTCGATTTCAACCGCATTGTCGGGGTGCAGACGCTCGTAGTGTCCCTCGGGCGGGTCTTCCCGCTTGTCGCAGCGGATGCAGGTGGTGTGATGTACCTTGCCACGGGCAAGCCGGCAGATTGGCGCGATGGCGAGCGTCCTGTTGCTGTAGATGAGGAGCCGGTGCCGGCAGGGCTTCCACGGCGGCAGGTAGAGTTGCGGATCGTCAGGACTGGGCGTCCAGCCTTCCGGGATGGAGTAGGGTGCGCGGTGGTAGCGAATGGTTCCGTCGAGTCCGATGGTGGGCAGTCGTACTTGCTTCATGGGCACTCCTCGCCCGCTGAGGTGTCCGAGGTGGCATACATCCGCCAGGTGGATGAACTGTGCCGCTGTTCGGCTTCCATGCAAGGATTGCCGGGCCACGGGTCGTGGCAGCCCGGCCCGCAACAAAAGACCAGCGTGGTGCCGGCCAGCGGTGGCACGAGCAGCCACGTCGCGTAGGGCACACCGTTGGGCGTAAACCAGCCCGAGGCAGCGTGGTTCCAATACTGACTGCCTTCGTTCTGCCAAGTGAGGGACCACTGGCCCCGGCAACGCGACGGGCCGCCGCCGTACCAGCTTGGAGGCAGCTTCTCACAGTCTTGATCGGACCAAGGGTGAACTAGACCCGTGACGAGATACCACATATTCACGCAGTCAGTTTCCACACACTGGGCCATGACGGCGGCCTGCTGCTGAGCGTAGCTGTCGGCTTGCTCGTTGTACTGATTCATCTGTTGCTCGTACTCGTCACGCTGCTGCGTGTAGTAGTCGAGCCATCCCTGGTACTGGGCCAGCTTCGATTGTTCGGCGGCACAGGCATCGGGATTGGGTGGCTGCTGGCTGCAAACCTGATCGACAACGGCTTGCTGGGCGTCCACTTTTTCCTGCCACGCATCGACTTGCTTCTGGGCCGAGCAGTACATGACGAAGTAGTCGTCATAATGGCCGCTGGCACTTCCTGCTTGGTAGCCGAGCGTCAGTGCCTGTTGCTTCACCGTGTTCCAGTTGAATTGCATGGCCTGACATTCAGGGGCATTGGCCGTGCAGCCGGTGGCCTGGATGGTTTCGATGTTCTGTTCCACAAAACCGTAGTCTTCGCAAGGCGGCACGCACTCATCGCAGTTGCACCATCCGCGTGCAATGGCATCGTTGATCTCGTCAACGACGCTCTGTTTCCATTTGTCCGGGATGTCGCCGAACTGGTTTTCGTCACAGATTTCCTTCAGCTTGTCCTGGACCTGTTGGATGTCCGCCTTCGACCATTTGTGGGGCGGATCGACGGACTCAAGGGGGCTGACGGGCTCGCATCCTTGGTCGGGATTCTGCGCAAGGTCGTTGACCTGCTGGATGATGTTGTTCCAGTCGTTGAGCGTCCAGACTTGTCCCATCGCGGCCTCCTCAAAACATCCGCAGCATGGCGTGGTAGACTTCCGCCTCGACGATGCAGTCGGCTAGCGCATTGTGCGGGTTCGTGTTGACGATGTTCAGCTTGGCGCGACTGCGCGGGTAAATTGCCCTGCCTCGGGACTGCCGCCAACGCCTTCAACGCCCAACAGGCCACCAATACCGGGAGAGGGCGGGCGGGGCTCCGCCGAATTCCAGTGATCCGTTCGGGTGGACCGTGGGACGGCTGTGGGTCAATTCCACATCGGGCGGGATGGCCTGCTCCATGAACCGATAGAAGCTCGACAGCGGGCCGCCAGAGTAGAGGTAGTCGCAGCCTCCCGAGGAAGCTGGTCGCCATTGGTCTTCAGGGCAATTGCAGGGCAGGGACTTCACCACAGGTTCCGTGGGCAGTGCTCGGTGCCCATCTTGATCTTGTTGAGGATGGCGTATCCGTTGTTGGCGACCCGACAACCGCATCTTCGACAGATTTGCCGGCGACGGTCGAACCATCGGCACGGCTTACAGAAGTGAGCGAATATCCGCTCGACTTCCTTATCCGATCGCTCCGGCCGTCCCGCCGCCGTCCACTCGAATACCGCCTCCGCATACGAGAGCGCTCGGCCCACGAGGCCGAAAGTTGTGGAAGGCGGCGTAGCATCCGCAGAGGCAACGTTGTCGGGTTGGGCGTCGGGCTTCGGCACCTCAGCCGTGTCCGCCTTTTGCACCTCTTGGCCGGCTTCGGGTCGGGCAAGGCATTGCTGACAATGCGCAGGCTGAACGAGTTGCCGGTAGTGGACATTGGATGCGTCGTTGCACTCGGCGTGAGTCACAACGCCTTTGACTGTGCCGACGAGGCGGTTTGGACACGGTAGATACGCCAGTTTCTCTTGTCCCATCGTAGCCTCTCAGAACATCCGCAGTAGAGTGTGGTACACTTCCGCCTCGGCGATGCAGTCCGCCAGGGCGTCGTGGGGATTGGTGTTGACGATCCCCAGCTTGGCGCACATGGCCCCGAGGCTGACCCGTGGGAATGGCGGAGGCTCGCCCGCGAAGGCAGCCTTGTCGTTCAGGGCCACGGCATAGAGCATCCCGTCGCGGGCGTGGCTGTGGAAGATCAGGTCGGTCTGCTCTACGCCTAGCCACGCCTTGAGGAAGCTGGACTCGAAGGCCCAATTGTGGGCCAGCGGGATCAGGCATTTCTTGAAGGGCAGCTTCAACGCCTCGAACCAATCGAAGAGCCAGTCGGCCACGCGCTCGGACTCCGGGGCGTGCAGCAGCAGTTCCGACATGGGAATCTTGTGCTTCTGTTTGGCGGCCTCGCTCTCTCGCTCGGGGTGCCTCGGCTTGACGTGCGTGTAGAAGGGGCGCACGCCCTCCAAGACCTTGAAGTCGGAATCCAGCGGCACGACGGCGATTTGGATGATCTCGTGCCAGCCGGGGCGGGTCCCGGTGGTCTCCAGATCAACGGCCGCCATCAGGCAGCCGTTGAGATGGACGAGGCCAGGGTAGACAATTGAATCAGCCACGGCGGGTCGTCCTTCCTGGAGTGCGCGTATTGACTGGCTTGCGGGGCTTGCGGACCGTCGGCTGGTAGTTTGGCATGTCGTTCAGCTCAGCCGGCAGCAGCCCGCGCTCAATCATCTCCTCGTAGTGGATCAGGGCCATCGCGTTGAACATGATCGCCGCCAGGTGGTCCTCGTCGCGCTTGCCCTGCTGGTACTTCATCAGGTGCCGCTTGAGCGAGGCCACGCATCGGGAGAACGGCATTCCCTTCTCCCAGTTTCGCTCGGCGTACTTGGCGGCCCCCATGCGGAGCCAGTGCCCCTGCCGCTCTTCGGCAAACGGGGAGATCAGGTCGGGACGGGGTTTGTCTTCGGCGGTGTCGCGGATCGCCATGCCCTTGCCGAAGGATTGCCGCTTGCCACTGTCCTTCATGCCGTACTTGCTCACTGGTCTTCTCCGGGGTCAGTTGAATCAACAGGTGCGATTTCGATGATGTCGCCGCCGTACTCGTCCGCGAAGGCCGCTTCATCCTCGGGCCATTCGTCACTTTCGACTTCGGCGACCAGCTCGGCCCGCAACACGGAGCGCGAGAGGAAACCGGTGGATCGGTAGACGCGGAGGGTCATCGCCTGCCTCCTTCCGCCGATTTGAGGGTCAGGTGGGAGACGTAGAGCTTGTTGGCGTGCCCGGTGGTCTTCGGGTGTTGGATGGGCAATTCGCTGGCGACAAGTTTCTTCGACCAGATATGCTTCTCACTGGCCGGAAGCCATTGTTGGAACCGGTCGTAGAACTCCGCGAACAGCGTGTGCTTGTCGGGGGTGTTGTCGCAACACTGGGCAATGAACTGCTCCAACTCGGTCTTGTTGTCTTCTTCGGCGGACAGCTTGCTTCCCGTTGTCACTACCGGCAGCCGCAACCGCCCGATGATGGGCGGCAGGTCCATGTGCATGATTGTGCTGAGGAAGTGCGGGGCCTCCTGGTCGAGGAAGACCTCCATCTTCGCCTTGGCGATCTTCTGCCCTTCGAGCAGATCGCTGACGGCGATCATCGTGATGCGTGTGTCGCCAGGGAAGACCGGGCAGTTCTTCGAGCTGTTGGCAGTCTGCACCCAATGGGTTGCGTTCGGCTGCTCGAAGCAGTCGTGCCGCATCTTGCGGATCAAGATGGTTCGCCCCGTGCTGTACTCCTTCAGTCTGGCGTGGGCACCGGGCGATTTCGTAAGGTCCACTTCTTCCACTGCGCAGATGATCGCGCCGGACAGCTCGCCGTTGAACTCGGTGGTCAAGGCCCGCTTGGCTAGGACTACCCCTTTTGTCACCAGCCGTTGCAGGGACTCGTAGAAGATGCTCTTGCCGCAGTCTTCCGGTCCAAAGAAGAAGAGGTAGGGTGTCGGCTGGAAGGGATCGCGGAAGGCGCAGGCCACCCAGGCGCGGAGATAATCGGCCCCGGTTCGGATGTTTGCCTCGATGGCCCAGGGCAACGCGCGCAGCAGCGGCGTGAGTTCATGGCCGATGTGGTCGAAGATCATGTCCCAGTGGGGATGGAAGGGGACTTCATCGTCGGCCAATTCGGCGGGCTTGAACTTGAACTGGGCGGCGTCCAGGTTCCATTGCCGGCCGCCGGGGTACTCCTCGCGGAAGGGCAGATTGACCAATCGCCAGCCTCGGGCGGCGGCTGCGCCCATGACGGCCTCGGCCTCGTTCTTCGTGTGGGCCAGGCTTTGCAAGAGCATCTTGACATTGGAGGCTGGGTGCCGCACCCATTCTTTTCCCTTCTTCATCACCCAGCCGGCGTGCTCGACGGCGGCTGTCTCCACGGCGCGGATGATGCTGTCGAACTCGGTGAAATCGAGTTCATCGTCCTCCCTGGCATCTGTCTTGACCTTGAAAATCTTGACCGCCTTTCCCTTCTTTTCGTCCCAGCCATCCAGTTTGGGATCGTCCTGCTTCCGTTCGATCTCCACCACGAGCCTGCCGTCCTTGTGGGCCTTGAGCGTTGTCTTTCGGCCCTCGGGGACATCAGGCAGCTTGAGGTCTTCGCCCAGACTCGCGGCGGCCTGAACGGCGGCCTCCGGCGAGGAGAAGACGTAACCGCCTTGTTCCCGCTCGACGCCGCCGAAAAGGGCGCAGGCGGTCGCCAAGTCGGGATAGCGGTTGAAGTAGCAGGTGGTCCAGCCTTGGCCGTCTTGGGTCCAGGTGTCGGCCTCGGCGATGCCGGGGGAGAAACGATAGACCCGCCATGCCCCATTGGGCAACGGGAAGAGGAAGCAGTTTGGCGTGCCAGGGTCGCGTCCCTCGGAGATCGTCTTGAAGACGCCGATCAGCTTCAGAGCCTTGCCCTCGGGGCCGTTCAGAAGGCCGCGCAGCGCCGTCGTGTGGGTCTGTAGCAGATGGTGGTCGGCGACCCAAATGGTGGTCGCACGGGAGCGCATCAGGGCCTCGATCTGGGCCTTGTGCGAGTCGTCCAGGGGAATGATCTTCCGGCTGGACGTTAGGACCTCGAAGGGGTCTTGATCGTCCTCGGCGATCTCGTTGACGCGAATCTTGGACCGGCGGCCCCTGACGACCTCGATGTGGTCGCGCCAGTTGACCGGCAGGTCCGTCGCCCCCAGCCGCTTCGTGGCCGGCTTGATGATCTCCAGGCCGCGGTTCTCGGCTGACATCTTCCGATGCCATATCCACATGACGTGCCCGCAGGCGTCGATCGCGCTGGCGAAGTCGAAGCCGACCTCGGCCGACATCATGCCCAGGATGCAGCGGGCCAGGGCGGCGTGTTCGGTGTGGTTGTCGGTCGGTACGCCGGCATCGTCGAGGTAGACGTAGAGGTGGATGCCGCCGCCGCCGGTACTCCGGCGGACTTCGACATAGGGCAAGGCGCACGCGGCGTTCTTGACCTTCTCCAATTCCTTGTCTTCGATGCCGACGCCCTGGGCGTGGCCCGTCAAGGCGTCGAAGTCGTAACCGAAGTGCCGGGAACGGCGGGCCTTCCAGTCCCAACCCGTCATGCCGATGCCTTCGGCGTAGAGATCGAAGGGATAGCCGATCTTGTAGTCTTCCCAGGTCGGGGCCGTCGCGGCGTTCTTGGGGATACGGATGGAGTGCCAGGTATCGCTTCCGTTCGACCAGGTGGATTTCTTCCCGGCCACAGGCTCGCCATCGGCCGCACTCACGTTGACTTGCGTTTCCATTGCAGCGGACCACCGGTCCACCAGATCGGCGTTGGCCGGCGTCTTGCGGGCCTGAAGGAAGCTGTGGAGGGCTTCGCTGACTAGAGGCATCGGTGTCTTTCGCAAGGCCGCGTCGGGCGATTCTCGTCGGGCGCGTCAACGCGCCGGGCGCAGACCATCGAAACTGGTCTGGGTAGATACCTATAAAAGACTGCCAAATGCCCGCGAATTTCAGGAATTGCTGAAAAAACGGCCGGTTTGGCAGTCTTTTATAGGTGTCTACGAATGACGCGGATGCCCGCGTAGGACCGACGATGCCCCGTCCACCGACCGACGAGTTCCGCCTGATTCCTCTGGCCAAGATCGTCGAACCGTGGGTGATCCTGCGAGTCGTGAACCGCGAGTCCGTCGAGTACCTGGAACTGCGGGATTCCATCGCCCATCAGGGCCTCCTCAATTCCATCTGCGTGCGCCCGGCCCCGCGGCGGCCAGGCTACTACGAAGTGGTGGATGGCCTCTATCGGCGGACGGCCGCGGTGGAATTGCGGTTGCCGGCGCTGCCCTGCGTCGTCAAGCACAACCTCACGGACGAAGACGTATTGGCGATTCAGATTCAGGCCAACGCGCTGCGGCCCGAGACGACGGTCATCGAGTACGCCCGGCAGATTCAGCGGATCATGGATGCCGTGGCCGCCCGGGAGGGAAGAGATGCCACCTTGGCGGAGGTGAGCAACCTGACTCACAAGGCCCCGGAATGGATACGGCAGCAGCTCAATCTGCTCGGCCTGCGGGCGGACATCCAGAAGGCGGTGGAGCGGGGCGAGATACCGCTGAGGTCGGCCTACGTGCTCGCCAAGCTGCCGCACGTTCGTCAGGCGCAACTCCTGGCGTTGGCGAAAACAGCCCCGGCAAGAGAGTTCGCGCCGATCGCGGCCCGACTGCTGCGGCGGATTCAGGAGGACGCCCGACAAGGGAAGCTGCACGACTTCTGCCGGGACTTCGAGCCGGTGCCCTACTTGCGGCCGTTGAAGGACGTGCTGGCTGAGTACCGCGAGCATCGCCTCGGCGGCTTGGCGCTGACAACCGCTCAGTGCAAGACGCCGCTGGACGGCTGGTACTTGGCTCTGCAATGGGCACTGCACCTGGACGAAGAGAGCATCCGTGAACAGCGAGAGAAAATCCTAGCGCGGACCAGCGCGGAATTGAAGCGGAGGGTAGAGCCATGTGACGAAGAGCCGAGCAACGAGAACCTGAACGACAACGACGAGCAGCCCACCTTCTTGAGTCCCGAACCCTGAACCCAACAGAGACCACAACCATGTCCAACACCGCAATGGTCCCCGTCAATCTCGGCCAGCTTCCCAGCACCCAACTCGGCACCGACGACCAGTTCGCCGAACTGGCGAAGGGAGGCGACTACATCGGCCGGATGCAACTGTACACCAAGAGCAAGGCCAACATGAAGGGCCTGATCCCCTCGGGCCACTACGGCATCCCGGAGTCCGATGAAGAGATCATCGACCTGGGGCCGTCCGTGGACCTGCTCCCGCTGGCCCGCCGGCCGAAGGCCATCGACATGACCGACATGGAGGCGCTGGTGATTTCCTACGATATGGAATCGGAGGAGTTCAACCGGATCGCCACGAAGTCCGCCGAGGCCGATTCCCACTGCCAGTACGGCCCGTCGTTCCTCGTCTACGAGCGCTCGACCGGCCGCTTCCTGGAGTTCTTCTGCGGCAACAAGTCGAGCCGCATCGAGGCGAAGAAAATCTTTCCGTTCCTGCCGCTCACCCAGGCCGACATCGACGCCAAGGCGGCGGCCGGCAACGACGTGGGCGATCTCAAGCCGCACGGCCCGATCCCGGTCACGCTGAAGACGAAGGTGGCCGAGAACCGCAAGGGGACGTGGCATGTCCCGGTCGTGGTGATGTGCTCCGCGCCGTTCACGAAGCTGCCTCCGCAGGAGGTAATCGTGCGGGAAATCACCAAGTTCCTCACGATCAAGGACAACGGCGTCGAGAAGGTCCAGGACAGCAAGCCGGCCCGCGCCCGGTAGTCCCCTCTTCGGCCGAGGGTGGCGACGGCGACCGCCCTCGGCTTCTTGCTCTCTTTCGCTTGGCCGCGGCCGGACCGCGGGAACCTGGACCGGGCGTGCCACGGCCTCTACCGGATCGTCAGTGAATGGGATTCCAGCAAGCGGCGTCCACTAAACCATGATGCCTGATGCAGTCCTAATCCAGGTTCCATCCATCGACTTCCGCACCTTCATTGGCCTCAGCCATAAGGTGTTGGGCCGCTCGCCCGCTGCATCTACGGACGCCTGCCGGCGGGAGCTATCGGACGCCGAGCGGTTCCTGAGCTGCTTGGCAGCACTTCGGGACGTGCGGGCACCGGTGGGGCTGTCACCCCACCTATTGCAGCACGTTTCGTTCAGCGCGTTTATCGCTGCCGACGAGCGAGACATGCTCGACATACTTCAGCTTTGCGCGGGCCTTCCGTTTGTAGCGGTGGAAACCATCGTGCGGGGCGTACAGGCGGCAGTCGTCACCGGCACCCTTGCCCAATGGCGGGATGCCGTCCTTTCCGGCTGTGCCAAGGGCGTGCCGACTACGGTGCGCCACTGCTTCAACAAGCTGCACGGCTTGTTCACGGCCGCCGGCCTGAATGTCTGGCCGGATTGCACGACCCGCAGCAGCCCGGACCAGACCTACCTGCTGCTGGAAGACAAAAGGGGCCGGTAGCACTCGGGATTTGCCGGCGTCCTGCGTTGTCCCTTGTAGCGACCAGCGCGTCTTTCATCCTAATCGTCGTTGCCATGCAACCCTGCTTCGAGCAAGACAAGCTGACTCTGTACTGCGGCGATCTGCGGCAAGTGCTGCCGACGCTGCCGGAGAACAGCGTGGATTGCGTGGTGACGGACCCGCCCTACGGGTATTCATTCATGGAAAAGGACTGGGACCATGAGGTTCCTGGTCCCGAGTTCTGGCGGGCCATCGGTCGGGTGTGTAAGCCTGGCGCGCTGATGCTGGCCTTTGGCGGCACGCGAACCTATCACCGGCTGGCCTGCGCCATCGAGGATGCCGGGTGGGAGATTCGGGACTGCCTCATGTGGCTCTACGGGCAAGGTTTCCCTAAAGCGGCCGACATCGGCAAGATGATCGACAAAGCGAGGGGCGCGGTGCGCGAAGTCGTCGGCACGAAACTCGGACGGCCGGGTTACTCGCTGGCGGACAACGGCCGCACGAACGAGGTCTACGGCGATCTGCACAACCCCGAAGCCGAGTGCGCCATTACCGCTCCGGCGACCCCCGAGGCCGCCAAGTGGACGGGCTGGGCTAATGCCCTGAAACCCTGCTGGGAACCGATAACCCTGGCGATGAAGCCGATGGATGGCACCATCGCCCACAATGCCCTGACGTGGGGCGTGGCGGGGATGAACATCGACGCCTGCCGCATCGGCGACAACCCCGGCTACAAGTACAACGCCGACCGCAACGGCACGACCTTCCACGGCAAGCAAGGCGAGCGGATCAAGCAATCGGCCGAGAAGAAGGGCAGCCAGTTCATCGAGTCCACCAAAGGACGCTGGCCGGCCAATCTCTTGCTGGATGAAGAGGCCGCCCGCCTTCTCGATGCTCAGACCGGGACGCTCAAGAGCGGCACCGGTGTCGTGCGAACGAAGGCCGGCGACGGCTACCACGGCGGCATGGGCAAGGCCGGCGATGCGCAGGTGGCCTACGGCGACTCCGGCGGGGCGAGCCGGTTTTTCTATACGGCCAAGGCCACCACGAAAGAGCGAAACAGAGGTTGCGACAAGGTGGTGACATGGGACGACGTGGACCTAAGCCAAGAGATGGACGATACGCTCCGACACGTAAGGGCTATATCCGCTATCGGCATGGACCGTCTGGGCGGCTCCGAATGGAACACGATGTTGTCTGGGAGCGGCATTACGGACCAATCCCGGACGGCCATTGCGTTCACCATGTCAACCTTGACAAGACTGACAACCGAATTGAGAACCTGCAACTTCTCAGTTTCCTCGAACACAAGCGCATCCATTCTGGGTGCTATCAAGACGCTGCTGGCGGCTGGATTAAACCCTGCCGACGTTGCGGACAACATCGACCGATTGCGGACTTCTACAGGCGACGAACTTGCATCTCTCCTTGGTGCCGTCAGTGCTGTATTGCGAGTGCTATCGCAGATAAGCGCAAGAGGAAGGCGAGGCAATCTGCATCCGTGCGTTAAACCAGTTGCTCTTATGGAGTACCTGCTGACGCTGCTCTCGACCCCGGATGGCGGTGTGATTCTCGATCCCTTTGCCGGTAGCGGTTCGACGCTACTGGCAGCCAAGCGCCTTGGCCGCCGTTGCATTGGTGTCGAGTTGACCGAACACAACTGCGAGATCGCACGAGGGAGATTGAATGTCGGTTGAGGCAGTCAAGGTTGAAGCCACCACCTCCAGCGGTACGCGCATCCGCGTGCCGGTGCTGTTGGAGCGGAAGGACGGCCGCATCTACTTCTGGGACGGCAAGGTGGGCACGAAGACCCGCTACGGCCTTTCGGCGGAAGTCCGGGCCATGCGCGGCGCACACTTCCACGGCTACGACCACGAGGGCGAGTACGCCAAGAAGATGGTCTGGTCGGTGGACGACTGCCATCGCAATCGGTTCCAGATCGGCTACCTCTGCGGCGAGGACGTTTACGCCTGGTTCGATCGGCCGGTTGTGCGGCACGAGTATCGTCCGTTAATGCGCGGCGGCGTACCGCAGACATTGATGCCGCACCAAGCGGACATGGCCGATACCGGCCTGACATACCACTACCAGATATTCGGCGCGGAAATGGGTGTTGGCAAGACCTTGGCCGCCCAGATGGTGATTGAGAAGTCGGGCGTCGATCTGGTGTGGTGGGCGGGACCGAAGACCAGCATCCCGAACATCAAACGCGAGTTCAAGCTCTGGGGCTTTCCCTTCGATCGCATCCAGGTCGAGTTCTTCACCTACGAAGGGCTGGTCCGGGTGATGGATGAATGGGACGGCACCCAGCCGCCACCGCGATTCTTCGTGGCGGACGAATCGAGCCGATGCAAGAACGACACGTCGCAACGCTCGAAAGCCTGCCAGAAACTCGCCGACCTGATCCGCGAGAAACACGGCTACGACGGCTACGTGATCCTCATGTCCGGCACGCCGTCGCCGAAGACGCCGTGCGACTGGTGGAGTCAGTGCGAGATCACTTGGCCGGGCTTCCTGAAAGAGGGCAGCCGCCGGGCGATGGAGGAACGGCTGGCCTTCATGGTCGAGCAGCAATTCGATGCCGGCAAGTTCAAGAAGCGCATCGGCTGGAAGGACGACGAACGCAAGTGCGCCAAGTGCGGCGACACGTTCGAGGAAGGGCCGCACGAGTTGGACGGCGCGACGGACCCGGAAGACTACCACCCGTTTGAGGCCAGCAAGAACGAGGTCGCCTACCTCTACGAACGGCTCAAGGGGCTGGTGGTCGTCAAGCACAAGAAGGACTGCCTGCACCTGCCCGAGAAACGATACCGCAAGGTCGTCTGCAAGCCTACGGCCAGCATCCTGCGCGTGGCGGAATCCATCGTCCGTGCCGCCCCGAACGCCGTGACCGGCATGACGTTGCTGCGGGAACTGAGCGACGGATTCCAATACCGCGAAGTTCAGGACGGCATGACGCCCTGTACGCACTGCACGGACGGCACCGTTGCCCAGTGGTTGGACCCGGAAGCTCCCGAGGCCCGCTATCAGGCCATCGACATGCTGGACCCGGACCTGCTGGCCCGCCTCGTCAAACAGACCGTCCCCTGCCCGCTGTGCAATGGCAAGCGGGAAGTCCCCAGGATGGTGCGCGTCACTCGGGAAGTGCCCTGCCCGAAGGACGCCGCCTTGAAGATGTTGCTGGACGAAAACGAGGAAGTCGGGCGGCTGGTGGTCTTCGCCGGCTTCACCGGCTCCGTGGATCGCATCGTCAAGCTGTGTCTGAAGGAAAAGTGGGACGTGGTGCGCTGCGATCAGGGCAGCTTTCAGGTTCTCGCGTCCAAGAGCGACAGCCCGGAGGGCGTCCCTGTAACCGGCGAAGAGCCGCTGGACTACTGGGGCAACCTGGAAGACCACGGCAAGGTCGTCTTTGTCGCCAACCCGGAGTCGGGCGGCATGAGCCTGACGCTGGTGGAGGCCCGCATGGCGGTCTATTGGTCCAATTCGTGGAAGCCGGAGTACCGCGTCCAGAGCGAGGATCGCATCCACCGCAAAGGCATGGACGAGAACCTGGGCTGTACCATCGTGGACCTGATCCATCTGCCCAGCGACGACCGTGTGTTGGACGTGATTCGCGCCAACCGAAAGCTGGAGCTAATGACAATGGGCGAAATCCTCCAAGGCGTCGATTGGAAGGATGCCGGCGAGGAGGGCGAGATGTCGGTGGAGGAGGTCGCATCGTGAACTATGTTCGCTGCCACATCACCATCGCCAAAGGCAAGTACAACGGTCGCGCTGGAACGGAGGCTAGCGTCCTCGATGTGCTGCAACGGCTTTTCTCGCATTCGCCGTGCGAATGGGAGTCCCATGCCTCAGATGGGGACGACGTGGCCGTGGAAGGCGAGGTCGTAGTGCGGCTGAATTCGCGCCTCCGGCGTTGGGGGCACGACGAGGCTATTCGTGACAGGATCGCCACGGCCCTCGTGAACCGGTTGCAGCCTGAATACGAGAGCCAAGTGGAAGTAGAGATTGCCAATGGGCCGGACGAATCGGTCGATCGGGACGAGGACGAATGCGAAAGCGAATCCGCCCAAGTCCGGCATTGATCTGTGCGCGAAACCTTTTCAACCTCTGGAGATTGCAACGATGAAGTACGTGCTGTTGGTCCTGACCCTGGTTGCTCTGGCCGTCGCCCCGGCGGTGGCCAGCGTCCCTGATGATTTGCAGCGGGTGAGCGTCACCATCAAGGCCGGCAACGCCCAAGGCTCCGGCACCCTCGTCACCCGGAAGATCGGCGACGACACCGTGACCTTCGTATGGACGGCCGCTCATGTCGTCGATGGCCTGCGCACCACGCGCACGGTCGTCACGCCTGCGGGGACGGTGAAGATACTCGTCGAGTACCGCGACGCCGAAATCGTCCAGGAGCGGCAACAGAATGGCCGCCGGGTGGGCGAGGTCAAGTACGATTGCAGGGTAATCAAGGTCAGCGACGCCGACTACGGTGAAGACCTGGCCCTGCTGATGGTCCGCTGCAAAGGCGCGTATCCGTCGAGCGTGTGCGCCAAGTTCCATCAGGATGCCCACTACGTTCCGCCCATCGGCGTCGAGTTGAGCCACTGCGGCAGCCTGCTCGGTCAGTTTGGGGCCAACAGCTATACCACCGGCGTCTTGAGCCAAACCGGTCGGACATTGCCGATGAAGGGTGCCAACGTCAAGGTCTTCGACCAGGTGACGGCCGTGGCCTTCCCCGGTTCGTCCGGCGGCGGCATGTTCCTCAAGGCGGATGGCGTCTACATCGGGATGCTCACCCAGGGCGTGAAGAAGCTCCAAGGCTTCAATTTCATCGTTCCCGTGCGGCGCATCCACGAATGGGCGAAGGCCAGCAAGATCGAGTGGGCCATCGACCCCAGCGTCGAAATGCCGACGATGAAGGAAATCGACGCCATTTCCGTGGAAGACGCGGCCGTCGCTCCGAACGGTCGGCCCACGGGCGGCGAGCCGGAGTTCGGCGGTCCCGCTGCCAAGCCGCCGTTCGACTTCGAGAGCGTTATCCGTTGGGTGGAGAAGTACGCTCGCCATCCGCTGCAAGACGGCCTGGACAGTCTCCTCGGTCGCGCTCGTCGGCCGTAAATCGGTTGCCCCATTTTCTGCTTCCTGTGACCGACAGCACTTGAGCCGGGCGGTGACGGGGCAGCGCCACCCCTCCCCTCTTGCATCATTCACCGGCCAGCGCGACACGGAGAGACCATGAAGAAGTTGACAAAGAAGAAAGTCGCGAAGATCAAGCAAGCCATCGCGGACGGCACCACGCAGCCGGCGATTGCCAAACGATTCAAGGTCAGTCGCAGCACCGTGTCCGACATTGCCACCGGCCGGGTCCACAAAGACGTGCAGTGGCCCAATGGCGAGCCGCCTGCGCCGAAGCGGGCCGGCGGCCAGCACAAGGTCATCCTGGATTATGACCCCACGGACAAGCGCATCCTGGAACTGGAAGCCGAAGTCATCCACCTGACGGATGAGCGGAACCGTGAGCGGCAGAAGGTCAAGGCCAGTGCCAAGATCGCGGGCCTCTTCAAGGCGGTCGTGGCGGAAATGGAGCAGCGGATCAAGCCGTTTTCGGCGCTGCCTTCGCAACTGGAATACCGCCGCAAGGCCCAGATTGTCGAGCACTGCGTCTTGCATCTGTCGGACGGCCACCACGATCAGGTCGTGCGGCCCGAGGAGGTCGGTGGCCTGGAAGAGTACACCTTCCCGATCAGTTGTGCTCGCGCCGAGCGGTACGTCAACACGGTAGTCGAGTGGACGCAAGACACCCTGGCCCCAAAGTTCTACTTCCCGGTGTTGTGGGTGCTCGCCTATGGCGACTTCACCAGCGGGGAAATTCACAGGGCGTGCGAGCGGTCCTACTACCGCAACCAGTTCAAGAATTGCCTCGCCATCGGGCAACTGCACGCCCTGATGTACCGCGACCTGGCCGCGCACTTCGAGGAAGTCAACGTTCTGTACCTGGCCGGCAACCACGGCCGGCGGACTCCGAAGAAAGACTACCTCGGCGCAAACGACAACTGGGATTACCTCTGCGGTGAGGCGGCCCGGCTGCATTGCCGAGACATCGAGAACGTCCACTTCACGATTCCCGATGCGTGGTCGGCCAACGTCAACATCAACGGTGTCGGCTTCAACGTGAGCCACGGCGATGACGTGCGGAGCAACCTGGGTATTCCTTGGTATGCCATGACCCGCCGCCAAAAGGGCCTGATCGCCCTGGGTGCGGCGGCCGGTGCCCAGCGGTGCCGGTACTTCTGTGTCGGGCACCACCATGCCGCCAGCGTCTTGTCCGACGTGGACGGTGAATTGCTGGTCAATGGATCATGGATCGGCACCGATGCCTTCGCATACAACTCGCTGTCCGGCTACCGGGAGCCGGCGCAATGGCTCCACGGGGTCAACCCGAAACACGGCATCACCTGGCGACTGAACTGCAAGCTGCGCCACGACAACGAGAGGCTCGGTCCCAAGCGTTATCTGGTAGATGGTGGCCGCGACGTGGGGCCGCTCCGAACCTAGCGAGGGAGTATGCCACTACATCGGACCACAAAGAACGGGAAGCCGGCTTATCAGTACGGCTCAACCGGGGCCAAGTACACCTACAAGCCCGGCAACAAGACGAGCCGCGAGGCCGCCAAGAAGAAAGCCATCCAACAGGCCCTTGCCATTCAATACCGAACGGGACGGCCTGCGCACCTCTAAAGCTGCGAGGGTGCCATGCCCAAGAGAGTTGGTCGCTGGACCATCGAACACTGGCGCGATGGCGAGTGCATCGAGAAGATCGAAGTCACGGACAGAGTGATTCAGCGCGGCGAAGACGGCACAGCGCGCGTCGTCTTTCCACCGGGGCAGATCGTCCTGGCGACGGGCGACGAACTGCATTTCGACGCGGACGGCATCGTTGAGCGTCTGCAAGGGAGGACATGATGCCGGCCGAAGCGATCGAGACCTACTACGTGCTCGGCCGCAAACCTGCTGGCGGCATGGTGGCCCGAGTCACTGTCGAGGAAGACCTGGACCTGCGGAAGCACGACACCTTGATCTTCGACTTCACCAACGAGCAGGCATGAGATTCCGAGCGCTCTTCATCGACGGCCCGGTGGATGGGCAAGAGCGGGTCTTGGACCACTGCCCGGCCGCGATCGACTGCGCGGCAGTGTGCTACACCCGGCTGTACGTCATCGGCTCCACGGCGGTCTATTCCCTGCACGGCATCGAAGAAACCCTGAACCGTATCTGGAACCGCTACGCGGGAGAGAACCAGGCGTGAGCAAGCCCTCAGCCAGAGCGCCAATCCGCTGGTTCCTGGTTCGACCCCAGGCGCTACAGCTTGCCAGATGGAGCAATTCGTTTGCTCGTCGGGCTCATATCTGGTTGCACCTTTCCGTGGAGACGACCCCGTGCCCACCTACTGCGTAAGCGACCTGCATCTGTGTGACCGCGGCCCCCGCGACAACTTCTGCTTTGAGGGCCGAGAGGAGCGATTCCATCGCTTCCTGGATTTCGTGGAGAACAACCACGGCCGGCTGTTCATTCTCGGCGACTTGTTCGACTGGTGGCAGGTCCCCGTGGGCGCGGCGATCATGGCCTACCGTCCGCTCTTGGACCGGCTGGGCGGCATGGGGGCGACGTGGATCGTCGGCAATCACGACAATGCCTTGTCACCGCTCATCGGCACGGCCTTGATGCCGGATCATCCTTTCCTCCAGGCGGCCTGCCGTCCCTTCGAGGAAATCATCGGCGGCCGGAAGATCGCCTATCTCCACGGTCACGAGGCGGACCCGTACTGCTGCGACCTGAATCCGGGCACCGGCGAAATCACGTCGATCATCAGCGGGATGCTGGAAGACCGCAACAAGGGTCCGTTCAACCGCCATCGCCATGCCGTGGAAGACGAATTCGTCGGCACGCTGGAAGGGGCCTTGACCCTCTGGCGGAAGCTGACGTTTCAGAACGGCCGCCAAGAGGAAATGGTCAACGGCGTCGAGCAGTATCGCCAGAATCAGAAGGCCGACGTGGTGGTCTACGGACACACCCACGAGCCGGGCCGCATCGGGGATTACCACTTCAATACCGGCTGCTGGGCACGGCAGCGCGACACCTTCGTCTGCATCGACGACACCGGCAAGGCTTCCGTGTGGGAGTGGCCGTCTGACTGGGGGCCGGTCCCCTTTGACGTGAAGCTGAGATGAGTCTGCCGGAATTGGAGCAGTACAAGGCGTACTCGATTCCGGTCGCGGCCATCTATTACGACGCCGCTTTCAACTGCCGGGGAGAGTTCACGCTGCAATCCGTCAAGGAACTGGCCGACAGCATTGCCGAAGCCGGGCGGCTGATCTGCCCGGTGGCCGTTCAACCGTGGACCAAGGCCGAGGGCTTCGCGTACCGGCTGATCGTCGGGCACCGTCGCTTCAAGGCCGTGACCACCTTTCTGAAATGGACCGCGATCCCGGCTTACATCTGCGAGGGCCTGACCGACCACGAAGCCCGCATGTTGAACTTCGTGGAGAACCTGCAACGCAAGAGCCTGAACATCCTGGAAGAAGCCCGCGCGATCCAAAACCTCTATCCCGAAGGAGCGAGCGTGCGGCACGCGGCGGCCGAGCTGAAGCAGCCCACGAAGTGGGTCCATATTCGGGTCCGGCTGCTGCGGATGCCGGAGGCGATCCAGCAGAAAGCGGCTGCCGGCCTGCTGTCGCAAGCGAACGTAGAGATGCTGGCAGGGCTTGAGAGGCCGGACGAACAGATCAAAGCCGCCAACGAGATCGTCGCGGCGCGGCAACGCGGCCGGGGGAAGTTCCTGCCCGGCCTGAATCGAACGTACAAACGCCGCCGTGGCGTGCGCCGCCGCGAAGAGATCAACGGCATGATCGAACGGATGTTGGCCGCCGGCATCGGTGGGCTGCCGCCTCGGGTGGCGGCGTGGTGTGCCGGCCACGTCGCCGACGAGGAGTTGTTGAGAGAAATCGAAGCGGCAACTCGGGGAAGTGCCGGGGATTGCGTTGTCCCTGATAGGGAGGAATTCGATGCTCGTGCCAACCGCCCCGGCTGAGTCGGGGATCGACATACGGAAGCTGAAGCCGGAGACCGTGATCCTCCTGGAGGCGGAACCGTATCTCTATGAGATTCGCGTCATGTATCCGGCCCACGGCATCGTGGGGATCAGTTCCAGCGACCCGACTCTGCGGACGGCGACGGTGGGCCAGTTGCTCCATAGCGTCCACTGGCCGAATCCCGGCGCGCCGGTCCCTTTCTGGATCGGCAAGGGCCTGGCCCTGGAAATCCGATTCCGCAACGCCGTCTATCGCACCCAGCCGGTGGTGGCCGCCAGCGTCAAGGGAGAACGCGACGACGGCAGCCGGTGGTCCTATGACGTGTTCTGAGACTTCCTGCGCGCGTCCTGGCGCTGGACCCAAAATCGCGCCGCCGGTGGCTGGGTTTGGTGAAGCCCGGCCGGCAACGATAGCCGCCGTGGCCGGCGGGGATTCGTGCGAAGGGCCGGAAGTCTCGTCGAAGTCGAAAGAGCGACATGCCTGAGAAGTTGCCACCGAAAGTCTATCTCGATACCGAAACGTGCGGGTTGCACGGCATGATGGTGCTGTTGCAGTATGCCGTGGAGGACGGCCCGATCACGCTCTACGAGGTCTGGCGGCAGCCGATCCGCGAGACGCTGGCGCTCGTCGAGTGGATATGTCGGCACAGGGTCGTCGGCTTCAATCTGGCTTTTGACTGGTTCCATGTCGTCAAGACTTACACCATTTTTCGCCTGTGCAACCCGGACTGGATTCCCGAGGAGCACATCGACGAGATCGCCATACTGGAGCCGCAGGGGCAGGATGGGCCATGTGTCAAGCCGGCAGCGGTCCTGGACCTGATGCTCCACAGCCGCAAAGGCCCCTATCAGTCGCTCATGGCCCGCGAGGATGTCCGCATCAAGCGGGTGCCCACGGCGCTGGCCTATGCCCTGGCCCGCGAGCTGGAGGCCCGCGTCCAGTTTGACAACATCTACTTCGCCAAGTCGGCAGACCCGGAAGCGCCCAAGTGGCAGGTCTTCGACCGCCACGATTCCTTCGGCGACCTGGACACCGACTTCAAGGATGTCGTCTTGAAGTTCTCCCCAGCCGGCGGGCTAAAGTTTCTCGCCGAGCACGCCCTGAAGCTCCAGCCCAAGTACCACTACAAAGACGTGGAGCCGCTCCCGGCATGGCGGCCCTACGAGCTGGGCTATGCGCCCACGGCCCTGGCCGTGTCGAGTCCTGAAAGGGGCTGGGCGGTTGAGGCGGATGGAGACAGCGGCAAGAAGGTCACGAAGTATGCCTGGCCCGGCGTGATTCGGGAATTCATCGACCACTGGGCGACCCGCCAAGACGCCCGTGAGTACGCCACCGACGACATTGTTTATACGCGGGCGCTGGACAAGCATTTCGGCTGCCCAGAGCCGGGCGACAACGACTCCACCCTGACCTGCATGGTGGCCGCCGTCCGTTGGCACGGGTTCACGATCGACCGCGAAGGGATCAAGGGCCTGATGGCGAAGGCCCAGGCCGTTGTGGCGGCCAGCCCGGTCAACATCAACAAGCCGAGCGAGGTGCGGGCCTACATCACGGCGGCGATGGATGACACCGAGAAGGTGATCCTCGAAGAATCCACGAAGAAGGCCAATCTCGAAGCGATCAGCAAGTGGGGCATCGGCGAGATGTGCCCGGCCTGCAAGGGCAAGGGGTTTCTGGAAAAGCCTGGAAACCTCTGCCCGCAGTGCAGCGGGGTGTGCTACGTCGGCGAGCCGGAGCCGTGCGGCGCGTGCCTGGGCGGCGACCCGCAGTGCGCCCGCTGCGGCGGTACGGGCTTCCTGAAGGTTGGCCACCATCCGGCCGGAGTTCGCGCCAAGGAAATCCTCGCCGTCAAGTTTGCGGCCAAGGAAATCGAGCTATACGAGAAGCTGCTCCTGGCCGGCAAGTTCCACGCCTCGTTCGTGGTGATCGGTGCCCTCTCGTCCCGCATGGCTGGGGCCGACGGCCTCAACGCTCAAGGGATCAAGCACACCAAAGAGGTCCGGCAGATGTTCCCCCTGGCATGGCCGGGGTATCTGCTCTGCGGCGGCGACTTCAGTTCTTTTGAGGTGACGATCGCGGATGCCGTATGCAACGACGAGGCCCTTCGCGCTGAGCTAATCGCCGGCCGGAAGATTCACGCGCTTTTCGGCATGGCCATCTTCCCCGGCACGACCTACGAGGAGGTGAAGTCGAGCGACGGCAGCACGACCAACGACATGTACACGAAGGGAAAGCAAGGCTTCTTCGGCACGATGCTCTACGGCGGCGACCATAGCACTTTGGTCAACCGCCTGGGGATCAGCGAAGAGGTCGCCAGGGCGGCCATCGAGAACTTCGGCAGCCGCTTCGTGGGGGTCAAGAAGTGGCGAAAGCGGGTCGCCGACTCGTTCTGTTCCATGACGCAACCGGGCGGCATCGGCACGAAGGTGGTCTGGAGAGACCCAGCCGACTTCGCCGAGACGATGCTGGGCTTCCGGCGCTACTTCACCTTGGAGAACCGCATCGCCCGCGCGATCTTCGACCTGGCCCACAACACGCCCAAGCACTGGAAGGACTGCAAGGTCAAGGTCGTCCGCCGCGACCGCGTGCAGACGGCCGGAGGTGCCGTCTCGTCGGCCCTCTACGGCGCGGCCTTTTCGATGCAGGCAGCCAACATGCGCGCAGCGGCGAACCATGAAATCCAGTCGCCGGGGGCTGAAATCACCAAGCACGTCCAGCGGAGGATTTGGGACTTGCAGCCGGTCGGCGTCCACGAGTGGCGGGTGGCAATCCTGAACATCCATGACGAACTGATGTGCGTCACGCGGCCGAATTACGTGAAGCCGGTGACGGCCGTTGTAACTGAAGCTGTTGAGTTCTTCCGTCCCAAAGTGCCGCTCATCGCAATGGATTGGAATGAAGAGATGTCCTCCTGGGCGGAAAAGAAGGCGGGAGCCAAACAAGTCAAGATACGCCCGCCGGAGATGTTGAAATGATAAAGCTGACGCAGGCAGACATTCAGCGTTTCTGGTCTTTCGTGGACCGGAAAGGGCCAACGGACTGTTGGCTTTGGCAAGGCGGCGGCCCTCGGAACCCCTACGGCAACTTCTCGGTCGGTCCCCGAGGTTTGTCGAAGACGTACTTGGCTCACCGCATCTCTTACCAACTGGCATACGGCCCAACGAGCTTGCACGTATGCCACTCGTGCGACAACCCACGCTGCGTAAATCCGCGACACCTATTTGCCGGCACGCAGAAGGACAACCGCCAAGACTGCAAGCGAAAGAATCGCACTGCGAGAGGGCGACAACACGGAAAGGCGGTGCTCACCGAATATGAGGTAGGAAGGATCGTTGACCTGGACAACAAAGGCCGCACGCCGGCTGAGATCGCTCGGGAACTGAGGCGCAAACCAACTACCATTTACAACGTGATTAAAGGAATGAGTTGGTCGTGGCTTACAGGACGCCAGCGGGTAGCGCCGGAGATGATGAAGCAATGGGCAGCATACGACGACCGCGCCACGGCCCGGAGTGGTTCATTCAACGTGATTTAATCACATTTCTCCGTGCGCGTAAATGGCACGTTGAAAGAACGCACGGCAACTTGTACCAGACCGGGTTCCCCGACCTGTACGTGATGCACGAGAAATGGGGCCAGCGGTGGATCGACTGTAAGCAACCGAAGAGGTACACGTTTACCAAAGCCCAGCGGTTCAAGTGGCCGCTCTGGGAAGCCAAGGGCACCGGCATCTGGATACTCACTGCGGCCACGCAGGAAGAGTACGACAAACTGTTCAAGCCGCCCAACTGGCGCGACTACTGGAAGGAGTCGTGGAGTCAGGTTCCTGACATCGACGCCCTCCTCGACGAGCTAGACCGCGAAGGCTGGTAGCTCGCTTCTCGCAACTCGTTACACCCGCCAACTGCGGAGAAACCCTGCGCTATGAATCTGCAACAGCGACCCGAACCGTGGATGTGTATGCCGCTGGCCTTTGCGATGGCCTTGGACGTGCCCGTCGCCGATCTGCTCGCCGCCATAGGCCACGACGGCAGCGAGATCGTCTGTTCATCACTTCCCGAGCCGCTGTGCCGGCGGTGCTTTCACGTTCAAGAGCTAGTTCACGTCGCGTTGGCGCGCGGCATGGCCGTCACGCCGGTCGAGTTGTTTCCCGTGCTGCAACCGACCGAAGCAGGACCGTTCCGCAAAACGGTGCTCTACCCCGACAACAACTGGCGGCGATTCGAGGCCACGATCCGCAACAGCCGGGGCGTCATCGACGGCACCGGCGCACGCCACGGCCACATGGTCGCCTACGACCACGGCCGCATCCACGACCCGCGCGGGCCAGTCTACGACTACAGCCGCCTCGCCTGTGAAGCCCACCAGTTCTACACCCGCTGCGCCTGGCGGATCGACGCGATTGGAGGGTGCGGCCGTGGGTAATCCTTACAACGATCTTCTTATCAGCAATCTTCATCAGGCGACCAGCGGTGAGACGTTGGACGCCGAGAAGAACCTGGCCCTTTTCAAGCGCGTGGCAACCGGGGATGCCACGGCCCGCGAGGAAATGATAGTCGGCAACATGCCTCTGGCTGTCACCAACGTCGAGAGCTTCATTCGCTCTTGTCCCGGCATTGCCCATCTGCGCGACGATCTTGTCAGCGCCGCGTTTACCGGGCTTGTGGAAGGCGTGAACAGAATCGCAACGGGCAAGGGTCCACGCAGCACCGATCCGTCCGCACCGGTCGAGTTTCTGGGCATGTGGATCAATCGGGAATTGCGCAACCTGATTGCCTCGGCCAGCCTGATCCGGTTGCCGCCGCGATCGCGCTATCGCGCACGTGCTCAAGGCCAGGAGTTGAATCCTCCCACGGTCCACAATGTCGTTCCCGAGCGATTCGAGGTGCCTTCCTACCAGAAGGAACTGGAAACGCGCGACCTGATTGAGTCCTGCTGCACCTGCGACGCGGAACGGACCTTCGTGGCCATGCGGGAGGCCGGCTACAAGTTCACCGAGATCGCGGCAGCGCTCCACATGCCGGTTTCATCAACCCACGTCATGGTAAGCGCGTTGGAGGCCAGGGTCCGGCGCAAGATGGAGGCCGTTCGCAACCAGTGATTCAGCGCATCTTCCTAGACCTGGACGACGTGTGCAACACACTGGCCCCGTTCGTGTTGCACTCAGTCGGTTGCCGCATCGCTCCGACTGACTACGCGACCTACCCGCGCCAGTTCGGCTACCGCGTTTCCGAGGCGGCCAACCACCTGCTGGGCGAGTCTCGCTACACGCCAGCCACGTTCTGGGCGTCCATCCCACGCTCGGTCTGGGTCCAGGTCCCCGAGTCGCCGTTCTTCGCCTGGCTCTTGGAGAGGTGCGCCGAGGCGGTCGGCCGCGAGGGCGTCTGCATCGCTACGAGCCCGACCAAATGCCCCGAAAGCCTGGCCGGCAAGTTGGAGTGGATTCACGGGCACTTTCCGCCGTGGATGCACCGGCAGTTTGCCATCACGCCCCGCAAACACCTTTTCGCCCGGCCGGACGCCCTCTTGATCGACGACTACAGCGAGAACACCGACCGTTTCCAGGCCCTCGGAGGCCACGTAATCCTCGTGCCGAGGCCCTGGAACGCCAACTGGGCCTTTGACCCCCGCCGTTATCTGGAAAAGAAGTTGGCGGCAGCACTCGGGAAACGGGTCTGATTTCCGTTGTCCCTTATGGAGAGTAATTCAGACCTTTTGACCTAATAGCGAGTTGTGTACGCCGTCGAGTTCATCCCCGCCGATTGGCTAGAGCGAGCCGCCTGGTGGCCCGGCCTGGTTGTCTACAGCCGGCCGGTGTTGATCGAGCGGCGGGAGACCGTTCGCCGGGAGTGTGACCTGATGGAAGACCTGCTCCGATCCCAGCTATCCGCACAGGCATGACCGATGGCAAGACGCGAGTTCCTGCAACTGGCCGACCACTACGATCCGCACAAGCATAACGTCGCAGGTTGGTTCGTATCGGAGAAGCTGGACGGCACCCGCTGCTTCTGGGACGGTGGGATCAGCCGTGGGCTGCCCACCGAGGAGGTGCCCTGGGCCAGCGTCATCGACCCCAAGACTGGCCGGAAGAAGGCCAAGATCAAGCCGGTGGCGACCGGCCTGTGGAGCCGCTACAGCAATCCGATCATGGCCCCCGACTGGTGGCTCAATCAACTTCCCTGCTGCCCCCTGGACGGCGAGTTGTGGGCCGGGCGGGGCAAGTTCCAGCTCTGTCGGTCGATCTGCGGCGGCGACACCCCGGACGAGCGTTTTGACAAGATCGTCTTCGCGGTCTATTCCAGCCCGCCGCTGGGCTGCGTCTTCCGCACCGGGCAGATCAAGAACGCCAACATGGTCTGCGATGTCGATTACCTCACGATTGAGCGATGGCTTCGCCAGCGACTCAATCAGCGCGGCGAGCGCTTCGAGGGCGTGCCTCGGCCGAAGCGTTGCCTGGGCGACTACTTCCGCTTCCTGCAACCCGGTCAGCCCTTTGGCAAGGAATTGGCTGTCCTGAACACGGCCTTGGAGAACACCGACGCCTCGGTCTGCTACCTCCATCCGCAGATGAAGCTGATCGACGTTCCCGAGGCAGCCAGCGACCAGATGGAAGAGTACCTGCAACGGGTCTTGGACCGCGGCGGCGAGGGCGTGGTGATCCGTGATCCCGATGCCGTTTGGACGCCGAAGCGCCACAAGTCCATCCTCAAGTACAAGCCCTTTTCGGACGCCGAGGCCCGCATTACGGGCTTCACCAGCGGCCGGGAAACCAACAAGGGTAGCCGGCTGTTGGGCAAGATCGGTGCCCTGATTGTGGACTACCAGGGCAAGCGCCTGGAGTTGTCCGGTCTGACGGACGCCGAACGGGAGTTCCTGAATCCCGACATGGCCCACACGGCGGCCGAGAAACCGGGCCAGGACATGCCTTCCTTCTTCCAGGGCAAGTCGTTCAAGGTCGGGCAAACCGTGACGTTCAAATACCGCGAACTGTCCGATAACAGCGTCCCGAGGGAGGCCCGCTACTGGCGACGGAGGGATGCCGATTGACCGCCACGCCAAAGATTACGTATCGCCAGTACGGCGGCAAGGCGTCCATCGCCAAGTGGATCGTCTCGCACTTCCCCGAGCATCGGGTTTACATGGAGCCGTGCTGCGCTTCGGCCGCCGTGCTCCTGGCCAAGCCCCGCTCGTTCGTCGAGATCATCAACGATCTGGACGAAGTGGTCATGGGCATGTGGCGGGCGGTCAAGTCGCAGCCGGAACAGTTGGCTGCGCTGCTCTGGGCTACGCCCTATTCGGCCGCCAACTGGCGAGAACAGCCCGTAGGCGACATCGACCAGGCTGTGCTCTTGATGGCGCAGGGCGTGCAGTTCTACTGCGGCAACGGCAATTCCTCCACGTGGTCGCTCGACAAGTGCCCGGCCCCGCACAAGCCGAAGCCCGAGGTCTGGGCGGATTGGTTCCGGCGGGTCTTGCCCGCTGCAAATCGGATGCGCGGCGTCGCGCTGTTGCACGAAGACGCCCTGGTGGCAATCCAGCGGGTTTACCGCGACCCAGAAGCCCTGATCTATGTCGATCCGCCTTACTATGGCCACGAAGACGAGTACCGCTACCGCATCGACTATCCCGCGATGGTCGAACTGCTGAACTCGGCCAGCGCCAAAGTGGCGGTATCCGAGTACCCGGAAGCTGCGGAGTTCTACCGCGGCTGGAACCGCATCGACCGCGTGACCGCCAGCCGGGCCGGGGCCGGGCGGCACAACTCCCGTGGCAAGACGAAGACCGAAGTCCTGTTCACCAACTTCTAAGCCGTTGATCCGACCAATGAGGTTCGCACGGTGAGTCAAACCGCAGAACTAGCGCGCGTTCAAGCCAACATCGGCGACCTGGTGGAGACGTTCGTGTTGGACCGCTGGCAGACGGGCCAGCCGCGCTTCTACATCCAGGATTTGCACGACTACATCGCCGCCAGGACGCAGATTGCCCCTGCGTCCCCCGATCGCGTCCTTCGGCAGCTTCGGCTCGAAGGCAAGTTCGACTACAAGGTCGTCAACCGCTCGGACTCCTGCTACGAAGTCACCGGGATCGCTCCCGGGCCGAGAAGCAAACTGCTGAAGACGGCTGCAACCAAACGCAATCCCAAGCAAGAGGGCACCAGCTACTTCGATTGCATCCCGCAAGCCGGCCCGTGCCCCATCGGCTGCAACCAGTGTTTCTTCAACCGGCCGGGTGCGTACTACGTTCCCCTGGACCAGTTGCCCCTGGTGCCCGCGCCCGAAGAGGTCGGCGACGGCGTTGTGCGGATGAACTGCGGCAACGACAGCAACCATCAGCGCGAGCTGGTGATCGACACCGCCAAGCAGTATCAGCGGTACTTCTTCAACACGTCGATCCCCCGCTTCGATTTCCCTGGTCCCGTGGTCCTCACGGCCAATCCCAAGGAAGAGGAGGAATCCCGCTACGCCTGGCCGATCTGGCACGGCGAGACCTGGTACTCGCCCGCTCCCAACCTGATGTTCGTGCGGCTCCGCACCTCGGCCACGAACCTGGGCCTGGTGGACAAGGCCGTGGCTGCGTGGACCGCCGCGCAGGTGCCGGCGGTGATTACCTTCATGGCCTACTACGACCGCGAGCCGCCGGTGCCGGCCGACCTGACCTTCAAGGGGCCTTGCTACGAGTGGCGCGTCCGGCACATCAATCCCTACTGGTGCCCGACCAGAGACTTCATGCGCTGGGTCATGTCCCGCTACGCCCAGAACCGGCTGGTGAGCATGTGCAGCAGCATCAACTCAGCCTACTGCCGTGACTGCCGCAACTGCGAGACCCATTACCTGCAAACCATGAAACGACTGCGGGGCGAATGACTCGGTGCGTCTGGCCCTACGAGCGCGGAGCGGGGCCTGCATCAAATGTCCAAGGAAACCAGGGCCGCCCGCGACGGCCCGCCACTGAGGCCCGGATCGACAGCCGAGGTTTTTGCGAAAGAGGTGTGCAATGGGTGGAATCGTGACCCTGATTATCAGTCTGCTTGCCGGTGCGGTCGTCGTGACCCTCACCTGCGAGGCTCCCGTCGCCATCGCCACCGTCTGCGGCGTCGTGGCGGTGGCCGCCATTGTCGCCAGGGCGATGGGGAGAATCTGACCGGATTCTACTCGGGTATCGCGCTGCCTTCGCGTTGTTTTGATAGAGCGAACCAATGGCAACCGCTCGACAGAACGCCGACTTCGCCAGTCGCCCGGTAACGATTCAAGACGCTCTGGGCAAGGCGTTCAGCCACGACGAGCCAATGGCTGCGTAGCTCGCCGTTTCATTCCGCTATCACCCGTCAACTGTCTGAGACCCTGCGCCCGTGTCGGAAGTCAACGTCACCATCGAACGCATCGAGGCCGTCGCGCCGCATCCCAACGCCGAGAAGTTGGAGATCGCCAAGGTCGCCGGCACGCAGACCGCCATCGTCAAAGGCCAGTTCAAGGCCGGCGATCTGTGCGTCTACTTCCCGCCCGACATTCTGATCCCTGGCGACGTGGCCGAGGCCCTGGGCGTCACGAAATACCTCAAGACGGCCCTCTACGGCGGCCTGCGGGTGCCCTGCCGCGTGGCGGCCTGCCGGCTGCGCGGGACGCCGAGCTACGGCTTCGCGCAGCCGCTAAGCGCCCTCGGCACGGTGAAGCAGCCCTCGGTCGGCATGGACGTGACCGAGACGTTCCGCGGCCGGAAGTACGAGCCGCCGGCGCGGGTCTATCGAGGCTACGGCGGCGGCACCGGCGAAGTGTGGGGCGGCCTGGCCCGCGAGCCGGTCAACTTCCACCGCTACACCGACATCCAGCACTACCGCAAGTACCGACACCTTCTCGACGCCGGACTCCCGGTGCGGATCACCGAGAAAATCCACGGCACGAACAGCCGTGTCGGCCTCTTGAAGGTCGATGGCGAATGGCAATTCCATGCCGGCTCCCACAAGACCGCCCGCAAGCAGATTGACCCGGAAGGCCGTGAGTCCGTGTATTGGGGGCCATTGAATCGAGAAGGTGTGCTGGACCTGCTCACCGACCTGTGCAACGAGGGCGACGAGCCGACCAACGACGTGATTCTCTTCGGCGAGTTGTTTGGCCCCGGCGTCCAGGACTTGGACTACGGCGTGCCTGCCGGCGACATCGGCTGGTGGCTCTTCGACATCTCCGTCAGCGGCACCTATCTGGATTGGGCACCCGTCAAAGCGCTCTGCGAGCGCTATGGTGTCCCCACCGTGCCCGTGCTCTACGAAGGCCCCTTCTCACCGGAACTGGTCGAGCGGTTGACCTATGGCGACACGACCGTGGCTCGGGCGGTCAAGTCGAAGTTCAAGGGCCGTGAAGGGATCGTCATTACCCCGCTTGTCGAGCAGCAGTGCTCGATGGGTCGCCTCGTTCTGAAATCTGTTTCAGCGGACTATTTGGACCGGAAGGGCGCGCAAGATGAAGCCGAGATATAGGCTCCTCCGGTATCTGCGCACCGTCGCGCTTGGCCTGGCGTTGGGCGCGTGCGCGCCGGCCTACATCGGCGGCTTGTACTACGGCCTGTGCGGCGACCATGCCTACGAGCAAGCGTGGCTCGACCGGGCCATCGACCATCTGAGGGCGATGCGGGAGTCGTGCGACGCCCCGGACCTGTGCGACATCCTGGACTACACGATCCGTCGCTACAGCCGTGCCGGCGCATGGGATGTCATGGTGGCACCGTGCGTCGGCGTCTACCCCAACGGCAAGACGGTCGGCGTCAACGTCCCGTACTGCCCCGGCATCACGATTGATCCCGAAGTGCTGTCGTGGCCGCCAGAGGACGGAGCGCTGATTGTGGTCCATGAAGCCCTGCACGATTACTGGCCCTTCTTCGGCCACGGCCATATCAACGCCCGCGAAGAGAAGCTTTACGAGTTGTCCTGTGCTATCCGACGCCTTCATCGAAGTGACGTGCGACAGCAAGTGATTGAAATGACCCGCCCCGAGGTGCTTACCCGCCGGCTCCATGAGGAAGCGACGATCCTGCGCCGGAGGTCACTGCACCGATGATCTCTCGAAATCCTGTATGGCTGTCCCGCTTGACCTAGTTCTCAGCGCGCACGTCGGCCAGAACGCGCATGTCTTCGCCGACATCCTGCGTCTGCACGTGCCGCGCGGTTCCAAGGTCGCGGACGTGACCTACGGCAAAGGGGCCTTCTGGAAGCAAGTCGATCCGACCCTCTATACGTTGCTGGCCACCGACCTGAAGACCGGCGTGGATTGCCGGAGACTGCCCTATGAGGATGCCTCCATCGACGCTGTTGTGCTTGACCCGCCGTACATGGAGGGGTTCTTCCGCCAAACCGCGGAGCAGCTTGCGGGGTCCGGGTCTCATGCGTCCTTTCGCGAGCATTACGCCTCTTCAGCCACGACTACAAGCGGCCCGCGGTATCACGCGGCCGTCCTGTCGCTGTACGTCGAGGCCGCTATCGAGGCCCGTCGAGTGCTGCGCAATCGGGGCATCCTCATTGTCAAGTGCCAAGACGAAGTGAGCGCCAACCAGCAGCATTTGACCCACGTTGAGATCGTCAACGAGTACGCCGCGATTGGGTTCCACGCCAAGGATTTGTTTGTGCTCGTGCGGACGAATCGACCCGGAGTGAGTCGGCTGAAGAAGCAGGTCCATGCCAGAAAGAATCACTCGTACTTCCTGGTGTTCGTCAAAACAAACCCATGAGCCGGTCTCCTCGACACGAAAGCACAGGCGCGGAAGAGACGGTGGTTTACCGCACCATTGTCGCCGATCCGCCGTGGACGCCCGTCCTGGGGGCCACCTGGAAGACTCGCTTTACCGATAAGGGGCGGCCCCAGAAGCACTACCGAACCATGAGCGTCGATGCGATCTGCGGCCTGAAGGTGCCGGGGGCGAAGCAGGCCCACTTGTGGCTCTGGGTGCTCAACCAGCACATCGACTGGGGCTACGCCGTGGCACGGGCCTGGGGCTTCCAGCCCTGGACGATGTTGACGTGGTGCAAGCCCGGTCGCGGCGTTGGCCGCTTCCAGTGCAACACCGAGCACGTCCTTCTCTGCCGTAAAGGGGCACGCCACGGCAACCCGTTCGGCCCGACCGGCGGGACATGGTTCGCCTGGCCGCGAGGTCGGCACAGTGCCAAACCGGACGAGTTCTATCGGCTGGTCGAAAGCGTTTCGCCTGGCCCCTACCTGGAAATGTTCGCCCGCACGCGCCGGCCCGGCTGGGACGCCTTCGGTGACGAAGTGGAAGGTTCGATAGCCCTCGTGTGATCGACCGATATGCCTAGCCCGTTGACCGTCAAACGAAACGACTACCATACCCGCCCGAAGCGGAGCGACGTTTATACGCCGCCCGGCGTGGCCCGGTTCCTGTTTGACGTACTGGGCGGCTGTAACCGTTGGGATACGATCCTGGACCCGGCCATTGGCACCGGCCACTTGACGGACCCTTGGTACGACGACGCCTGTCGCATCATCGGCATCGACATCGTTGACCGGAAGCCGGCCTGCCAGCGGTTCATCCACGGCCATTTCGAGGACCAAGAAAGCATCCGACCGTTGCCCGATCTGGTGCTCTGCAATCCACCCTTCAACGGCGCGGCTGGCAGGCAACTCTACCCCGAGGTGTTCCTGCGGCACGCCTTCAAGCTGTTTGGCGAGACGATGCCCGTAGTGCTGTTCACCCCGATGGGCTTTCGCCTGAACCAGCGGCGGAAAAGCACCCGTTGGCGTTGGCTGCGTGACAGCCGGGCCGACCTGACCAGCATCGTGTCCCTGCCACTCGACACGTTCCCCGGCGTCGAGTTCCACGCCGAAATCCTCATCTTCAACGTGCTGGGCATCCGCCCGCACTACTTCCTGCCGGAAGCCGCCTTGTGAGCTACACCAAGAAGCAGATTGCCGAGGCCCTGGACCTGGCCGTCCTGAAGCCGACCGCCACACACGCCGACATCGTGCGGGCGGCGCACAAGGTCAAGACTCAGAACATTCACTCGCTCTGTGTGGCCCCGGTCAACGTCGGCCTGGCGCGCCTGTACGTCGAAGAGATCGCGACCGTCGTCGGCTTCCCGCACGGCAACACTTTGCCGGCCGTCAAGGTGCTGGAAGCCAGCCTGGCCGTCAGCCACGGGGCGACCGAACTGGACGTAGTTGTCAACTATGGCCATTTTCTTGCCGGCAAGCCGCGGACGGTCAAGGAGGAGTTGACCCTGCTGGTCAACCTCTTCCGGCCCATGCCCGTCGTCATCAAGGCCATTCTGGAAACGTCCTACTACAACCCAGACCAGATTCGCGATGCCTGCAAGCTGTGCGTCGATTGCGGGGTGGGCTTCGTGAAGACTTCCACCGGGTTCGGCTCCGGCGGGGCGACGGAGGAAGCGGTCAGGATCATGGTCGATGCCGTGCGCGGCAGCGGCGCGGGAGTGAAGGCCAGCGGCGGCATCAAGACCTACGCCGACGCCGCCCGCTACCTGGACCTGGGCTGCACACGGCTTGGCGCGTCCGTCTTCGAGGAGTTGTTGCCATGAATCGCCTCTTCTACAACCGCGTCTACCTGTCTGGTCCCATCGACAACGCCAAGGACTTTGGCGTCGGCTGGCGGCAAATGGTCCGCGAGCGCCTGGCCGATTTGGACTTGATCTTCCTGGACCCATGCAAGAAGCCGTTGCAACTGGGGTTCGCCTGTGAAGACTTGGAGAACCACAGACGCCGCTTAGCCTTGAAACGCATCGGCGACTTCGAGACGATTTCCCGCGAGATGCGACTGATTCGTTGTATCGACCTTAGACTGGCCGACCTCTGCGACTTTGCCATCACGCATCTCGATCTCAACATCTACTCCACGGGGACGCATGAGGAAGTCACCACCCTGAACCGGCGGAAGGTGCCGATCCTCGTTCATGTCGAGCAAGGCAAGGAGAACCTGCCGGACTGGTATTTAGGTGCGTTGCCGCATCAACACGTCTTTGGCGAGTGGGACGATCTTTTCGCTTACGTCCGGCACGTCGCCCACGATCCGCCGCCGATCGACACCTTCAACCGCTGGCGCTTTCTGGACTACGGACTGCTCTATGGGATGAATACGATCCCGTTGACACAAGGAAAATGTGCGACCATCAGCCCGGAAGACTACCGCCACCTGATGCAGTGGCGTTGGCACGCCGCCAAGAAGGGCCGGCAGACCATCACGTACTACGCAGAGCGCGGCGTGAACGGCAAGGGTGGGCGTCAGCACGTTGGGATGCACCAGGAGGTCGTCAAGCGTATGGGGATGGCCGTGCCGCCTGGTTACACCATCGACCATATCAACAGTGACCCGCTCGACAATCGCCGCGAGAACCTGCGCATCGTGACGGAAGGCCAGAACCAATGGAACCGGCGGCGAGGCGGTGACAACCGCACCGGAGTCAAAGGTGTGTGCTACGACGAGGCCAACAAGACCTACAAGGCGGCTGTCTGGAAGGGCAACAAGCCGGTGTGGCAGAAGCACTTCAAGACCCTCAGTGCCGCGACAAAGGCCATTGAAAAGGCCCGCAAAGAGTTGCACGGGGACTGCGCTCGCAACTAGGGGACTAGCCATGAAACCGGACCCCAGCACACCCAAACGATCCATTGCCAAGGCTGTGAGTTGGGAAAGCTTCTCGAACCTTTTGTGCTTTGCCCTGGCCTACGCGATGTTCGGCAACATCGGCGGATGTGTCGCATTCACGCTGATCTGCTTTCTCGTGAAGTTGATCCTCTTCTACTGGCACGAGCGAGCGTGGCACCAAATCCCGTGGGGCAAGCGCCCATGAAACTGCAACCCTACCGCCGAGAGAAGCTGCCTGGGCGCAACGACAAGTGCCCTTGCGGCAGCGGCAAGAAGGCCAAGCGATGCTGCTTGGAGAAGATCAAAGCCTTCGCCGCCCTGCCGCCACACGTGCGCGAACACGTCGTGGTGGCCAACATTCTCGGCCATCCCGTCAATACTCCCGGAGTCTGACATGCGCATCCCCAAGTCGCTCAGCTACTCGTCGATGTCGCTGTGGTACAAGGACCAGGACGAGTTCTATATCCGCTACCTGGCCGACCATGCCGCGCCTCGACTGCCGCAGGAGCAACCTGCGGCTGTGGGGAGCGCCTTTGACGCCTACGTCAAGGCTCAGCTCAACTGGCATCTCTACGGCCGGGCGATGTCGCCGCAATTCGAGTTCACGGCCATTTTCGAGAGCCAGGTCGAGCCGCACAACCGGGACTTCGCGCTGAAGGCCGGCAAGCACGTCTTCAAGGCATACAAGCTGTGCGGGGCCTACGACGACCTGCTCAAGCAATTGCAGCAGTCAGTCGAGCCGCCGCGCTTCGAGTTCAAGGTGGACGGCCTGATCGAAGGTGTCCCCTTCACCGGCAAGCCCGATTGCCGCTTCGTCTTGGACCTTGGGCAGGGTCGCATCCCTTGCATCTACGACTGGAAGGTCCGGGGCTATTGCTCCAAGTACGGGGCCAGCCCGTCAAAGGGCTACGCCACCTGCCTGGATGGCTTCAGGTCGGAGAAGCCCAGCCGGAGCCAGGGCAAGGAGCACGCGATGTACAAGGCGATGGATTTCCGTGGCCTGACAATCAACAGCGGCTTCATGGAGTTCTGCAACAGCGAATATGCCGATCAGCTTTGCCTCTACGGCTGGCTCTTGGGCGAGAAGATCGGCGACGAGAACACGGTGCTGGGGATCGAGGAGTTGTGCGCCAAGCCAGGGAGTCCGCCCACGCTCCGCTATGCCCGCCATCGCGGCCGGGTCAAGGCCGACTACCAACAGAAGCTCGCCGAGCGGGTCACGACCTGCTGGCAGGCCATCACCAGCGGCCACGTCTTCTCCAGTCTCAGCCGCGAAGACAGCGATGCCCGCTGCCAAGTCCTGGAGCAGATGGCCGTGGGGCTTGTGTCCAACGGCACGGCCCTGGACGACTGGTTTGCCGATGTCACCCGTCCCAAGTATTTCCACTGAGCCATGCCCGTCAAGCCATGCCCATCCCTCTGTTCATCCTCGAACGCATCAAGAGTGCTCCCGTCAACGGCCAGCACATGGCAGACGTGTTCACGAAGCTGGCCTACGTCCTCGACCGCACCGAACAGAACGAAGGAGCCATCGACATCGCCTACGACGCCCAGACCGATCAGCTACAACCCGGCGATCTTATCCCGACGCTGACCTTCTCGCTGCAAAGACAAAAGACGGCGATGGTCCCCATCGACCCGGACAAGGTAATCGAGATCGTACCGGCGGAAGCGGCAACGGACGTGGAGGTAGAAGAATGAACCTGACCCTGTTCATCCTGGCCGTTGTTGGCCTGACACACATCGTCGTGGACGCCGAAATAAGTGAGCCGGTCCATGCCTGGATCAAGCCGCGATTCCCGGTTGTCGCACGGATCATGGACTGTCAGCAATGTGCGGGCTTCTGGTGCGGCCTGCTGCTTGGACCAGTTGTGAGTTGGAACCCGCTGGTGTGGTTGGTTTGCGGATTCGCCGGCAGCTTCCTCGCTCAACTTGGCTACTGGACCTTGAACGCGATTGAGGCGTATGCCAGGGGCCAGAAGGTGACTTGATGGAAAACGAACAAGAGGGCTGGATTACGGGTTTCGCCTGCTGCCGCGTGTGCAACCTTGAGTGCCCGAAGTGCCACAGCATGTCTGGTGAACTGACGGAGTAACGTATGCCGTGGGTCGTCGTCGTCACGTTTGCGTTCCTCTGCGGCTTCCTCATGGACATCGTGTGGACGCTTTGCGTCGATGCCGTGACCCGTAGGAAGCCCCTGACAGCGGCCAACTTCAGCGCGTTGCTCTACCTCTGCACCATCGTCTCCACGGTCCTGATCGTGGAGAAGTGTTTTGCGGCCGTGGCCGCCTACATCGTCGGCGGCTGGCTGGGAACGTATCTCGTCGTCGCCCGCGGTGGTCACGGCGGTAGCAAGCCGCCTCAGCAATGAAGAACATCAGCATCCTCGCTCCAGCGGCGGTTATTCAAGCAACTGGACGATTGGCATTGCTATGACCGCAACGAAGAAGGTGTGACCGAGGCGCGAGTAGGCGACATCCGCGCCATCCGCTGGTTGCTCGACCGCCACAACCGCCACGAGCACGAAGGCTGGGACATCGTAGAGGCCATTGTTCCATGCACACCCTGATTAACGCCGACTGCCTCGACTACCTCAACGCCGGCCACCAGCAGTGGACCACGCTGTTCGCCGACCCGCCAGACAACATCGGCCTGGGTTACCAGACCTACAAGGATAGGCTGCCTGATGACAAGTACATCGACATGCTGAGAACCTGGCTGCACTTGTTTGTCCACAAGGCGAAGACGGTCTGGTTCAGCTACAACGCGAAGTGGTCCTTCGCCCTGGGCGGCATCGTGCATGAGATGGTCAATCGCATCAGCGGCTTGGAGGCCAAGCCCTGCGTCCAGACCTACACGTTCGGCCAGCACAATCACCACGATCTGGGCAACAACCACCGGCCGCTCTTGCGAATGCGTTGGTCCGACGCTCCGCTCCTGCCCGACGCCATCCGCGTTCCCAGTTGGCGGCAAGAGAACGGCGACAAGCGGGCGGACCCGCGCGGGCGCGTGCCCGGCGACGTGTTCGACTTCACCCGCGTCGTGGGCAACAGCAAGCAGCGTCGCCCCTGGCACCCAACGCAGTTGAACGAGGGCTTAGTCGAGCGGTGCATCAGGCTCACCACGCCCGAGGGCGAGTCGGTTCTTGACCCGTTTGGCGGCACTGGCACCACGCTCCGCGTTTGCCGCCGGTTGGGCTACCCCTGCACCCTAATCGAAATCGACCGCGACTACTGCGCGGAGATCGTCAAAGAACACGGCATGAAGCGTTCGGAATACATCCACCGCGCCTTGTGGGAGGTGGAGTGATGAAAAGCGCCGATCGCTCATTGGAAGTCACGGCTCGACGAGAGGCTGCTCGGAAGGCCGCTAACTGCGGGTCGATACCACGCCCGGAGAAGAAGCCCTGCATCTGGGATCACGTGGATTTCATGGAATGGGAGTCGTGGCGAGACCTAAGCCTGAGTCCGCCGGCCGGAGAGGAACGATTCGGAAACCGTTTTGAGAAAAGGGGAACGACGAAGATGATCTGGCTCATTACACATGGCACGAACGGCTACTTGACTCTCGATGACAGCGGCACAGTGCTGGGCGCTATCGCATCCCCGGCCTACACGACTTGAACACCAAGGATGAACCCTTCCCCGGAGTGCTACTGATGGGAAATGAAAACGACTACAACCATGCCCTCAAAGGACGCCGGCCTCCGGGCGGCGGGCGGGAGCGGATTCTGTGCATCGAGCAGCGAAGCGACGACACTCCGTCGCGCTGCAAGCCGGGCCGAGTGCGCTGCCCCGTGGACGATCCCAACACGGGCTCTGCCGACACCGAGTACGCGGCAATCCTTGCCAGGCGTGAAGTCGAGCAAGAGGTCGCAGCCCGATTGGCCGTCTTGGAGTTTCTTGATCCCTCCCAGAAGCGCCCCACGCCCAGGCCGAACGTGCTCAACAAAGTGGACTTCTTCGACCTGTAGCCACGCTGGTCGTCAAGATTGAACCGCTCTGGGTCACGGGGGAGATCAAGACCGTTGCCGCCGGCAAGATCGTCAACATCGGCACCAGCGGTCCCGCGCGAGGCAACCGCCGGATCGAGTTGCGCCCGTGCCGCCGTCCGGCGTGGGGCTTGATGTATCGCGCCGCTAGAAAACTCGTCCGCGACCAAAATCCTACTCGGGATTCAGCCGCGTCTCGCGTTGTCCCTTACAGAGAGCAACATCAACCAATCGGAGGGACAACACCATGATCGCCCAACTGCCAAACCTGAACGCCATCCTGAAGCGCCATGCGATTCACCCGAAGTTCTGGCCGGGAATTCGCGCCCTCGTCGAAGAGGGGCAGCGGCCGAGTGCCGAACTGCGCGTGCGCTTGAAGCGCGTGGCCAACTACAAGGCGGCCCTGGCCGAGATCATCGCGGAGCTGTCCAAAGGACTCGACCACGAGTTCCCGCCGCCCGAGTACCGGCCGCCGGCCGGATACCAGTTCTACGAGTCGTTGACTCCCGAAGACGTTGCGCTGGCGACTTCGGGCGGGTGAGCCGTCCGCAGCCCGTGAAACAACCAGACCCTTTTCGCCTTTCACTTGTGGGTTGGCATTGGCTCCCGGTGCCAGAGCGCGTTGATCGACGGTTGGCACCCTTTTCTCTTGCTCGAACGAAAGACAGACACGATGAACCCGACCGACTTCCTGGCCCGCGAAATCCAGCCCGGCCACCTGATCGCCCGCCCGCAGGCTTCCCCGCCGGAGACCGTGTGAGATGCCTTTGTACGACCTGGAGTGCAGCGCGTGCGGCCACGCCTTCGAGGCGTTCCAGGCCATGAACCAACCCCAGCCGACGCGCTGCGCGAGGTGCGGCAAGAAGAAAGTCCGCCGAGTGCTGCTGAAGCCCTGCGCGACCTACAACAGCTACAGCCCGTGCCATCCGCGCAAGAATCGCGGCACCGGCATCGGTCGGAAAAGGATGTGAGGCGTCTATGAGAACCAGCGAATGGCGAGCCTTGATCCGCCGCCTGCGGAAGCACTTTCCCGTGCAAGGCACCGTCACTGTGATTCGCCGACCCGTGAAGTGCGACTGCGGACTGACGACCTTCAACGGAAACGACTACCGAGTCCGCGTCAACTCAAAGCAATCGGACCAAGGGCAGATCGACACCCTCCTGCACGAATGGGCGCACGTCCGCGCGATCGAGGAAGCCTACGGGCATCGAGGACGCTGGGCCACGCTGCACGGAGAAATCTACGACGCCTGGACCCGTGATTTCGAGCCGCCCGAGGTGCCCGAGCCGCAGGGGACTGAGTGATGGAGTTCGCGCGCAAGCGAAAGCGGGGCCAGGACAAGAAGGTCCACAAGACCTGGTTTTCGGAGGAGGGCTACCGGATTGTCTGGCGCAAGGAGGTCTACGGCGTCCGCGTGCCTGCCCGCTTTCAAGCCTGCGTGCGAATCCTGCTTCCTTATAGTGACGGCCAACTGCGTCAGATGTGGGAGTTCGTCAACCACAAACGCCGCCTAATCAAGACCTTTGCTGCGGCCCAAGAAGAGTGCGAGAAACACCAACGCCTCTGGACACGGGCGTGCGAAACCACCGGCGTCCGAGCCTTGAAGGAACTGTTCGGCGGCAGGCTGCCCAGCGGGATGCCCCTGTGGGCGCGGGAGAACATGGACCGCCGGCTGTACGCCATCTTAATGGACAACCGGCCAATGAAGTGCCGTGAATACGAGGAAGACGAGTCATGCACCGAGAGTTCACAACCGGCTTCCGACGCATCCGGCCCCGCCGGTCCTACAAGAACTTCGGACTCTTCTGCCTTGCACACGGAGCAAGTTTCGGACACCGATACCCCTGCCTCCTCTGCAAAGGGCAAGGGACGGTCTACGATCCGAACGACCCGCCGTGTCCGGTCGAAGGCAACAAGTACCGACGCACCATCCCTTGCGCCGCCTGCGGAAGGTCCGGCCGGGGGACGAAAGAAGCGTGCCGCCAGGCGTACCAAGAAGCGGTCGAAGCGTACCGGCAAGAGAAAACCGAGTACGACCGACTCCTCCGGCTCCGGCGTGAAGTGCTCAGGAGGCTCACGAAACACGAAATCCAAGCCCTCCGGGAGCTAGGGGTATGATGACTCGGAAGATACCACTCACACAAGGCAAGGTTACGATTGTCGATGCCGACTTGTTCAGTAAGTTGATTGCACTCGGCCCTTGGAGAGCGGCACGCCGTAAAGGCACCACCTGGTATGCAGCCAGTCATAGTCATGGCTATTTGCATCGGGTTGTGTTTCGCCTAACAACCGGCTGGTGTCCAAGACATATCGACCATAAAGACGGTAACGGTCTAAACAATCGTCGAAGCAACCTCCGTTCAGCAACACACCAGCAGAACCTCCGAAATCGTGGTCCAAACCGCAACAACAAGTTGGGATACAAGGGCGTATTCTCCCTCCCATCCGGGAAGATCAGAGCAGTGATCCATATAGGTGGCGGTAAAAGGAAACACCTCGGTTGTTTCAACACACCAAAGGAGGCGGCACGAGCCTACAACAAGGCAGCACGGTATTTATTTGGCGAGTTCGCTTGGCTCAATCCAGTTTGATTAGGTGGAATTGTGTCAGAGTTCTGCCCGCGATGCACGGCACCCCTGGAAACCGCACGGGACCCTGCCCGTTTGTGTGAGGTGTGCGGCTGGTTCAGGGACCAGCAGGAGGCCCTGGCGACTCCGCCACGAAGCGACGTGTTCAGCCCCGTGCTGGCCGCCGCACAGGCCCTCGACCTGTACCGCGACGTGTGCCGCAAGGAACTGATCGCCGAGCAGATTTACGACGCCGGCCACGCGGTCGAGGCCGACTTGCGCCGGGTCTGCCTGGCACGACGGCAAGCCGCCCACTCGATCATCGAGATGCTTGTTGCTCTCCGCAACCGCGCGGCGAAACAACAACTGAAGCGCATGAATGGCTCCGTTGCCTGGCCCGCAAACTGGACTGACCGGCACTACAACGCCTGCCGCCAACCGTGCGACATGCTGATTGGCCCGTGCTCCTGCGGGGCCTGGCACCAAGAACACGAGGACTGGGTGCAAGCCATGCTCTTCAAGCACAACGCCGAGATCATCGACGGGGATCAATCGTGAAGAAACTGTGTCCGAAGTGTGAAGAGCTGCTGAAGGTCGCCGAAGACGGCGCGGCCTACTGCGACGGCTGCGGCTGGTCCGGTCCTGCCGCCACGGCCCGCCGCGAGCCAGGGCTGCCGGCCACGCCGCCCAGGATGCCCTACGTCTCAATAGATATTGAAACGACGGGCCTCGATCCCGAGACCTGCCAGATTCTCGAAATCGGAGCCGTGTGGGATGACTGGACGAAGCCGATCCGCGAGTTGCCCGTCTATCACCGGCTGGTCTATTACAAGGAATATCGTGGCAGCGCCTACGCCTTGGCGCTGAACGCCAATCTCCTGCGGCACTTGTCGGGCCGGCGGGAGCCGTGGTGGCGCGACCCGGGCCAAGTGGCTGACGACTTCGCTGCTTGGCTGAAAGGCTGCGGCTGGGACGGAAGGGCCGCCCTCACTCCGGCCGGCAAAAACTTCGCCAGCTTTGATCGGCAATTCCTGAAACGGCTTCCAAGATTCGAGCAGGTGGTGAAGCTGCACCATCGCACACTCGATCCAGCCGTCCTCTACCTGCGGCCAGAAGACGAGAGGCTGCCAGACAGCAAGACTTGCTACGAACGGGCCGGACTGGACGGCAAAGTGGCCCACACCGCCGTGGAAGATGCCCTGGCGGTCGTGCGGCTGATACGACTGGGCATCAAACGATTGGAGGGTATGAACCCATGACGAATGAAATCCGCGAAAGCCTCAGCCGCCTGGGGCAGGTGCTCGTGTCCGACCTGAAAGGGACCGGTGCGGAATTGCAAACCTTGATCGCTGCGATTCGCAAGGAAGTCGAGGCACGAGGCGAGGCGATGAAGACCGCTGGCTCAGGCGACCCGATCTATCTCAGCGCCGGCAACGATCTGGTGGAACTGCTGCAATTGAATCAGGCGGCCGTGGCCGCCAACGCCGAGATCGACCGGCTCGTATTGGCCGCCGGCAAGGCCGTATCGCGGGTGCTGAAGAAGACCCCGAAGTGACCCCTCTGTGCTGCGTCCCGCCCCAGGTCGCGCCTCCCTGGGGCGGGACGAAAGACTGGTCCGGCCCCGTCATTTCTAACTGGTGAGGATGCAGGCCCTTCAAGCCTGGGATGCGGGTTCGAGTCCCGCCGGGGCCATTCGGAGAACCTTGATGCCCAGCACTGACATCGACGGTAGCGTGATTGTGATTCTCAGCGAAGCCGAGGCCCGCCGGGTCTACGACCACCTGCGCACTATTGCCGGAGGCCCGGGCCTGGATGCCTTGGAACACACGCTGGCCGCCAAGATCGCCCGTGACCTGAAACTCCCACCCTTGGAATGACGCCATGCAAGTCAAACTGAGCCGCCGCAACTTGTTGTCTCTCCTCCACAAACTGGAGATGCCAGGCAGCCGGCGCACGATCATCAAGCAGATCGACCTGAACAGCCCGGTCGGCACCGAGGCCGACGAGATCGCCGTGGTCGCCGTCACCGACGAAGAGTGCTACGCCGGCCGCGATCCCGGCGCGATGCACCCGGATACGGAGCAATTCGTGACCGATTTGACCGAGGCCCTGGAATTGGTTCGTCAGCGCCGACAAGACGGCTGCTGCGGAGGCTGCCACTCGTGAACTTCCTACTGTGCGTTCTGCTGGCGGCCCTGACGCCCAATCAGGTACTTGTCCAGACCGGCCGCGACCTGGGCGTCCTCAGCATCCGCGCCGGGCAACCCCATCCCGTACTTCAACGCGAGGCCGAAAACCACGCTGCCTATCAGGCTCGGGTCCAGGTTCAAGGCCATCAAGCCTGGGACCAACGCTACGCCCGCATCGCGCGGCAGATGCCGGATTGCGACACGTTCAAGGAAGTCGCCAACGAAAGCTGGCCTGGTCAAGACGTGAACGCTGCGGCCAGAGAAATGTATCGCTCTTGGAAGCTCTCCTCGGGTCATTGGGCGGCCGTGAATGGTCCCTGCACCTATTACGGGTACGCAATGGTGCGCGGCAGCAACGGCGTCTGGTATGCCTGCGGCATCTTCGCCAATCGGAGGGCAAGGTAACCCGCGCCAGTTCGTACTCGGGATTCGTCCCCGTTTTGCGTTGTCCCCTATAGAGGAATCCCATGAACAAGACCGCCAAAGCAACCGTGGAATTGACCAAGAACGACGAGGGCACCTGGCTGAACGTCGAGATCGCCGGCCGGAAGGCGACGGTCGCGCTGAACAACAGCAACCAGGGGCCGTTGGTCAGAGACATCCTCGTCGAATGGGCCGAGAGCCATTTCCGTCCCACGGGCATCGCCAAGAAGACCGTCGTGCTCTTGTGCGAGTGCCTGTTGGCCGGAATCGTAACCCTCACGCTACTGGGCATCCTCGGCGGTGCGGTGTACCTCTGCTACGCCCACGCGGGCTCGATGGCCGAAGGGTTCGGACTGGCCATCGGCGCAGGGCTATTGGGTGGGGTGGTCCGCTACTTCAAGACCACCCGCCGGGTGCTTAACCGACTGAGCGGAGGCAAGCTGTTTCAGTAGGAACCATCATGGCCGCCACGCAAGAAACCCTCACCCAAGCGAAGATCGCCGACGCGGCCGAACACGACCGCCACCGTAACACCGGCGTCGGCTACCACCTGCGGCACACCGTCAGCGGCCGATGGTATTGTGGGAAGGGCCGGTACGCCGACAACCGCCGCGTGACTTTCGCCGGCCGCCGCGAGGCGCGGCGGGCCGTGGGAGGCTACTTCCGCAGGACCGAGAGCGCCTTCCTGGAAATGGTGCCGTTTCGCATGGTCAGCCCCGCCCAGGGCTACGAGGCTGAAGCCGCTCGACTGTTGGCCGTGGGGCCGGAACCCCTTGTCCAGCGCGCAAGAGCCGCAATTCCGAAAGGTGAACCGCTGAAATGACCGGTCTGAACTTGCTTAACCGTGCCGTCACTGCTGCCGCCTTGGTTGTCTTGGCGATTGCCCTGGGCGCGTGGCTGATCCGTTCCCCCCTTACCGCCGTGCCGGCCGCTACCCCGGACGCCGGGCCGGCTCCCGTGAAACCCCATTCGGCCAAGCCCTCGGGCCTCCAGCCAACTTTGGCACCTCTTCCGCTTGGCCCCGCCGTTTCGACGGTCCCGCCCCCGACGGTCACGACCGAGGTGGAAATCGAAGCGGAGATCGCCCCTTTGCCGATCCCGCCCACTCCGGTCGTGGCCGACTCGCCTCCGATGGCTCCGGCCTCGCCGCCGGAAAAGCCGGCCGTCAAGCCGGCTGAGACGCCGCGCTCCAACTGTCAGTATTACTATCGCCGTGGCTTGTTTCGGAGACGCTAAGGATGCCCACATCACGCCAGAGAATGGTCCGGCTCTTGGAACGACTTGTCGAAGGCCAAGAGCAGCAAAACCACCTCTTGAAGTACATCGCCGATACACTGGCCGCCGAGCGCTCGCAACGGATGGCCTCGCTCGACTCGTGGAAGAAGGCAAATCCATTGCTTTCGGCCGCCTGCCGGGAAGCGGGAGAGACTTGGACGAAGATGCAGAACGCCGCCTTGGCCGATTTTTCTGAAGAGGTGGTCAGCCAATCCGAACAGCTAGTGGAGAGCGAGTTCGCCCGGCGGGAAATACTCGACCGCTACGGCCACCCTCTGCAATTCCTCAACAACGTGGGGATGATTCTCCAGCAACTCGGTAGTCCGGCCGGTCAACCCAATACTGCCGCCAAGCAGAGCCGATGAACGCCGAGATCAAGGCCCTGTTCGCCGACTATCTTCTCGACGCCAAAGACCCGGTGGCCGCCGCCGTGCTGACGTTGGCGGACATGCTCAGCCGTCCGACACCGGAACCGATCATCATCGAACCCGACGACAAGGGAACGCTCAGCGTGAAAGAGGCGGCTGAGAAACTGCATACAAGCAGCAAGAAGGTCTACCGGATGTGCCTAGCCGGCAAATTGCGCTGCGTGCGGGTCGGCGGACGGGTCCGCATCCCCATCGAAGAGATCGAGCGCCATCTATGAACGCCGCCCTCAACGCCCTCTACGCCGAGTACCTGAAGCACACCGACGGCGACAAGGCCGCCGCTGCCAGCCTGGCGCTGGCCGCCGTGCTGATGGAGAACGGCGGCCCGGCCCCGCCGCCCGAGGCCGCCCTAACTGTGGCGGAAGCCGCCAAACGCCTCAACGTGGCCCCGAATACCGTCTATGATCTGGTGGAGCGGGGCGAGCTAACCCATCATCGCATCGGCCGGACGATTCGCATCTTGTCGGCCGACATCGACGCCTACCAACGTCACGGGGCCGGGGCCGCCCGGCCCCGACCCACGGCGGGAAAATACGGCCCGTTTGATCTCTAGCCGCCGGCCGCTAGGAGCTACCGGTTCTCGGTTGAGACCCGCAGGGGATCGTGGACGTTGGTTCGCGGTTGCCTGCGGCATTGAGCGGCTGAATCAGTTGGGCAAGTCCGGGTATGCCGTAAACATTTCGTAGGAATACTGGCGGTAGAACTTCAAGTAGCGGTAGAGCATACCGACCGAGCCGATGAGCGACACGGCGACTAATGCCCAGCAACCGTGTGCCGCTAAAAGTAGCGTCGTCAGGAGGAGCGCGAACGAGATGTTCCGGCAGAAGCCATAAAGATGAAAGAAAGACTGGACATTGCCCCATGTAACCTGATCTCTCTTCGTGAGCGTCCGAACGTGGTGGAACAGCGCCTCGCCCTCAAGTGGCTTGCCCTCCACGGTCGCGCGATCGCTAATCCGCTCCTGAACCCGCTTGGGCAACGGCACGAAGTAGCCCCGAAAGACGGTCGGCAGCCAGTGCTGAAGCCGCTTGCGGAGCCATCCCTTGGTCTCCGGTGCAACTCCGAATAGATTGGTGTTTGGCCGGCCGAGCAAACTCCCCACGAGACGTTCTTCCAGAACCCACGACGAGAGATTCGCGTTGATATGACCGACGATGTAGGCCGCCACAATCCAGAAAGCCATGTGTGCCACGGGCGGCTTGTCCCGCATCAGCCAGTTCGCGTCTAGGCAATAGTCAAGGGCCACGCAAAGCAGAAACCCGCTTGCCAAGTAGCCGAAGAAGTCGTAGATGGAGAAGGGAATCTTCATTGGACGATCACCATGCGCGGTATGCCGGAAAAGCTGAAGCCTTGGGCCGTAAATCCGCAT